ATGAGAAAGTAATCCATTCACAACTATTTTCTTTTCAATCTTTTTGTCTTTTGGTTTATGGCTATCTCTTATTAGAAATGGTTCTATTTCTTTATGACAACAATTACATAGTTTAGATGTTCTAAACTCGTTTATCATATATGTTTTATAACCTGCGTTTCTAAACAGTCTTCTAAATCTTTTACAAATGACAGGTTCTAAACCTTTCATATGTTGATTACCTTTATCAAAATCTCCCATAATACATAATGTATTATCAGGGATTCCAAACTTTTTATTAAAGTTCTTTATCATTTTACTTTCACTTTTCTGTGTGTTTATATAAATGTTTAATTTTAGCTTTCGAAACAATTTATTCTCATAATGTGAATATAATAAATAGTTTAATTTATTTTTTTGTGTTATATAATCTTTGAAACTATCATAGTTGCAGGTTTTCTTATTGTAATGACTTAAAAATGTTTCCAACTCTTTGACACTATGTCCTTGAATGGTAGTTTGTTTATTGAACTGGTCTAACATTTTATTATACTTCTTTATTCTTGTATCAAGTCTTCTTTGATTTTGAGTATATCTAAACGTTTGCAATTTACCATTTTCATCTCTGCTTCCACAATAAATTAAATCACTATAATTAGGGTCAATACATACAACCTTTTTATTACGTATTTCATCTGTAATGATTTCATATTCTATATATTTAATATTTTCTTCTGGTTTTGTTTGACAAGGATTATATTTCAAAGGTTTGTTATTATTGTCTAAACGAATAAACAAAATACTTACAGCAACAGCATCCGTCTTAATCATATAGTTAAAAATATAATGCTTCTTTTTGAATATTTTATCTTTCAAATTGAAGAACCTATCCCATAATTTATGCTGATTATCATTTTGCTTATAATTCTTGTAATAAGGAGTTGTACTTTCATCACCAAGAAAGTTAGAAATTAGACCACAAGTATCAATACATATATGTTTAGGAACAATATTACTTCGTAATGGTAAAACATTAAATAATCTAATATTTTCATCATTTAAATTTTCAAGTTGTTTATTCATATAAATATATCCTTTCAAATAATCTTGAGTATTAGAACATAAATCATAATGAATACTATCTTTATCAAAAGTCTTTTTATCAGGTAATACATATTTTCTTTGCTCTTTAATCCATTCATGGTATTTACTATCAGATTTGAAGTCGTTTGATAATGATAACAAGTCATATTTTATTTTATCAAGTTCATCAGTAATTGCCTTATATTTTTCATCTCTAATAGACTTATCTTTTAGTTTTTTTATTTCATCTTTTTGTTGTTGTAGGTTAAAAGTGATATTCACAAACTTACGAAGATGTGTAATAAAATGTTCTTTGATATTAGTATTTATATTGGTTTCTATGTCAATTGCTTCATATGCTAATATGTATGATAGTTTATCATAGTATATAACTTCATTGTCATATAGTAATTGTTTATAATGCTCTTCATAGAATATTTTCATTCTTTTCATTTCATCATTGTATCTATCTTCTGACAAACTACCCCTTTTATCATTACGCTTTGTGATTATAATGAAAACATTACTAATGAACTTTTTATCAATTGTCGGTAGTTGTATATTATTATCAAATAGATGAATGCAATATAGTTTTATAAATTGACAAGTATGTATGACAATTTTATTTGTTCTAATTACAAGGTCTTGTATGATTGGTAATATACTATCATCCTTAAGAACATTCAATAAATTAGTTTTGATGGTTTTCATATAATCAAATGTTTCAGTCTCTTGTATAGGTACATCTTTCTTCCTTTTCTTTTTAGACATATCTTCCTATAATATGTATATAAAATAATCTTTATATGTTTTTACGCATAAACATAAAAATTGATATAAGTTATATACAACTTATAATATAACAATAGTGTAATATATGACAACAAAGGTCAAATATAATAGGGAATTATTAGAACAGATATGTGAAAGAGATAAGTGCATAGTAGATTTTGAGAAGATTGAGAAATACAATAGAGATATAAGAATAGAGTTTGTATGCTATTGTGGTAATACACACAATAAAACATTTAGAATGTTATCAAGGAATAATGGAGGATATTGTGCGATGTGTTCTATACAAAAAAGCATATCAAAAATAAAACAAACCTGTATATATAGATATGGTGTAGAAAATCCTGCACAAAGTAAAGAGATAAAAGATAAAATAAAACAAGTTAATTTGGAAAGATATGGTTATGAAAGTCATAATCAAAGTAATAATATTAAAGAAAAAAAGAAACAATCTATTATACAAAAATATGGTGTAATTCACCAAATGTATATACCAGAGGTAAAATCAAAAATAAAACAAACATGTTTAGATAGATATGGTGTAGAACATAATTCACAATCCCAACAAATTAAAGAGAAAAAAATACATTCTTGTTTATTTAATTATGGTGTAAGTTATCCTCAACAATCACAAATTATCCTGAAAAAATCAATAAAGACTTGTAAGGAAAGATATGGTGTTGAACGTCCAGCACAAAATGCTGAAATATCAGAAAAACAATTTAAGAACTCCTTTAAGTTAAAACCTTTCAAATTTCCTTGCAATAATACTATACAAGTACAAGGATATGAACCTTTGCTATTAGATATGCTTGTAAAAGAAGGTTATACATTTGATGATATTATAACTAAAAGAACTGAAGTGCCTGATATATGGTATAATAAAAATGATAAAAAATGTAGATACTATTGTGATGTATATATTCCTAAAACAAATACAATTTATGAAGTAAAATCAACATGGACTTATAAGAAGGATATTGAAGATATTCCTTTGAAAAAACAAGCGTGTATTGATGCTGGATATAATTTTGAATTATATGTATTTGATAAAAAAGGTGTTAGACAATACTTTGACTAACTTGTTGTGTCTTCTTTGCCTTTTGATTTAGGTAAGCATTATGACTCCATTCTTTCACCTTTTCAGGATTTTCTAATTTCATTCGTTGAGTATATTCCTTTGCCTTCTCTTTTATAGTATCCTTATTTTTTTCATAATATTTTTTATGTCTATGATTATTAGTATACGTTTTTAGTCTTTCCTCTAATTCTTCTATTGTTTTTTTGAGTGTAGCATTTTCTTCTACAACCTTATGATATTCATTAATGTCTATTTTATCAGTCATTATGATACTTTATCATACTATTATATAGTACATAACTTTAAATATTTTTATGCCTAAACATAAGAGTAAAGACTATAAACTATCGGCAGTAAAATACTATTTAGAAGATAAAGATACACAAATAAATACTTGTAATATATTCAAATGTTCTCCAAGAAGTCTTATGAGATGGGTAAGAAAATATAAATTAGAACATTCAATAAAAAGACATAATAGATATCCTGTTGCTTACAAAGTAAAGAAGACACATATCAAATATATATTAGGTGAAATCAAAAACAATAAAACTATTACAATGCAAGAGTTATTGACAAACATAAAAAACAAATTCAAAGATATAAATATTAGTATGATGCATCTCCATAGAATAATAAGACAAAATCATATTACTCTAAAGACAAGAAGGTTATGAAGAATATGAAAGAATATGAAGAAAGAATATGAATATGATAATATAATAATAAGAATATGAAAGAATATGAAGAAAAAGATAATAAGAAAAAATAAGAACTATAAGAATTAATAGTCGGCGTTTTAAATGTTAAAAGGTGTAAATGTTAAAAGGTGTAAAATGCCAAAAATATATCTGGCATTTTTATTTACATTATTTTTATGACTATTTTACAACACTTTAACACTACGCATGGTTTCGGCAATCTCTGCAATGAATTCGATGTTTTCATCGTCTAGTTCACAGTATTCTACATCTAATTCGATGATTTCGAATGGATCGTTAGGAAAATTTATCAGTGTGTATTTATGGCTGTTACGCCTTGCAATGTGATCGCCGTATAGAGTATATGGACCGTTAGGTGTTGCCTCAATAATTGAGGTGGACTTGACGTATTCGTATATATCAGATACATCATTTGGAATCTCATCCCAGCGGAAGAGAAAGTTTTTCTCATCAAACTCGTTAATCTGAATACACATATGCAAGTAATACTGGTCGCCAATCTTTTTGAGGACATCGAATACTATCATATCGGTAATACAGTACACTGCTCCTGCGATATGGACGCGCAAGAATTCGGATTTGAGTTGTTCGCTCATTGTTACCATTTTCTGGTAAATGTCGCTTGTTGTTGTTCTTCGTTCGCTTGTTGTTGGCCTGTTGTTTGGCGAAAGAATATTTAATGACTCTTATTTCATTTTTTTTGTATTTTCAAAAAAATTCATACAAATGTATAGCTTAATAATATATATATAAATATGCTAAATAAAAATACAGTTATAATTTCCTCAAATGGTATCAAATATGTATCTGGCGGATAATAAATTGTACCATATATAGCTAATAACAATGCAGTTGGCAATATTTTTTCATTAAATATGCTCTCCATACCATAAATGAAATATATGAAAATGAAAATTCCGACATGACAAAATATATCAACTAAGAGTTTTTCATACACATTGGGTTCATATGTAGTATCACAATCCTTCAATACAAATTTGCCAGGATTAATATATGAAAAATATAAGCCGTTTGTCATAACTATAAATGTCAAAAATGGCAAACATACTACCTTATGAGTAGTTTTATGGAATAATACAAGAATCAATACCCAAGCAGTGAAAAAATCAAAAATATTTAACATCTCGTGTTCTTACTAGTAGTCTACAAAAGTTTGATGTGTATACATCCAAATGAATAAGATATATATTGATAATATGCTTATTAATACATATACATACATAGTATTATTATAAGACATATACATCAGATGTGATATAAAGAAAAATACAATTGTCAAAAACACAAAATATGAATAAATAAAATTTGCTTGATATTTTAACTTATTCACAATATCTTCAGTTTTTGTATCATCAGTTAATACATCTTTGTTATCTAAATAAAATTTGATATACTCATTATCAGGGACTTCTATATTAATATCATATTTGTTAAAAATATCTGATATCAGACTGTCAAGTATAGAATACTTGTCTGTATTGGCTACATAATTTTTAATGTCTTTTATAATATTCTTTAGATCAGTATAGCTTTCAAGTTCTTTTTGTTTTTTATCAAACATATCAACGATATTTTTTTTTAAAGTTATAGCAGATATTGGTTCTTTATTATTATTTGCCTCTTTAATAAATTGAATGGGTGATTTGTCACCATTTTTATCATTATCATAAAATTTATTGAGTCTATCATAAAACTCTATTATTATTTTTTTCTGATCATCTTCTGATGGAGCATCTTTTTTAAGCTCAGATAAGAAATAATAGTTGTCTGTATTTGGTAGTCTTGCATAAACATTATCAAAATATTTTAGATAATAAGGAGATGTTTTGTCAAAGACTATATATTTCAAAAAATCTAATTTCTTATATGCATCTTGTTTGATACTGACAACTTTAGACGATTGTGAAATATTTTCATAAGACGCAATATTACGTTCAAGTATATCATCAAATGTCAATTCTGCATCATTTAGTTTATCATATGCATATTGTAATTTTTCATCTTTCAAATTGCTTATTATCATTATAGCACTTAATATTTTATAAACAGCATAGTATTTGAATATATCACTATCTTCCAAATAAATATAGTTATAGATATCATCATATGATTTCATAAATAGACTATTAATGACCATAATTATAATGAAAAATATCATAAATATAACTAAAGCTATGCCGAATGCAACTATAGGATAAAATATTAGAGCTATTATTAGCATTATCAAAATCAAAACAAAATAAGTTACAAATACACTGTAAATTGTTATATTATTTTGACGTAGTTTTTCAAAAGTTTTATCATTGCCGTAAAAAAATTGTGACAGACTATAGCGCAGAGATTCTACTTCAAATTTAGTCCATCTGTAATTTTTACATAAATTATCCTTTGTTATCATATAATCAAGTTGCCATTTCAAATTCAATAACTCATAAAATTGTGTCAAGATAATATTCACTGAAATTAGAGAAGCTACTTGAAATTTACTAGACAACTCTAATAGTGTTTGCAGAACCATAATACTATTATTCTAGTAGACATTTTATATTTGTTATTTACTGTTTACTTATCTACTTGTCTACTTCTTTTGTCATATCATTTGTAGAAGTATTCTCAGATTCCATATAATTTGGTCTGGGTGCAGTGTTTGCAGGTGAGACTATTGGTTCCCATCCATCAACCTTGGCTTCGGTTTTATTAGGAGCATCTGGGGCACTTGGAACCACAACTGCTGTCGCTATTCCAAGACCACTACTAATACCATTTGTGATATTGCCAGCTAATTCTTGCATTGGTTTATTGAAAGTTCCATTTGACATTTTATAAACAACTCGCATATAAATAAACAGAGCAATTATAGTTATCACGAAAAATATCACAATATACCAAATAAACAGATGGAGCTTATTTTGAAATGTAAATGCAGTAAGCTCTTTGTTCAGATTATTGAAAAATCTCATAACATTCTCTCTTACTTTTCGAATATTTGCATCTTTTTCTATACCAGTATAGAAATCATAATTTATAAGTTCATCACCAATGGCCCCAACATTGTTCTTTTCAAGTAGCAAAGATACAAATGATAAATTGCTTGTGTCATCGGCATTTATTTCCATTTCTGCTGATGGTATATATGGTTCCTTGAAAAAATAGTAATTGACAAGTTGCAAGGCCCTTGGATTAGTATCAGGAATGTTATCATATAAGTGTGAATATAGGATTATCATTATAATCTTTTGCTGAGCTTTAGCATAATCTTTTTGCTTATAATCGTTCATAACATATTTTCGAAAGTCACTAAGATATGCTGTGCCTTTAGTTTTCGTAATAAGATTATCAAACAACTCTGCATTAAATTTATTATCAGGAGTATTGAGCTGGCGTTTAATTGTTTTATCTATAGAAGCTATTTTCTTTTTAATGTTCATTACCTCAGGTTTGACTAAATTATTCATATACAAAGTATGAAATACACCAAGTACAATTGCAAATATAAGACCTGCAAACATTGCTATTGAAATATATTCAGCAAATGATTTCCCAGACATTGATCCATCTATTAGGAAATTTGGATATAGTGCAGGTACTAATACAGTATATGTAAAATATAAAATAATACAAAGCATACAAATAAATACTAAAAATACATAAATCATTATGATTAAAGACACAAGAGATGCAGATGTATTAATCATAAATAATGGTTCTTGTGATGAAAACCCACTCAAAAAATCTGCATATTGAATGATCTTATATTTTAATGTATCTTTTATGATAGTATCCTCTCTCGAACTGACTGTTTCATAAATAACATATATAATCAATATAAGTACATTTACTGTTGCCATCAAGCTAATAGCAAGCACCACGAAGAATATCAAAATCATTGATACATTAAATGATACAGAAAATATGTTATTTATGATTTCATTAATTTTGAAAGGTTGTATTTGTTCATCTGTATTGATTGATGGTACATTTCCTCCAATTCTTCTCTGACGATGATGTCGTTTGGTCATATCTTTACTCTATTTAGACATAAAAAAACTAATTAAATTATGGGGCTAATTGCATTGTATTGGCGGCGTAGTTGCATCAAGTATTTTATCAAGGGCCAATATAGCATAATCAGCCACGCAATTGAAATAACTAATAATATCGGACCAATTACAAGCTTAGAAATAGTGACATCAGATGTCTTGTTTTTCATTTCATTTATGATGCCATTGATTTGATTACCAATTTTTATGCATTCATCTATCATTTTCATCTTATCATTTAATTGTGGTTTTTGTAGAATATCTATCTTAAAAACATCTGCATCAATTAGCTGGTTGTTCTGGATATTGATAGATTTTATTAAGTTGTCGTAATTATCAAAAAATGTGTTGTAACTATCAATTTTATAATCATTATCTTGGATTTTTTTAAATATAGCATAAGTAATAGCTGCTGATTTTGCTCTTGTTTGCAACTCTTCTAATTTGATAGGATTAGTGGGATTATTGTATGCTGATATTTGTTCATTGATATATGCTACCAATTTCGGATATACATCTTCGGCAGATTGTATACTTTTAGCATAATCGAGATTCATATATTGATTGACTTGTGAGTAAAGAATATCGCGATATTGCCCTCCTGTTTTCATATTAAAGACTGTTAACTCAATAATGAAGATTATGAAGAATACAAGGAGGAATACAGCATTTATTATTGCATTTTTTCTAAAACTTTGTTTAATTCCACAGTCAGTGGGCATTTTCCTAAACAAATAGAAGCACCAACCGAAGCATATTATAGAAAGTATGATGAAACTGAAAATAGTAAGAATGTAATCACTTACATAAATGGAGCCTAGTTTCTTGGCTTTAATCAGCTCCTGATATGCTAGAGTTTCTGCATAAAATTTAGATGTTTTGAGTCTGCTGAAATTTACATAGACGTCAATAAAATACACTAAGGCTAATATAAATATTGCAACTGGGAACACATATAGCCCTAAGATGTATATGAAGATATTTATATATATGCCAACAATACCAAATGTTGATAGTTGTTTTCCCATACTCATGAGGTTTGAGATGTTTGACATTGCTGATTGTTTTTTGTCTACTGTGCATGATGTAATTTCCTGCATTAATGATGACGAAGCGTGTGAACCTAATTCAGCGACTTCACTAATCTTGGAAAATAAGGCATTATTTCCTCCTTTAGATGTTCTCTTATGTCGGAGCATATCTATTATTATTTGGTAAATAAAAATTGATGATTAATTAATTCATATTTATCATTAATTAAATATAATTTAAATTTTAAATCAAGAGTAGGGTCAAGATTTGGTGCAGTATTTGTGTTGAAATTATGGAGGTATTCAGAATTATCATTATTAACTATCATTCCTAGGAAATATTTATTTATATTATTATCTGTAAAATTTGATATTTTTTTATTATTCGTATAATCTAAAACCACGGTATTAGTGTACAATATTTTAACATTTTTATCATCATCAACATAAACTGGAATAAAATCTATAACTTTAATATTCTTAATATTCTTAATATTATTATAATTATTATTATTATAGTAAAAATTATCAATAATTTCAGTATAATCATTTAAATTAATTATTACTCCATTTTCCTTTAAATATAATCGTTCAATTGATGCAACATTATCATAGTGATCATTATTTAAAATTATATAATTTATTAAATAATTATTGTGCTTTACACAAACCGGAATATGAAAGATAAATGGATATATATTATACTTATCTGCAAACATTAAAGACAATAATTTATAATCAGCTGTGCGAAGCTGTAATATTATATTGTATATAATATTTATTAATTTTTTAAGTTCTATTGATGTTATTAACTTATTATATTTGTCCTCAGGTAAATCACCTTTAAAAAAAAATGGGGTAGGTATTATATTAATGTCTAAGTTTTTTAATAGTGCTTCACTTTTAACATCATGTGGCCATTCAGCAAATATATTTCGTCTAAACCATACATCGAAATTTGTATTAAAATGGTCTATGTATGCATTAGGATCATTTTTTTGTATAGTAGTTTGATACGCACTATAAAAAGATAATATTATCCATAAATATATTATAAATTTTTTTATATTACTAATATCGTCTGTAGATATTAATGTTCCTTTGTATATTTTTTGCATATAATATTTGTTAATGTATCTTAATATTCTAAATGCTAATTTCTCTATGAATTTATCTAAAAAATGTTGTAGGTCAGGATTCTTATCTATGTGGTCCCTATAAGTCTCTAAAGGCATTTCTGGTTGCGCTACATTCATTACTACTGGTCGTGGTACTCCATATAATACGGGTGGTTGTGGTTGTGGTTGTGGTTGTGGTGCTCCATATGATACTTGTGGTTGTGGTGCTCCATATGATACTTGTGGTTGTGGTGCTCCATATGATACTTGTGGTTGTGGTGGTGCTCCAGATATAGCTCTTGCATTACTAAATGTTCCTCGTGGCACATTATATTCGCCATAAGGATTACTCATACTACTCAATTCTACAAATACAATGTAAAATATTTTTAAAGATTTTCAATATTATTCAATTTATACTGATTAGAGTAAATTTATATAAATATTCTTAGGGTAATCTTTGATACATTAATTGTGGATATGGATATGCTTGCACTGGTTGATATGCTTGTGCTGGTGCAAATTGAAGTATTTGTTGATTGGGATTCACAACTTGTATTGGTACATGTGGCACTCGGTTAAGCAATGCAGGTGCGGGTGGTGATGGCGGCCGATTTGCTTGTGCTTGATGTTGTTGATTTCTTTGTGGTGATACTGGTCGATTTGCATGTAGCACTTGTGCTGGTATGTTTTGTAGATTTACATGTGCTGGTCTATATTCTAATAATAACTAATATAAAGAATATAATTCACATTTTTGTAATTAAACAATTAAAAATGATATTGAAGAAATTTATAATTAATCTGTTTATAAATATAAAAAACCAATTATTCAACATTATTGATGATGAAATGTCATCCCGATATACAACCTGTTTTACTGAAATTATCAAGGTCCTCAAGAGTACATTATCACAAATTGAAAACATCTATTATAGGCATATCCTATTCCCTAAATTACAAGAATATTATGTAGCAAGAACTACATATTAGGGTCATACAGCAGATTATACAATCCCTGTTCTTCTAAGCCATATACAACTACTCTTTTCAATACCTTATTTATCTTATCAATCATTTTTCTCTCATCAGTACATTTTTTGAATGTATTGGTCCGTGACAAACGCATATACCAGTTACATTTCCCTCGTTTTACATATTGTTTCACTAACTCACAATCCTCTTCTGTCAATCTATCAGTCTCAACAATCGTCTCGTTCTTATCAGCTACAGGATTTACAGATACATCTATGACTATACCAGCTGATGTCTTTTTATACCCCCTGATATCAATTTCACCACTATGTTCCTTTTTATGGCATTCTTTACATAAAGGTACAAGATTATGTTTGATATTTTTATGAAAATCTCTGAAATTTCCATCAGCATCAGATTCACATTGGTACTGAATATGATGAGTATCTTCTGCGACACCACCACAAATATTGCATTTGTTCATATAAATATCTTTGTGATACCTCGAATGTTCTGGGTTCACAATTATACTATCATATCCTTCAATCTGTTTCCTCACACCTTCTGCTATTTTCATAAAATCTACTGGCATATCCAGAGATTTACAAACCTCTATTCCATATGTAGATGAACCCTGACCTTCTCGTAATTTGCGTTCATATACTATACGATTATTCTCATCAATGGTAATATGTATATGTTTCACAGCAATCCTAGAATCCAAGTACATTTTGACAATATCTAGTCCAGTAAGTTGATGCAAATGAGTGGCAAAAATAAAAGATGCCTTCTTCTTCACCAATGTATCCAATCCTGCTGCTACAATTGCTAATGCAGATGTAGCCTCCGTTCCGCTACATATCTCGTCACCTAGAACTAGACTGTATTTATCACAACGTTGTAAGATATTCCTAAGTTCTGTCATTTCTACTGTAAAACTGCTCATACCCTTATAGATATTATCCATTCCTGAAATGCGCGTAAAAATATGTCTGTATGGATGATATTGCATCTTGCTTGCAGGAACATACATCCCTGCTTGTGCCATTATGATACAGAGTCCCACTGATTTCATAAGACTACTTTTGCCTGCAGCGTTAATACCATACAGCAACATCCCATCATTCCCTGACCCTGACAACTGAATATCATTACCTACATAAGGAATATTATCATCAATACGCTCGATAATAGGGTGTCTCAAATTTTCAACATTAATGAAAGAATATTTACTATCAGTACCCTCGGCAATAAGAGGTCTATAATATCTGTATTCAAATGCATTTCTGGCATTACAACAATTAATATCAATATCAACAATAGCCCTAATTAATTTATTCAAGGTATTTGCATATTTGCTCAAGAAATCTTTGATGAACTTGTGATAGTACTCAGTAACTAACTTAGATATCATACTTTGTTTATCATCCATCACCCCAGAAGCAACCAAGATTTCTTGATTATATATCTTCAAATTACTATTTGCAGTAGTTCCTGCATTTTTAACAGTGAAATGCTTGAAATATTCTGCATTTTTACTCTTAGCAGTCTCATATCGTTTTTTAGTAATAAGTAAATAATGTCCATCCTTATCAGAATATTCAATTTTGCAATCAACATCCAATTTATTTATATCATTACACGTTCTTACAATCCTATCATAAGCATTCTCAAATTCTTCAGTATATGCATCAATTTCAGTATACACACCTTTTAAAAATATGTTACCTTTAATGTCACCAATATTGTATTTAGTTGCTTCATTTAAATCAATAATATTACTATAATAATCAATCATCTCCTTGTATTCCAACAAATCAGCATCAGATACCACAAGGTATTTTTCAAGAATCTCTACAGCATTTTCAAGAGATGTATTAAATCCACACCAATCTTGAGGATTATATTTCCCAATCATTATTTTCCGTTTAATTCTTTCTAAATCCAGAATACGTGCAAGATGTTTGTTAACCAATTTAAATTTGCAATCTTGCAATAAGAACTCAATTGCATCATATCTTTTATTCAATACATCTTTGTCCACCATTGGTTTCAATAATCTTTCGCGAAAGACTCGTGATCCAAACGCAGTCTGGCATCTGTTTAAAATATCTATCAGTGGTTTATCGTGTGGATATAGTCCAAGTACATTTAATTGAACAGCACTATTATATTCAATGGTCAAATGCACATCATCATTGATGATTTCAGGTACATTTAGCTGTTGAATAATATCAACATTATGTTCATAAGCAAATTGTAACAGACAACAAAGTGCTATTCTGCCACTTGAATACTTTTCTAAATTAAGACTTTCAATAATGTTCAACATAGACACTCGTTTTTTTTCTGCAAAAGCTCTTTCTAGAATAGCAGTTTGAAATGACAATTTTTGCATAGATTTCATATAATCAAAAGTATCCCATTTATAATGTACTAATAAATTGCCACTTGTTAAATTGAGATTATTCAATAAATATGTCTTCAAATCATTGTCATAATTTTTATCAGACAAGATAACCACTTCACATGGGTTATATGTTGCCATCATTCGGAAGACTTCATCATTTGCAAATTCGGGGTCACTTTTATTAGCGCCAGCTTCATATGCAAAACAATTTCCTGTAGATAAATCAATGCCTGCTACTCCTGCAATAGGTAGATTTCCTACGAATTCATAATATATGACCATCATATAATTTGTTTTTTTGCTAGTAATATTGAGATTCATACCTGGGCTAAGAATATCTGTAATTTTTCTCTGAGGATTTGGAGGCTCAGTTACTTGTTCAATAAGTACAATGGTGTAATTATTATTCAATAGAATTCCCGTAAATTTTTGCAATGTATATAGAGGAAATCCGGCCATAAGTGGATTACTTATGGACACTTCTTTGATAGATTTATTCTTCCGCGAAATTTGAATATTACATATATCAGCAATACTGTATATATCTTCAGATGTATCATCAACTACAGAGTACATTTCATAGAAACTGCCTACTTGCATCAAAACAATACATTTATCCCCATACTTGGCCTTGTATGTTTTCATATAATCAAGATAATCATCTATAATCATTGCTGATGGCACCAGATTCAATATAAATATATAAGAAAATTTTAAGTACATTTTTTATTTTTATTAAAATATATATATAATATAAAAAGGTTTTGATAACACATATTCTAAAGCAGAAGCATTTTTAAGAGATCATCCTGAATTGAATTCGAAACATGTGGTTGAGAGACTAATAAGAACACATTTAGGTAAACTAGCAGTAACCCATTTCAGATATTATTTGCATAATTTACCAGAATAGAAGCTACTGATTTACAATTATTTTTTATACCTATAGTAGGGTACATATGGGCGATTTTTTGGACAATCTTCTAAAGGATTTTCAAAAGCAATGCAAAAATGTGGATGATTTCAATAAAGAAATCTTGAAAAATATAGACAATACAAATAAGGATCTCCTGCATAATCTGGGAAAGACCAATGATGAAATTATGCTCAATCTGGGAAAATTGATGAAGGAAATTGAGAAGCCTCTGGGAACTCTAATTCCACAAAATAGAGTACCAAAATCATACAATCCTTATAGTGATTGATGTTTCAATTTGGATTTATTACATGTAGCAACCAACTTCTTTCTAGAATCCGAAAATCTAGTTACTAGGGCTTTGCTATTTTTTTACTTGGCTAAGGAGTTCACAAATTCCTTGGTGAAGTAGGTGCCTACAGCCTGATCTGACTTGAGCTTGGAGATCTTGGAGAGATGGCCCAAAGCAGTCCAGACATCCAACTGCATCACAGCAGTCTTGTTGCTCTTCCAGAGCTCCTTAGATAGGGAGTTCTTGGCCATCTGCTGGAATGCAGTGAGGACGTGGGACTGGGTGCTGTCAGCTGCACCAAACTGTTTGGCATCACAGTAGCTTTCCAGAGTCTGGAACTCCGTGGTAGTGATGCGGGATCCAGCCTTGATCTTGGTGAGGATGGGGTTGAAATCCCTGAGCTCAGGAGTTTTGAGAGGCTTGACAACGCCCTCCAAGGTCTTCATAATATCCGTGAGAGCCTTCTTGATCTTCTCCATGTCATTCTCCAGAAGAGAAATGCGATCTTGGCCAGTTCCCATCGCGGCCATATTCGCGTGGCTTCGGATTCCTTGGGTTCGAATTTTTTGAAACGACTTTTTTATCGAATTTCAAAGAGGAAAATAGTGCCGTTTTTTCCCCACCAAATTTCGAACCAACTCTCCAAAAATGTTGAGGTATTTTTCCTTCCTCTTATCATATTCTCATAATGCAGATTTGCAGATGTGCAAATATGGTGACATTTTTTGACTTGTATCATTGCAGATCTAATGTTTGATTTGGATCTTCCTGAAAAAACTGTGGAAATTCTTCAAAAACAAGGGATTGGTATGAGAAACTTATTCAAAAACAGATTAAAGACTTCTATGATAATATAAAACATTATGATATTAATGATATAATTTGTATAGATGAGACAAGTATAAATGCTTTACAATCAAGAAACAAATGCTATAGTGAAAAGGGTAAAAGATGTATAATAAAAACACATTCACAAGAAGTCTTCAAGAAATATACTGCTATTTTTGCTATTTCAATAAAAGGTGTTATAGGATATACATTATATGAGAAAGGTGGGATAGATAGCATTAGATTGATGGAGTTTTTGGAAACATTTATTACGAATAAATACCAAAATAAGGTTATCATATTAGATAATGCAAGTTCTCATAGAAATGATGGTGTTAAGAAAACAATAATGAAAAGAAATAAACTATTATATTCAGTACCATATCAACACTATACTAATGCTATAGAAATGTTCTTTAGTATGCTGAAATCAAGATTACAAAAGAAGAAAGGTTTGATTTATAATGAACTGAATGAAAATATAAAAGAAATAATAAAGACTATACCAAAGTCGTATTATAAAAATATACTAAAAGGGACATATAATAGAATAGATTATATGAAGAAAAACATAATAAGAAAATACAAGATTTATAAGGACTAATAGTCGGCGTTTTAAATGTTAAAAGGTGTAAAATTTCAAAGGTCTAAAAAATAATGCAATCATACAAGCAAAAAACATATATGTACACAAAATAGTAGATATGTCAAACGATGTGACTGAAGACTTCAAACAAAATTTGCCACAATTATTAAGCAATGAGTACATTACACAAAAATTGATGCAATACCACAATCCAAAGGAAAAAGAAGAAGAAAAACATATGCAGGCAATCATTGATTTGTTGAATCATATTGCTACAGACAAGGAAAAAACAAATGATAAATTATTTATCATATCTGCTGCATATGATAAGGTCTATAAGAAATTCAATAACATATCATTGTGTATATTGATATTATCATCAATAGTAACTCTTATAGAAGCATTTAGATTAAGTATTATGGAATTTGTGAACAATAATACAAGTATAGTTGCTGAAACAGATATTATTTCATTTATAATGAATATAATTACATTATCGATTGGTACAGTCATAACAATATTGAGCAGTATTGTTAGGTTCAAAAATTACAGAGAAATATTAGAACAGCTCAAAGACAAACAAAATCTATTGATAGGATATCGTGAAAAATATAATAAAAAATATGAAAAAGTCCTCAACTTGTTAGCCTTTGACAATTTGTCAAAAGAAGATATTATATCTCTCAATGAAAAAATTGCTGAATATGATAATGATATCAAGACTATTAATGTGATGGAATATCTAAGAAATGAAGATATCATTAAATTCAATAAGTATAAGGCATATTTTGATTTACAGATACGTAAGATTGATATTGATAAAGAGGTGGCTATCCAAAGATATGAAACACAAGCTGGTATAACTCTTGATGATATTGCAAATAGAAAAAATAATGTGAACAAATATAATACAGTCAGAAAATTAAAAGAATACCTCTTGAATAAAATGTCAAATAAAAACGATGATACAAATATTATCTCTGATTAGCATATAAGAATTATTTATATCCCTCTTAATGAGAGAAACACAAACAGTAACATTTAATGTACCAAGCTAGTATAAGAGACAAAAAGAAACACAAAATTTTTAATCAGCAAAGGTCTGACAATTATGATATGAATGCAACATATGAGGAATATGCATATGTTAAAAAATTATTGGGAAATTGTAGAGTACATTTGATAACAAATAGTGGTACAGAGGGTATTGGTATTATCCGTGGTTCTTTGAGGAAATTCAGTAAACGTGTAATTATTGAAACTGGCGACATTGTTGTTGTATCAAAAAGAGATTATCAAAAAGACAAGGTTGATATTGTGCATAAATATAATTCAGACCAAGTTCAGACATTAATATCAGAGCAAAAAATATCAAATATATTATGCAATCTATATAATAACATTCACGTGTCAACAGATTCTGTTATTGGTAATGGGCCTGAAACTGATAATGATAACTATATAGATTTCGGTAATATATCAGATGATTATTCTGATGATGAATAAATTTATTTTTATCTTATATAAGAATACCTTATATTTAATAGTTACAAAGTATAAAGAAAATGTCACAAACATATCTCAATGATATATGGGCCATATATTTTCATGATCCATTGGATCATAATTGGGATATCAAGAGTTATAGATTTATAAGTACTATAAGCACTGTTGAAGAATTTCTGAAAATATTTGTAACTTTCAAAAGTTTATTTTACAAAGGTATGTTTTTCATTATGAGAGAGCATATTACGCCACGTTGGGAGGATGAACATAATAAACTAGGAGGCTGTTTTTCATTTAAACTGAATAAATATGTATTAGAAGAATATTTTTTTGATGTGTCGGCACAAGTTTTAGGTGAAGTATTAGGTAAAACAGACGAATTCAGTAGCAATATCAATGGTATATCTATTAGTCCAAAGAAAAATTACTATATTATTAGAATATGGATCAAGGATAATAAATATGCTTCAAAAAATAATTATAATATTGCCATACCTAAGTTTTCTACATTAATGTATAAAAATCATTCAGAAGAAAGTATATAAACAGATGTTTGCACTAATTATTCATCAGTTAGATGTCACTTATAATACATCAAAGATTAGAAGATGTTTATGATTTGGTATGTTCAAGGAAATTTTTGAAAAAAATATATTTATTAGATGATAATGCCAATTTCAAGAAATCAGATGATGGAAAGAAGATAACTTTTGAAAGAATGTATTCTTATAAAGATTTGAACAAATTAGAAGCAGTCGAGGTCCCAGATAATTTTGTAAGTATAATAGAAACCAATTTGCAAAATATTCAAATAAATATGCATACAGAACACGAGATTATTAAACATACAGATAAGTGTTTTATTGTGAAATATACATCTGTCCTTAAGAAACCAGAATATGTCGAAAAAATTTTGCGAAACACAAGAATTGTTCTCTATGTACAATTTAATACAAATATTAATGATAGTAATATGACAGTCATCCATTTCAACAAAAAATTAGTAAATACAGATGAAGAGGACGATGATACATGCATAATGAATGCAGATCATACAGATATAATTACAAATATTTATCAACAGGAAACATTAAATATAAATCCAAATATTATCAGCTTTTCAGAAACATTCTTGGGCAATAGTTTAGTACATGAGTTCATTCTGCCATTTATCAAAAGTATTTTTAATACATCTTTTGGTATACTACAAGATGTCTATACTTTGCGATTTATTAAATATGTATCAAAAAAAGGTATTGATATTTATAAGAAAAAAGGATGAAACAAAAAGATAATATATAAACTTATTTGTTCTTATTTTTTTTGTTATTTTGTACAGTCTTTGCAGTCTTTGCAGTCTTTGCAGTCTTTGCAGTCTTTGCAGTCTTTGCAGTCTTTGCAGTCTTTGCAGTCTTTGCGGTCTTTGCGGTCTTTGCAGTCTTTGCAGTCTTTGCGGTCTTTGCATGTTTAGGTTTGCCAGCTTTAAATGATGGTGGGGACCATTCATGTGGAGATACAGGTGATTCTTTCATTGGACTGAGAGGTCTGTAGGTGTCTTGATGGACATTAAATGTATGGTCTACAGTTGATCTAAATAAATTAAAATTATTAGGATGAAGCTTTATACTATTGATTAAAGCCTTTATTTTATCTATCAAAGGTTTTAAAGTATCTATAATTTGTTTTTTATCTGAATCTGGTATGATTTTATCAATATCATTAAAAGAAATTTCTTTGGCATTTTTATTTTTATGAGAAAATATTTTTTCATTTTCCATATCTAAAGTAAGATTCATATGTTGAATTTCGTTTACTAGGCCAATATTTAATATATATCTAACATATGTATCTATAAAAGCAATATATATTATATATATAATAAGTGATGTTAAGAAGTCAAATATATTGATATGATTATTTTGTAAAAATTGGTTTATATTATCCTGATAATTAAGAAGAGCATTTATTGAAGAATTATTAGATATTAGTGATGATAGATATATCATTATAATATCAAAATATTTGTAGATATCTAATATTTTATATATTATAAGAGCTTGACAATGAAATTGTATTTTATGTGTTTTATTAGTGTTTACTCCAATATAACCGAAGTCTTCAGTAATTATTTCTGGCAATGTCTCAAAAAATATATGATACATAGTTTGTATTAAATCCAAATATATTTGCTTTGAATGTTTTTTCATGTATGGTTTCAATAAATTACACCAACCGAAAAGAAAAATGAGACAAAACTATATAAAATAATTAAGTCAAGTTTCTTTTCAATCAGTATAAATGACAACATTAAAGTTGCTAACTACAATTTGACAGCTCAAGAGCGGTTTGTAGTTTTTGTATTGTTTGACCTCTTCTATAGTTTTCAGGTCTTTCATTATTTTTTATGTAGTATTCAAATATCTTCTGAATATTTTTACATCCATTCTTATCACGATTTATACATCCTAACCTGTTGTTTTCCATTTTATATGTTAGGATAGAATGTATCTTTCGTGTTTTATTCTTGTTGTCTGGTAAGTATAAATTACTACAAGCTTCTTCAGTCTTATAATTGAGACAAGATGTCCTATATTCATCTATATTATAAACCTTGAACCTTTCTTTTAGTTTGCGTTTTAATCCTATATTTGGTGTTGAAATAAAGTTTTTCATTTGCTTCTCAATACACCAATCGCCTATTATGATAATACTATCTTTACCATAAGCTTTTTCTATTTTGTTAAGCATATTGTCTTCTGTCCTCTTTTTATTGATAAAAGCATACCATTTATATTGTCTAAACTTCTTGACTTGATATAAGTTATATAAATCTTTATTTATACTTATCTTTTTCTCCATAAATGCTTTGTATTCATATAAATTGCAACTTTTGGAATTGTAAGAAGATAATTCATTTTCTTTTTCAGTAATACCTAAATGGTCCTTATACTTTTTAAGTTTATTTTGATATACCAATCTTTTAGTTTCTGATACTCGCTGTTTATTTGTATAGGAAAAGAACTTTCCATTATCATCCATCATAGTAAATAATGTTCTTTTTCCAGGGTCTATGAAAATATGTTTTCCTTCTAAATCAGTCTTATCAACTTCATCTATGTAAGGAAAGTCTATAATTTCTTCTTTAGAAGGTATTACATTATCATTGATCTTTGTAGCAGATTGATTCATCTTTATAGTATCTTTATTTTTAGCATTTTTTCTTGCTTGTTTCATTTTCTCTTTCTTCAACAACTCTCCTTCAATATAGTCTGTGTGTATGAACCTTAAAGCAGTAGCATAACCATCTGTTATAATTGTATTGTCAAACTGATAATTCTTTATTTTAGGGTTTATACTAAAATATTTGTCCCATAATATTTCTTTGTAGAGAAGAATATTATCAATATACTTTTTCTTATCTTTATCTACTAAAAGTTCAATAACTGCTTTAGTATCTATCTGAATGTGATTAGGAGTTATAGAAGATTGTAAAGGAAAGAATTGATACATTTTACCTCCTATTTTTTCCAACTCACAGTTCATAAATATCATATGTTTAATGTACTTTTGAGGATGACATTTAACATCATAATGATAAGATTTATCATATTGTTCTGGGACAATTTTATATCTATATTCTTTTAACCAATTATGATATTTTTCATCTGACTTTAACGTACCATTCAAAATGTCTGATTTGACAGAATGTAGTTCTTTAAATAACTGCTTCTTAAACTCCTTATCATTTAGATTATCTTTATTGATATGTTTGAAATATGAGTTTATAAACCTATTCACATAATCAAAGAAATGTAATTTGATATTATTCTCTATTGATGTAAGAATAGTAATAGCACAATAATTTAAAATAGATGACAAGTGCTTACCATCTTCTAATTCAAAATTATGCAATGCCTTAAACTCATTAAATAATAAAAGATTATTATTCTTTGGTTTTGGACCACTTGATGATAAAAGTAAAGACTTCATACACATTCTAATTGTATTTTCATCTATGATAGGTATATCAACATTTTGATGATACTTTTCAAGACACCATAGTCTTAATAATAAACTTGTTTTAGTTGTAATGTAATTAGTCCTATAAACAGCATCTTGAATAGTATTTTCAATATTGATAGCATTCTCATCTTTGTGTAGAATAGAATGTAAGGGAACTTTAATACACCTATATTTATCAGGTGCTTTCTTCATTATAATAGTTCTATATAATATGTGTATATTATTCTTATATACTTTTAAGGAACAAAATAAAAAAAATGATTAACGCATATACATAAATATTTATCACATAAGATGTTTTACACCCTTGAGGATTTACATCTTTTAACATTTAAAACGCCGACTATGTAGCGAAAAAAATAAAAGATAGTTAAAATTTGGTTATAACACATCGTGAAATGTCTATGAAGTCTTAACCACTACAACAAAATACTTCTGGTCTTTTTCCAGTGTTAAATATAGACTTTACTATTTTTAACATATTTTTAACATACTTGGCTTTTCTAATATCATTTTTTGTATTTTAGATTTTTACACACATACCTTGATAATATATATTTGAAGCTGTAACTAAACGACTTACCATTAGTTTCTTTCTGAGTTCCGATTCTATAATATATTTTTTAGAATAAATAACAAATTCAAAATTTTCAGTTGGTTTTTCTAAAAATGTTATTCTAATTTTGAAATCGTTATACATAGCAGCTGCAAAAACAAACTCTTTTAGAACTTGCGGTTCATATTGTTGTCCGCCTATATAATAAGTTATTTTAGCATTTTCATTTATGGGTCTTACCTCTATATTATCCATAATATCACAATCTCTTTTTGGTGTATATTCAAAATAATAATTATTATTTTCATCAGCTTGTAAGAAACCAGCTGAAAATAATAAAATGTTTTCTTTATTATGATATGTAACCATATCCAGATGTTTGTGTGTTTCTCTTTGTAAAATAAAAAATTTTAGAGCATCATGATAATTCTTTGCCATATCACTATGTATAATAGATGAATTTTTAATAAATTCATCATAGTTAATTGTAGTAGTCATCATATTTAATATTCTATAAATTCTTTAAGTATATATGAATCCATTATTATATTATCTTTAAGTATTATATAAATAAAAATTGATTTAAATTAATTATGGAAAATACATCATACTCTCATAAAAATGTATCACATTTTAGTAATTAATTCTTAGTCATATAAATATCCTAACTATCAATGTTGTCTCATTTTCTTATTGATTGGTGTAATATTTTTATGACAGACTTATATATATATTCTCTTGACATAAATTTATAATTTTGTCTTTTATAATCTTTTTTCCACATTTTATTATTTTTTAATGTTTCTTTTGTCCCACAGTCTCTTTCTATAAGATTTTTCATCAATCTAACAAATTTTTTATTATCTTCTGTAATATAACGAATAATTTCCTTATTTTTTGTTACCAAATCTTTTATATATAACTCATCTGTTAATAATCTAATACATTTTTGTTTAACAATTTTCATGTCATCAATTTTTATATAATAGTTATATTGCGAATGAACATTATAATATATTTTTTTATAATCTACAAACATCTGATTTAATCCAACTAAAACTAATGGTTTTTTTTGAGACAAAATATATGTGTCTAAAAAAGATTGATATAGTTTTGAATCAAATTTTTCCCAATTAAATTTATTACCATAATGTATTTTTATAAATTCATCTAATAAATCATCTAAATCTTTCACAATAATTTTACTTTTGAAATATTCTTTTAGTTTATTTCCTAATGTTGTTTTTCCCGAACCCATTGCACCGGAAATATGAATAATAATATTTTTCATAAATAAAAGATATATTTATTTATATTATCATTAGAAAATAAATTGATGATTTTAGAACAAAAGTTAGACTATATTATCAGTATTATTACAAAGTAAAGTATGTTCTTTCTGTTTATTCCTCCATTTCTCTTGTGCTCTTCTTCTATACTCCCTTAATTTCTCTGGATTTTCTTCCTTGAGTTTTTGTAAATATTTTGCTCCATTTTCCATAACTTGTTTTTTGTTAGTTTCATAATATTTCTTATGACTATTACTGAAAGTATATTTTTTTAAATGTTCTCTTAATTCTTCATTTTCTTTCTTCAGTCTTTCATTTTCTGCTATCAGTTCTGATATGTCTATATTAATAGTTTCCATAATGTTATATAATATATTCAATCAAGTTTTAAATGCTTTATTAGAGTAAGAAATGAAACAACATTCTGATGACTATAAACTTACAGCAGTCAAGTATTATTTAGAAAACAATAAACCTATGCGTTATGTTTGTAAAAAAATATTCAAATGTAAATATCAATCATTATCAAAATGGAAAATCATATTTCAAAAAGAAGGTAAAATTGAAAGAAAACCAAGAAATAATAAAGATCTGAAAATAACATCAGAAGTAGTATCATTTGTAAAACAAAATGTTAGACTACAACCTACTATTACATTATGGGAACTTTCAAAACTTGTAGATAAGCATTTCAACATAAAATTATCAGACCATTCTATATACAATATTTTACATCATAACAAAATAACAAGAAAGAGATTAAAGAATAAATACTATCCTGAAAAGAAAGAAGGACAAGAAAAAGATGATTTAAGTAACTTTTATAAGCAACTTTCTCATTACAAATATGACAAGACTATTTGTTTGGATGAAACATCTATATATCTAAATATGACTTCTTCTTATGGTAGAAGTAAGACTGGTACAAGAGCAATTTATAAGACTAATAAGTATCCTTTCAAAAGGTATAATATGCTATGTGCTATAAGTGCTAATAAAGTAGTTGGGTATGTTCTTTATAAAGACTTGAAAGGTGGTGTAAAAACACAAAATATTATAGACTTTTATAATGATGTAATCAAAGATAAATATAAAGACTGTCTTATAATAATGGATAATGCTGTTATACATAAATCTAAAATAGTAAAGCAAACCATAGAAGAAAGTGGTAATCATCTACTTTATAGTGTTCCATATCATCCAGAAACAAATGCCATAGAAGAGTTCTTTAGTCAGTTAAAACACTATATCAAAAAGGAAAGTCCTAATACTTATGATGATATACAATCAGTAATAAAAAACATTCTTAAGCATAATATAAAAAAGGAACATCTAACAAATTACCTGAAGCATAGTTTTAGAATGTATAAAAATAAATAAGTTTGTCTCATTTTTCTTTTCGGTTGGTGTAAATATTACATTTTTCACATCTTTGAAAATTTTTCCATAGTATGGACTTTTGATTATATTTTCTTTTGAATAAACCATAATCTATATTATTCATATATTAAAAATAAAATTTCGTATTATATATTATGAATATATACTATTTTTCGCTACAGACATTATTTTATTGGTTGGTTGCATTTAGTATTTATGAATGGATAGCTATATATATAATATTAGCATTTTCACAGAACAAATATAGAACACCAATTGAATATTATACTAAATTACCAACTTGGGTTTCTGTGTCTGGTGATTTTATTTATTCAACTGCTATATTTTTAACAGCACAGTTGATATTCAAAATGCTAGAGCAATCAAAGACAATCAAAATGAATGATAATTTAACTAAGGTACTTGTATTCATTGGAATAATTATAGCCATACAATGGGTATATGATTTATCATTTGCATTTATTGTAATGAATCTTCCAAATGGCTTCAGTAAATATGTGGCCTTTTTTCAGAGATATATTAAAGAGGTAAACTTTGGTGCTGTAATATCTGATTCAATATGGCTTGTAGGCTGGTTACTTTTGACAATGTTTATAATACAATATGTTTCATTGCCATATGCTTGCCTTATTCTAACATTATCACTTTTTGCTTGCCTTGTAATAAAATTCTAGTCAAATATATTATAATATATATATTATAGAATGCCAGAAAAAAAGAAAAAACATTATAAGAATGGTGGTACAACGATAACTAACTTAGATAGAACATCATCTCGTTCACCTCGTTCATCTCGTTCATCTCGTTCACCTCGTTCACCTCGTTCATCTCGTTCATCTCGTTCACCTCGTTCACCTCGTTCATCAAGAACTCGTCCGTCCCGCGCATCACCTCCACCTGCTTTAATAAGACAAGATGCATCATATAACCTTATGAGGCAATTATCCAGAACATCTAGATCAACATCACCACCACCTCGTTTAAGCAGAGAAGATGCATCATATAACCTTATAAGGCAATCACCTAGATCCCCACCTCGTTTAAGCAGAGAATATAGTGATAATTTATATATTATAAATTATAATGAAAATAATAATGTTTTAGATCATGCTTCTGATTTCCTGATGAATTTACAGTTAAATACTTACTATTCAATCAACAATACACATATATCACCTAACGAAGTTACATATGGTTTTAGAATGTTTAATAATGTACCTGCAAGGATTATAATGAATGTAAATACTGGTGCGTTAAGAATTGATACTAGTTTTTTTAGACGATTGTAAAACGCCACATAAATTTTGTATGAAGTATATAGATACCATAATAATGTCTAGAAGTTCGAGTTCACACTTTATTAAGGATGATATAGTACTTATACTGTTTACGAAGGATAAGGTAGAAATTATCAAAGACAATATAGTAAAATTATTTACACACAATAAAAAGAAAATACGGAAAATATACGATATGCTGAAACAAAATGCAAATGAAGATAATTTATGTTTTAATACATTACGCCCTTGGAATGATTATGTAAATTTAGCACATGGGCACTCTGTCATACTTATAGTGTATAATACTTTGCGAAATATTATAGAAGGGTGGTGTAATCTGTTGTACAAAGATTTCGTATATAATGGTATGATAAATGATGCAGACAATGGAACAAGCATATATTATCTTGAAATTGATAAACTTATTACAAGATCAGAACCGAAAAGAAAAGGATTAGGAACATATATGATGAATTATATAAAAAATAATATGATGAATAATGTTGATATATTATTTTTATATTCTTTACCAACTAGTACAAATTTTTACAGAAAGCTAGTATTTCTGACAGAAGAATTGTATGAAAATAAGCATATTTTTTATGTTATAAATCCAAAAAGTAAAATTAATTATAATAAAGATATATTAGAAGAGTCACTTAAAATTCTTTGGGAATTTGAAGGCAAAACTAATATGACACAATTAGAAAAAGAGAATTATATAAAAAATATGACGTATATATCAACTAATTTGAATAAACAATGTGATATCTATAAAACAAACAGTATAATAAATGAATTTGATTCTTCACAGACAAAAACAAGAATGGAAACAACAACAGCAACAAGAAGATCAGCGCGTATATTTTCACAAAGCTTAGGTGTTAAGAAACATATAAAAAAATAACTCAATATACATCTGCAAAATATTTAGGCGAATCTTTTTTATATATTGTTGCAGTAAAAATCCTTCCCTGATATATTTCAATGGACAATGTATCTCCATCATATATTTCTTTACAGCCAATATCTTCATCACATTTCATATTGTAATGTACTATCGGTAACCTCATCATATTATTTTTATCAGTCGCAGTATAATATTGCCATCTGTCTTTATTATTCCTTAATTTTTTAGCAAATAATGGTAGTATAATAGGTTCTTTATCACTTTCATTTGCAGTTAGCAAACCTATTTGTTGAAAATCATTACTGTCATATTGTGGTAGATTTTTGGGATATACTGGAATATTGTCAGCTTGATTCGAAACTTTTACATTTTCTGTATACACATGATGGTGAATTTCATATCTTTTATTCATTATAATATATATGAACAAGGCCATCATGCAAATTATTATAAATAAAAGCATAATCACAGCGAAGTAGAATATTTTATCTTTTGTATTCAACTTTATCATATCTGTATAAAGTTGATAAAAAATTTATATAATTACAATCATTAAAATTCCTGTTGAGATAAACACAATTTAATTTCTCCCAAAGATGCAATACTATATCGTAAAATAATAGGATAAGAATTCTTGAGGTATATTTCAACATTAGAACATAAATTAGTACATTTTGTAAAGATTGTTAGATATTTCAGACTAAATACACCTTGAATAATTTCGTGTGTATTATTTTCAGAATTTTTTGAAATACAAATATTATTTGATTTTTCTGTTCCAAGAATAGTTTCTTGTGTACAAAAATCACCTTTACAACTTAGAATAAGCTGATCAGCAATATTACGAATTTCAATATATTCTGCTAGATTATGCATATCTCTAATAATCTTTTGTAGATATGATGAAGGCATTGTAATAATAGTATGAAAATCAACAGGTGGGATTTCTATATTAAGTACATCAATATCAAGAGTCGATAGTTTATAATTTGTCTCTACATTTTTATCATTATTTACAATACGAATACCTAATGTACTTGGATCATCTTTGCGAACGTATAATGTAAGCAAATCATTTGTTCCAATAGTCTTGATTAGCATATGCAATTTCAACATACATATACCAATGTACATCTTTTTCTCACAATAATATTCTTCAAATTTATCAGCTTCTAATTTGAGATGAATAAGCACAATATTTGTGTTATCCATTGCAACTATTTTGAGTCCTGTCTCATCAACCTCGAGATTTACATCTGTTAAAATATCTTTCAATGCATCAATGACCTGTTTAAAAATGGGGGCTTGAATTGTTTTTATATTTAGCAAATATTCTGCATTACAACTCATCTAAAGTGTGTATACAAAAATTGATTTAGTATAATCTTATATGCTTTTACATTTCTTGACAAAAGCTTCGTATTCTTCATCCATTGCATTACAAATCTCTCTAACTTCTGCAAATTTATTTTTGATTTTCATTTCCTCTACTGAAATATTTGCAATTGGTTGTTTTTCTGTAACAACTTGCCAAAGGTCTGCTAAAATATTTGCCACATTCCCATCATATTTTTGGTAAAGTGGTTCAATATCAGCAAGTGTAACGCCTTCAGGTGCTTGTTGCAATATGCTTTCCATTCTATAATAAAGAGATATTAAGATTCTTATATGTTTTACACATTGATACCTAAATTTTTCAATTCCATTTTAGTATTTGGTCTGAATAGATAATCCCTTATCATAAGCATATGATCATCATCAATGTATGGATTTCCAGCTATTATTTCGGCAAATGATGTCTGATTTTTTTTGACAATATGTTTATTTAACCAGCGAATTTGAAAAAGCATTGAAAATACCCCACATTCTGTATTCTTTTTCTGATGTTGTTTTTTACTTTGCATTATTTTGAATTCCTTATCTGGATGTAAATTATTACATTGTTCTTTAATGCCATTTAAAAATGTTAGTAAATATGACGGTATTCCCCTACCTGTACTATCATAGTAGAAAGCTCCATATGTAGGCAATTTTGGATCTATCACAATAAATGTAGATGTCCAATGTGAGCCAGATTGGTCGTGTTTATCTAAATTTGTGATAATTCCTAAAAACTTTTTACCTTTTTTTAAATAACTATTTACGTCTACTGCACAAAGAGAACTATACATACAGCTCCCATTATTAGACATAACGGCAAAGTCAATAGGAAATACACCAAGGAATACATATTTGTAACGAGGTGTCTGCATATATTGTACCATTACATTTTGAATATCATAATTTGATAGCCAAGTCTTAGGATTTTTATACCAGACCTCTGGTTTCTCTGGTTTGAGATCTTTCTTGCATATAAGTCGTAATTGACGTTTTATTTTTTGCAAACTTTCATCTTTCGTAATATGCTTCTCTGCAAGTTTTTCAATGACACCACACCATAGCCAATATTTATTAACATTTTTTCCCATATATGTTTTCAGTATTGTTTTTAGTTTTCTATATAATGTTGCTGATTCTGTTACTGCACTGGGATCAAAATCTGCCTTTTGTATAATCCTGTAATATATTACAAGCAATTGTTGCATTGATTTTATAGAAAAAGGATGATTATTTTGATTTGCAGGACTACAATAACAAGTCATTTTCTTCTTTGTTCGCATTATCTTTAATGTCCTGCTAATTATGAATAAAATAAATTATATACACAAATAATATAAAATATAAATTGTACACAACTGTACATAACTGTACATAACTGTACATAACTGTACATAACTGTACATAACTGTACATAACTGTACATAACATAAAATATATTATAATTTCAAAATAATAGCACTATTATGTTAATGTTTTTAAAGAGAAAAAAAGAAAAACTGACACGCAAAATATATATAAAATAAAATTAATATAGTATATTAAGACATATACCCAAATTATGGGCATCCAAGAGGATCTTGTTTCATTTATACAAAAACATAAAGTAACTGAAAAAGGTAAACCTTATACCAATACAAGTTTGGGAAATCCAAGAGCGTCTATTTATATTCCAGACAATGAATATGATAAGTTCTTGAATTTATACGGTCTTGCATTGACAAATGGTATGTCTCTTCATTATACTGAAAAACCTATTGACCCAAGTCCCTTACGAGTGGATCTTGACTTCCGGTTTTCAATGGATGAAACAAATTATGTCTTAGATGATGCTGGATTTCAATCTGCATCAATGTCTGGTGAAAAAAATATACAGCGCGTGTACAAACCCGAACATGTCAGAAATATAATAAATCATTATTTCAGAATTATTAATCAATATCTATCAGTTCCAGCTGATTGTAATGTAGCATATGTAATGGAAAAACCTAAACCATCTGAATATCAAAATAAAATCAAGGATGGTATTCATATTGTATTTCCACATATAATGGTATCAAACAATATCCAGCATTTCTTACGGAAGAAAATATTGGATATTGGACAGGAATTATTTAGTGGACTACCAATATGCAATGATTATTCTGCAATTATAGATAAGGCTATAATTGATGTTAATTGTTGGTTGATGTATGGTAGTAAAAAAATCGAAACAGATAGTTATCGTGTTTCTTATGTATTTGCATATGACAAAACTACAACACAAATGGTAGACAAAAAACAAGATGTTACTCCGATTGATGAAATTGGATTTATTAAATTATTCTCGATGCGGAAAAATGAGGTATCTAGAATTTCTGTCTTACCAGAATTTGTTGCAGAAGTTGAAGAATATGTCAAACATGTGTTACCAGCCATAGATATAAAATATAAGACTAAATTGCATGATAATATATTTGCAAAATCCCTTAATATAAACAAAAATTACACCTCAGATGATGAGTTAACTATTATCAAAAGACTAGTTCTAGAATGTTTGGCCAGTGCAAGAGCCGAAAAGTACGAAGATTGGATCAGCTTGGGTTGGGTATTGCGAAATATAGATTATAGACTATTAGAAACATGGATAGAATTTTCGAAAATTGGCAGTACATATATTGAGGGAGAATGTCAAAAATTATGGAACAAGATGCGCAAAGATCATATGGGTATTGGTACTCTTAAATGGTGGGCTAAGCAAGATAATATTAATAAATATGATGAAATAATAGATGATTCTATTATTCCTCTAATTGATTTAGCAGTAAGAAGTGATGGTGCACACTATGATATTGCTAAAGTTGTTCAAGCTATATATAAAGATGAGGTCAAAACTGTGAATAAAACTATTTGGTATCATTATAACAAGGATAAGCATCGTTGGAAAATATCAACTGAAGGCTCTATTCTTCGAAATATATTGAGCACTGATATTTGCAGAAAATTTAGTGAAAGATCACATTATTGGAATAGTCAAGCGTATGCTACTACATCACAAGAAAACAAGGATGTATTTGGGGAACGAGCCAAAAAATGTCTTAAAATTGCATTGAACCTTAAAAATGCATCATTTAAAGATAATATTATGCGTGAATTACGTTGTTTATTTATGGATGAGAAGTTTGAAGAGTTACTGGATAGCCGGACTCATTTGATTGGATTTGCTAATGGTGTATATGATCTAAAAATGCATTTGTTCAGAGATGGAATGCCTGATGATTATATATATCATTCGACAAAAATCAATTACATGGTCTACAATTCTGATATTCCAGAATTAGCCGAAATTAGTGAATTCTTTAACAAAATATTTACAATAGAAGCAGTGCGTAATTATGTACTGGATCTGTTAGCGTGCACTATTGATGGTAGTATAGCACAAGAACGATTCTATATATTTACAGGTCAGGGTAGTAATGGTAAATCAAGACTGTTGGATTTAGTGCAACAAGCAGTAGGTGACTATTATTGTATAATGCCTATAGCACTCCTTACACAAAAACGCGCTGCATCCAATCAAGCACAAAGTGAACTTGAAAGGACGAAAGGTAGGCGGTTTGCAGTTATGCAAGAGCCTAGTGATCAAGACAAAATCAATATTGGTTTTATGAAGGAATTATCAGGAAACGATAGAATTCTTACAAGGGGGCTTTACAAAGAGCCATTTGAATTTAAACCTCAATTCAAGATGATATTGACATGCAATGAATTACCAGAAGTCCCTAGTGACGATGGTGGTACTTGGCGCAGAATTAGAGTCATAGAATTTACATCTAAATTCTGTGACAATCCTACGAAGCCAAATGAATTTGCGATGGATATGGAATTAAGTGATAAATTCGAAAGATGGGCTGAACCATTTATGAGTATGCTTATTGAAAGACATAAGAGTTTAAATCCCAATAATATACACGAACCAATGGAGGTAAGAATTGCTACACAAAGTTACAAAAATAATAATGATGTCATTGGACAATTTATTAACGAACGCATCATTATTGATAAGGAAGCTCAAAATGAGAGAATTAATATTACAAATATATTCAATGAATTCAGAGTTTGGTCTGCTGAAAATCTGCCAAAGAACAAGAAAAGACCAGATAGAATACAAATTAAGGCTTATTTTGAGAAAATGTTAGGTCCTTATCCAATCGATAATAAGGGATGGCGCGGTCTCAAATTTAAAGATGATGAATAAGAAATTTGCTTTGAAACACATACTATTTTTATAAAAAATGATGACTATAATATTTTTTCACTGTTACGAAGTTACGAAGTTACGAAGTTACGAATGTCACAGTTTGGATATTTCACGGAAATCGAAATGTTGCAGACAAAAATCAAAGAACTTGAACTCAAATTAGAAGAGGAACGCACAGAACATAGAGATATATTTCTGCGTATGCGTGCACAATGCATGCAAAATTCTAATAATGAATACGAACTCAGATGCTTGAGAGATGAGAATGCTATGTTAAAAACTGAGTTGCACGAAATCAAATCAGCCCAAATAATTCAGGCAGCCATCCGCCGTGTCATTACTGCATAATGCATCATTGTGTGATTGAATCTACACAAATACAAAATATAAATTTTTGTATTTTTGTAAATAAAAAAATGATAATGATAATAAAGATATTATATATTAGTAAGATAAGCATTATGCAGAAATACAAACCTTCTTTTGATGATTACAATAAAGTTATGGCAAATGTAGATAAGCCAAAAATTTCTAAACCTCTTATGACCAAATACGAATTTGATCAAGTAATTAGCATTCGTGCTAATCAATTAGCATTAGGAGCACAAGCGTTTGTAGATATATTTGACCAAAAAATTAAATCAAATATGGAATTAAGACAGATTGCCTTACGTGAATTACAAGAGGGCAAACTTCCATTTATAATTAAGAGACCCTTACCAAATAATAAATATGAATATTATCGTATTAAGGACTTAGATCTTACTGCAGTACAATACATGATGCGTTAATACGCTAAGGTAACATTAAATATACAAATACTGCAAATGTGCTCATAAATGTACCCCAGACTGTGTCAACTAATGCTATATGAAATGTATAATTTTTATATATTGCCATACTTGTCAAATTGTAAATGGCATGTATAGCAAATCCGACTGTTCCAGCATATAGGAAAGCATAATAAATTTTTTGTTGCATATCAATATTTTTAGTGACATGCGCTTTAGTAAATGGAATAGAAATATATAAACATGCAAAAATAATAACAGCATATGCCGCTATTGCCGCATAATAATTTACTTCAAGAGGTGTCTTTTGTATAGATTTGACTGATGCAGTATATAATGGTAGATTAATAAAGATCCATAAAAAATCTAATCCCAGTATTGTAATAGCTACAATAATATATTTCAAATATTCTTGCATTTATTCTATTTTTATTATACAAAATAATAATAAGATGGATTTGTTTTATTTCAGCATGATTGGAGTACTAATCACATACATAGTTATTGTAATTATTGCTTTGCTATATTACAATAAGAAGGAATCATTTGAAGATAAACAGTTTGTATCATCTATAACATTTTTAACTGCAGAAGAGTCAGCTATGTTTTTGCAACATGATAGAGATGGATATGTCAAAAACTTAACTAAAGCTGATTTACATGCAAGGGGTTCACAAACACCCAGAGAATATTTAGAAAAAATCACAAAATGTACTTTTTCATTTCAAGCTACTGAACGTAATATTTTGACAAGATGTGCATATAATGCAGATAGATTCTTAGAACATTATAAGTATGATATTATTGATTGTAAAGATATTGCAACAATTCCTTGGAAATTTGCATTAATATGTGACCAATATGAAGAAGGTCTTCCACATACGAGAGAAAATATTATATTTTTATCAAAATCAAGTCTTATAGGTAGTGAAGAAAACATTGTGAGTACATTAATACACGAGAAAGTACATATTTATCAACGGCATAATACAGAAATAATGGACAAAGTGTTGGCTTCAAAAGGATATACTATTTGTAATTCACCAGATAAATATGACTTGCGAAGAAGCAATCCAGATATTACAGATACTGTCTATATAAATCCATACACTGGTAAGAAAATGATATTCATTTATAAATCAGATAAACCATCTGGTATTAATGACGTGTATGATGGTAGCATTCATAGTATTGAACATCCATATGAACAAATAGCTTATGATATTGCAAATGCCTATTTACAAATATATTTACAGAAAATTGTAAAAAAACTGTGAAGAATTATTATTATAATAAATTTGTTTGGAAAATGTAATCATAAGGAAAAAAATGATAAAGTATTTGAGGAAAAATATTTGCCCTGATACAGAAACCTTATTGGGGCCACCAAGCGAAATCAACAAAAAAACAAAGCGATTCCACGAAGTGACAAGCGAAAAGAGGAGAACAATGAATATGCTTGACCTCACAGAGGATCATATATGGCATATAGTTTATGAATTAGATATTCCGACTTTCATCTTCTTCATTAGCACATGCAAATATCTGTTCGCTATGCGTCATACCTCTAAATGGTACGTTAACGACATTTACAACTTTTACAGGGATTACGATCCTAGGCCTTATATCCCGATGCTTCTCAATAGCTACATTGATATCGAACGTATGCAAGACAAACAGGTAGATATAATAAAAAAGCTACCAAAAAAGATTGACTACAAGATGCTCAAGAACACTCTGAACATCTTACCATATTACCACTTATGCAATTCTTCCATATTTGTTCATATTGCATACGACGAATCAATACTTGAAACATGTTGTAAGGCAATATGTAAGTATTACAAGTATCCGTACAAGCGTCCTCACGACAGTCTCTACAGGATATTCTGGCAAGATTGGCAACATCTTTGTGTAAATGTCATCGAACTTTGTGAGATTGCTTATCATATTCGACATAGAAAGTATTATACAATATACAAAATGATGCGTAATCTCGAATTCAGGCTTGTTTACAGCTGTTGTATGTTTGATACTATCGACTTTCTTATCAAGTTCGTGGAATATGAGACAAATAAACAAATCAAAGCGGTTGTTGTGTGTTTGATTTATATGTATATAATGAATGACATAGATGGAATCATGCAATCTTCGAACTACAGCAAGAATTTCCAAGATACTGTTATCGACAAAGGATATGAATTTATGGAGTGCATTGATGAAATGCATAAATTTCCTAAGTATTTGCGAAACTTTCTCAATTCTACCATACAAGAATGTATAGACTTAATATCACAGATTGAATAAAATGAACAAAAAAACCAAAAAACTTTTGTAATTTTGTCATAAATATATAAAGATTATATATATATTATTATTCTGGTAACAAATGTATTCAGTACAACTAAATAGTTTTGAATTGAAAAAGTTTTTGAAATATCTTGGTGAGATGCACCATACACAGCCTCGAAATTCCAATATTAAAGATTATATTGCATCATACGGGAAATCAAAGAAAAAATGTTTGATATATCCTAGTTATAATACATATGATTGGTATCACAATGATGATGTTTTTAAAATTAAATTCTTAGAAGAAGGTAAAGTACAGGCTTCGCCAGATGGCTTAGAATATTTTATGAGGATTTTTGTGTATCATGAAGAACTTGATAAAATTCAGCAATTTTTAGAAAGTGTTTTTAATTTTATTTCTGAAGAGAATGACGAGGGTAAAGTGAAATTATACATTAATAAATGTAATCAATATCATGCAGGTTGGGAGACTTTTAATTGCGTAGATGTACAAACTCTGGATACAATCTTCATTGATAAAAAATTGAAAGATTCCATTATTGATTATTTAGATAGATTTTTGGCATCTAAAGAAAAATATAGTAAATTTGGCAGAAATTTCAAGACAAATTTGCTGTTAACAGGTATTCCAGGTAGTGGAAAAACATCTCTCTGCAAAGCTTTAGCTAAGAAATATGGATATTCCATTTATATAATGAATTTCAATAAGTCTATGACAGACTCATATTTGATAGATCTTACTTCAGATGTCAAAGATAATTCAATCATATTGTATGAAGATATTGATGCATATTTTACAGAGAGAAAATCTCAAGATATCAATGTATCATTTAGTTGTCTAATCAACATTTTGGATGGTACACTTAGTAAAGGATCCGGTAATATAAACATTATTACTACTAATTATCCAGATAGATTAGATTCTGCATTGTTGAGACCTGGTAGAATTGATAAAATTATTAATTTTGATTATCCTAAAAAAGATGAAATCAAAGAAGCTTTTACTTCTCTAATTGGCTCTGATGAAAATTTTGAAAAATTCTATGGACATATTAAAAATATGCAAGTAAGTATGGCAACAATTATTGATTATTTGTTCAGAAATCCTGACAATTATCTAGAGAATATTAAGGAACTTATTACCCAAGTAAACTATATCCATCAATTTACTAAAGAAGAAACCAGTTCTAAACTCTATTCTTAACCATGATGCAAAATGTACTCTCTGATAAAATTAAAGAATACAATGAAACTAGATAAATACTATACTAATCCAAAAATAGCCAAAAAATGCTGTAGATACTTCAATAAAATAATAAAAATTGACAAAAATGATTTGATTATCGAACCAAGTGCTGGCAATGGTTCATTCATACCTTTTATTCAGGAATTGAGTAATAATAATATTTTTCTAGATATATCGCCTAAACATAGCTTAGTAAAAAAACAGAATTTCTTGACATATACATTACCCAAGGAAGCACAAAAATATGAAAAGATATATGCTATAGGAAATCCACCTTTTGGTTTTAAATCATCAACTGCTATTAAATTTATAAAACATATTTGTAAATTTTGTGATGCTTTTGGATTAATTCTGCCTAAAAGTTTTATGAAAAGGTCGATGCAAAAATCAGTGCCATTAAATTTTCACTTAAAACGAAATTTAATATTACCACCATATTCATTTATAAAAAATCAACAGATGTACAATGTTCCAAGTGTCTTTCAAATATGGTGTAAAAAAACTATAATGCGGAAAAAAACTAAAAAATATTCACCAGATGGTTATATTTTCGTGAGAAAAAATGACAATCCAAATATAGCAATTCGACGTGTCGGTAGTAATGCTGGATATGTGTATCAAGAAAATTTACATTTATTAAATGCATCAAGTCATTATTTTATTCAATTAAAAAATGAAAAGAATATAAATAAAATCACAAATATTAGGTCACTTTCTCGATACCATGTATCCGGTCCATTAAGTATTTCTAAACAATCTATTATAAAACATCTAAATAATATGTTGAAAGCAAAAATATGATTTGAATGAATTTGTTGGGTTTTTGCAAAAAATTGATTAAAATAAGTGCATAATTTTGTAGGCCAAGTAGAAAATGGACCTGAATTCTTCTCTTTTACCTCATCAATCTACTGCAGTTGACTGGTGTATCAAAAATGAAGGCAGATGTTGCATCCTTGCATATGATATGGGTCTTGGTAAAACTGTGATTAGTTGTGCAGTCATTGTAACCAAGCCTGTAAAAACTTTAGTCATTGCACCAACTGCTTTAATTCATCAATGGAAATCAGAAATAGAAAAGCACACAACTGGACTAAATGTCTGCATCTATCATGGCTCTAATAGAAAATATAAATCTATGCGAGAAGCTGTAAAACAAGCAGATGTGGTTATTAGCACACCAGCTGTGATTGCAAATGATATACATAATGGTATCTATTTATTTCGGAGTTGCAAAAGATGGATAATAGATGAGGCACATAAATTGCGAAATAGTAGGACAAAGATTTACAAACACTTGTATCTATATTCAACTTTAGTAGAAAATAAGATATTCTTAACAGGAACACCTATATGCAATTCTTGTGATGACTTGATATCACTAATATGTTTATCTAATCTGCAATATTATAATCAACAAGATCTTTGGAAGGGAATAAGCAGTGTAACAAAACATAAAGCACTAAGCAAAATTGTTGATAGTATTGTATTACGCAGAAGAAAAGAAGATACTATTATGGACAGTTTACCACAAATATGTACTCGGATAATAAACTTAGATATACAAGATTCTCAAGATTCGCAACAAAGAGAAACGTATAATTTCTTTGTTAATGAGAGCTTGATATTACGCAAAATATTGAGGATGCGTCAGGCTTTAAATAATCATTCACAACTTTTAGAAGAGTTAGATGAACTAGATTCTGAAAAAAATATCATATCTATAAAGCTAAAAGCTATATCAAATATAATACAAAATATACCAAAAGATGATAAAATATTGATTGTATCCTATTTCACTAAGTTATTACATCATTTATGCGATACTTTAGAATCCACACAACTGTTAATATATCACGGTGGATTAACAATATCTGAAAGAAATCAAGTAATAGATTCCTTTAAAAATAATTCGCATAATAGAATATTGTTAATGAATCTAAGAGCAGGTGGCTGTGGTCTTAATTTAACAGAAGCAAATCATATAATACTGATTGAACCATATTGGAATAATGCTGAAGAACAACAAGCAATAAGCAGATGCTATAGACTGGGTCAAAAGAAAAATGTAAATGTATATAAGCTTGTTATTCAAAATAGTATAGAGAGTTGGTTAGTTCGTTTACAAAACTCAAAGCAAAATGTATCAAATTATCTGATAGAAAAATGTAATTTACAATTATCTGATATAACAGATGAAAAAACAAAATTAAGAGAACTTTTCAGGTATCTCAAAGATATGAAAATAGATGATAAAAGTGATGAAGAACTCAATAAAGTAATATCTGAGATTGGCTTGTAAATTGAATAATATATAAAAAAATGAGTAATATTACTTTTGTAATTTACAAGACAAATGGTTTATTGCTGTTGTTGGTTTTTCACAAAACCAAAGTGTGAATTCTGTCATTCAAAAATTGAACGAAATAAAAAAAGTTCATTTTGTGATGAAAAATGTGAAACTTTATATATCTATAAAGATAGTTTTAGGTCATCTGATACATCACAACACAGGTTTATGTTGGATATATGAGATAAAATAAAAAAATGATGACTCTATTTAGTTTTATGATTACCATAAAACAATGGTTATCTCAAACACTGGCAAAAAATGGACTACTGAAGATGATAATACTCTTGTTTACAAATATCTTAAAGGATACGGATATCAAGCTATTGCGGATGATCTAAGAAGAACAATTGATGCTGTTCAGTGCAGATTAGTAAAAGTATATATATATCCATTGATGCGTAAATTATTCTATACTGATAAAAATACATTCAACAAATCATCTCTCATCGGATATGATAGTATTATATTAAGGTACAGTACATTTTATAATATTAAACCAGATGATTTCGGTAGATTTCTTAGGTATGTTGATAAAAATATTAAACCACCCTCTGTCACTGATAAGCAAGTACTATTAAATGTACCTATCAATACTCAATATGAGGATGAATTCTTAAAAACACTTGAAGGTGCTGACGAATACAAGCTAAAATATTATAAATATAAATATTTGTATAGATTGGAGATTATCAATAATATGTTGAAATAAGAGGATAATGTAAAAAAATGATGATATATATATATATATTTATTATACAATCTGATGATGATTGATCCAAATGATCCTGAGTTAATTGATGCAATTCTGCAAAATATATATATCACACTCTCAGTGTACAAACAAAAAGAGAGGGAATATAGATTGTTTGCAAATGCTGATAAAGGTCATTTTTACACTCTTGATAAAGATAGATTTATGAATAAAGCCAATGAATATAAAAGATTGATTGACGAATTAAATGCTATGATAAGTGACATTGTTTGTGATATACGTACAATCAAACAAAAATGTGTCTAAAATTATTTTCTGAGTTCCTGTTTAGTTTTAGATAATTCTTCATCAGCTGCTTTAATATTAGCATCAATAATGCTTTTAATTCTTTTTGCTTCTTCTAAAAGTCTATTATATTCTTCCATCTCTTCTGGTGTCAATGGTCTGTTATTATCGTCTTCATCAGCATTTACTTTTTGTAATATTAATGGTAAAGGCGTTAATAGAGCACTTTGAATTAGACTTCTTCGTGTTATCATTGTGTTTAAAGGTAAAATCTTAAAACTTGATACTATTTCAAAAATGCTTAAAATAAAAATTATATATTTGACTACCATCTTGATATTATTTAATTTATTTATTCTTTATACCAAAATGCCAAATTTATTTTTGGCATTTTATAGAATATTCTAATTACTATTCTTAACAATATTGTATAAAGGATCATCGACCCTCATATAATAGAGAGTCCAATATTTTTTTTCTTTTGGATTGATAAACTTATCATAATCTCTATGTTGTACGATTGTTATATCTTCATTATCAAGCTGTGATATAAAGTTTTCAGCATGAACTGCTTTTACGACATATTCTTCTGATGCCAATGTTATATCCTGTAGCCATACAAGATCTTTTTGATTTTCATTATATGATATGGATAAATTTGTCACCAATTGCACATGTCCTTGTGTGTCCTGAAACATAAATCCTTTATAGATGTCCATATGCTGTGTATGAAGCGTGTCAACATCAGCATCTCTGCACTGTCTGGTATGAGTCCATTGAGTAGGTAGCATTTGTTCTAGTTTTGTTGGAATATCAAGATTTTGCTCTTCAATCATCTTGATAAGAGCTTTCTTGTTCCAAGGAACAGTAATCTCATACTTCTTCTGCATTAGCATATGAAGGAGTTCTAACAGCGTGTAGTTCATATAGGATGATACTTTGTATATGTCATAGATATATTCTGTCGCGTCACATGGCATATCTATGCCAAGATTTTTTGTGATCTCTTGCATAATACAAGCAATTTCGATTGCATTCATTGCCATTTTGTGGGTTTCAGTTCTTGTCTTCTACCAATAAATTATTAAATTGGGTTTAATCATTTTTTCTGCATTATTTAAGATTTATTTACAAATTTATTCAAAAGCCTTTACCTTACAATATGTTGTGACGATATTGATTAGATTATCTAAATTTTTATTTAGAGTAATCAATTCATTTTCTAATGAAGCAAGTTTTACTATTATTGTATCTTTGCTTGATGTAATATTATTATCTTCAGATTTCTTTTCTATTTTTTCTATATATTCTTCTATCAAATATTTTTCAATAAAATAATAATTTGCTAATTCATCAATGCTTTTCTTGCCTTTTTTGAATTCCGGATATATCACTTCTGGTATCATTTTTAATTTTTTTTCATATGCAGAATAACCTTGTGATTCGTGGTATAAATTCAAATCTTCGAACTTATAATATAACTTAGTATCATTATGAGCAAATACATTATCTTTAGCTATCTTTACATCCATAATCCTATGATGAAATCATCTTAACAAATTCTTATATAAACATTAAGTACATATACATAACTATGTTCAAATTTGTTTTAACCATATTACTCTTGGTCAACAATGCATCAGCATATGTCTCTCCATTAATGACTCTTAGAAATAATGATATTAGCATAAAAACTTCAGACAGACGTAATTTTATGCAGTTGTGTGGAAAATCATTGTTAGCTTCACCATTTATGCATAAATTAACTGATATTGAAAAAGCAACAGCGTTAACGCCAGATGAAGTCAATCAAATTAATATTTATGAAACTATTTTACCTTCGGTATGTTACATTACAACAGATTATAATGTTACTGAAAAGATGTCTCAGGGTTTAGATAGAAATCCTAAGGGTGTTGGTAGTGGTTTTATATATGATAATGAAGGTCATATTGTCACAAATTTTCATGTAGTTAATAAATGTACTAATGCAACTGTAAAGTTTATTAATAATGAAGGTATAATTAAAGAATATATTCCCAAACTTGTAGGATATGATTCTGATAAGGATATTGCTGTATTAAAAGTAGACACAAATGATTTCAAACCTATTCCACTTAGTTCTGACAAGAATATTAAGATAGGTCAATATTGTTATGCAATTGGAAACCCCTTTGGTAAACCATATAGTTTTACTATGGGCATTATATCAGGTAAAGGCAGAGAATTAACATCACCGTCTGGGCGTAAAATTTCGAATGTTATTCAATCGGATGTTCCGATTAATAAGGGTAATTCTGGTGGATGTCTATTGGATAGTTCAGGACAGTTGATTGGTATCAATACTGCAATTCTTGGCGGAGATGTGTCAACTGGTATCAGTTTAAGTGTATCTGTCGATACAATTAAAACAACTGTTGATAATATTATTAAAAAAGGTATTATTGAACATCCAACATTGGGTATTGAATATTTTATTCAATTGCCATCTAAATCTGAAGCACTAAAAGCCGGATTATCGTATGTAGAATCTGGTGTAATCATACTTAAAGTAGCAGAAGGTTCAGCAGCAGCCTCTGCTGGTCTAAGAGGCTTAGAAAAAAAAGAATTTGGCAAAGCTGCTTTAGGAGATGTGATCATAGCTATAGATAATAAACAAATTAAAAATGCAGATGAAATGTTAGATATTTTAGACAAACATAATGCAGGCGATAAAATTAAAGTAGAAGTACTAAGAGGAAACGAATTAAGCTCTGTTAAACTTGATGTCATTTTGGGACACAATTTAGATGAGAAAGTTGGCCTAAAATTGGTGTAATAATTTTTCAACGTCCTCTTTTGTCATTATTTTGATGCCTAATTCCATAGCTTTTTTAACTTTCGCAGATACATCATCAGCATTTTTAACAATAAGTATATGTGTGACACCACTGATTGCTGATACTACTCTACCATTTGCATCAGTTATTAATTTTTCCAAGTTTTTATCTCTAAATCCTGTAAAAACCACTGTCGTATTTTGAAAAACTTTGTTGAATTCTTTTTGCTCTTCTGCAGATATTGACTTACTTTGAGATTTAGAATGTGTACATTTGATGCCTATCTGTTCACAAAATTCAAAGAACTTAGGTAAATTGTCAATAAATTGTTTGGCCGATAATGCTGCAATACCATCTATTTGTATTAGATCAGCTATAGTCAACTTTATATCAGGGCGCATATTTGGAAACTTGTCTATGATTAATTTTAATTTTTTGTTACCAAGGTTTCGACCAAATACATTACTTGCTACCATCAATTTATGACAATCTACATTTTGAATACCTTGTAAGGAATTATAAATTTTTACTGCACTTTTTTCCTTAAAACCTTCGATTTCTTGAATCTGTTCCACAGTAATATTTATTATTTTATGTAATGTATCATAACCAGCATCATATAACTTAGTAATTACACCTTGTTTAACACCATCAACATCTAATGTATTCATAAAATGCAGGAATTGTTGAATATCATGTTCTTTACTAATAGTTTTATTTTCTAATATGATATCTATTTTTGAATCATTCCAAATATAAGCTGTATCAGGTAATTTAGGTTTACCATTTGCAGATTGTGTCAATACTTGTGTAATATGAGGAATAACATCACCACTGCGAATAATTATCAATCTGGATCCCGGACCAATAACATTTTTAACTATATAATTTGCATTAAACCCAGTGGCTTGTTTGATTTTTACGCCAGCAAGAACAACTTCATTAAATGTTACAGTCGGTTTTATATATCCATGTTTTGAAACATTCCAAATTACATCAGTAACAATAACCTCTGCTTGTTCTTGTGTAAGAATACTTTTGAATGCAAATGCATATTTGGGATTTTTCCCACTTACTATTTTGTGTAAAGCATTATGATAAACAACAATACCATCAATTTCATACGCAGACGATTGTCTCCAGTCTTGTAAATATGTAGAAAGTGTAGTCATTGAAATATCATCTTCGGATACTTTGATATGTTTTACAATCGGAATATTGAGACTTGATATATAATTCAGAGCATCTCCTAATTTCATTCTTGGATACATCAAATCATATGCTACAAACTGGATATATTTACATATATCTTGATTTATCGTTTTACTATGAATAGCACCAGCTACTACATTTCGTGCATTCGCACCTTGGTCTGATATTTTTTTCCAATTGGATCTTGAAATAATTAATTCACCTCTGATTCCTATTGTATCATTTATGAACTCAAGTCTAGATATATCCAAATCTTTGATGTATGGTAATATATGTGTAATATTTTGACCTTCTTTGCCGTCACCACGAGAGTACATTTTAATAGTTCCATTATTATAATATAATAAACAAGATATACCATCTAATTTTTCTGAAATAATGTACCCATCTTGACCTTCAGCTGGATATGATTTTTTCCATTTCATAATTTCTTTATTATCATCCTTAATCTTGTCCAATGAACCAAGATAATATGGAAGTTTTTCTTTGTTGAATTCAATTACAGCCCCGACTCGTTTCAGATAAACATTTTTGGGGTCCTTTTTTTTCAAATAATTCTTGATAATGTCATAGATATCATCTGATAATAAAGGTTTGCTACTACTGAAAAACTGTTCATCTGCTTTCTCTAAAACTGCAACAATTTCTGTATTTGAAAGTCTTTTTAATGTATTAGCAGGGTCATCTATAAGTTGTCTCACAAGATTTTCGTCAATGCTCATACTAATATTGTAAATAGATTATATTTAGACATCAGTTTTTACTTATATTAGTTTCAAAAGATATGACAATAAACTATGTTTTGAGTTATTATATATTTTCATAATATTCTTTTTTTGCATAATGTTTGAAAAATAATTCCATACATCTATGTGTAACAATTTTAAAATCTTTTTGCAAATTTTAACAACTGCAATATAATTTACATGACAAAATTTATGTAAAATATGTTCATTACGAATCAAATGCTTATGATATATATTCTCAATTTTGATGATATTAAGATAAATATTGCTTATCAAAGATAATATACTCATATTATAATTATCATTTACACACAAGGTATCTTGTTTGGCAAAATAATCTGATACTGGATTACGGCACATTGGACATAGATCAGATGTATGCAATACAGATTCAATATAACAAATATGATGAATATTCTGCTTGCAACAAAATGTTTTCATTAAGTGATCATTATCAAGACAGATGAAGCAATTATCATCTTGAACAAAATCTTGTTTTTCTAAATCATTTTGCAAAACTAAAATATGTTTGATGCTTTTCTTGAAAAATTTGTAATTAAACCAATAACTTACTGGTATCTGGATTTTATATTTGTGAATATACTTATTTAATTCTTTATTGAATTTCATCTAATCAACATCAATATCTTTTCTTATCGCATACACATTGCACCATTATCCAAATTTAATACTTTAGCTATAAAATTATGTACTACCATTCCTGCTTCATTTTTGGGAATAATATCATCCAAAATATTCAACAATTTTGTATTTATACCTTGCATACCTGACATATATATGCCTATAAAAAGAGATAATAGTGTATCAATAAAATCTAATGTATTATAAATATTTTCATCTTTGTGAATTTCAAAAATAGCTTTAAATAAAAAATTAATCAGATATTTGCATATATATAAAGTATTAAGTGCAGGGTCAGCACTTTTTGTAATAGTATCTTTGAATTCTTCAATTTTCAAAGTCTTCACCTTATAATAATTCATTATAATGGACATTGATATAGGATTATCATAAAAAGCGTCCTGTGCAAGCCCGCCATGTTTCATTCTATATCTTTTGCCTTTACCACCCCAACGTATGAATTTATTTAAATTTTTCAAAAGTTCTTCTGATTGTTTCTTCATTTTTTCTATATTTTGTTTTACTTCATCTTGTAATTGTTGAATATGTTTACCAGCTTCATCTATTTTTTGTAAAGTATCTTGTCCAAATTGTTGAATATTTTGTCCTACTTGATCTACTTTTTGTAAACTATCTTGTCCGAATTGTTGAATATTTTGTCCTACTTGATCTACTTTTTGTAAACTATCTTGTCCAAATTGTTGAATATTTTGTCCTACTTGATCTACTTTTTGTAAACTATCTTGTCCAAATTGTTGAATATTTTGTCCTACTTTATCTATATGTTTGCTTAATTCTGCATGAATTCCAGATGAAAACTCAGTTATTTTATTTGCAAATTCCTCTATATTACCTTGAATATAGTTTATTCTTATTTGATCGAAAATAGCATTAAACTTATGTATGCATGGTAATATTTCTTGTAATTTACCAAAGAACTGGTCAATACTTTGTGGCTGTGTTTGTTTAAAAAAATTTAACAATGATTCTGTAAATTCAAAACATAGTTGAGTAATATTAGCTTTCGATAGAGAATTACATAATAAACATAAGATAAATCTCAAAATATGTATACTTATATCATTATCATTAAAAACAATACCATAACTAGCCAAAATAGGTTTTGTATCGTTTTTTGGATTATTATCTAGTTGATTTATTATATATATTGCTACTGTATCAAAACTTGAACCTCCTTTTATTACTTTAATCTTAGAATGCAACGATTTCACATATTTATCACAATATAGTCTATATTTGGCATCACTTGTATATTTTTTATCATGTAATTTTGATATGAAACTTGACCAATATTTATATTCTTTATCATAAGGTTTCACAACACCAGTAATGTGTTTACTTTTGTATATTTTATTGATAATTGATATGTGTATTTTACCTTGTTTAATATATGAACCTATAATTTCATGTATGGTATTTTCCTTTGCATATTTCTCGACTGAATAAAATGCAGTATTATTATTTAAAAGTATGATGTCATTTCTGTTAACATTAATTGAAAATTTTAAATCTGCTTTAGTTTTGATCACTCTTTTATTTACAGTATCTTTTATCATCTAAATATAATATATAAAATATATATAAAATATAGAGTTTTTATAAAAGCAGAATGATAGATGCATTAGAAAGTTTCATTACATATAACCTAACAAATGATTTTGATTTGAATATAAAAATTAGTAAAATGAATATTGACACATCAAGAAATAGAGTTTAGTAGTAAGGTTACATATAAGTAATTATTCAGATGTAAATGGTGTAATTTGTCTTTTATTTAATTCGGCAACAATTTTATGCAGATTAATTACATCATATTTAGAATTATGAGCATTTTCTAATTGACAATTAAATAAATAATAATACAATTCAGCTAGAGATGGAAATTTTATACCATATTTATTCTTGATGTTAACTAATTCTTTTGTGCTCATCATTGTACATATTATTTGTTTAGAATCTATCAAATCTACAATATCAAACAACTCTTTTCTCACTAATTCTGATTTAATGACATTTATATCAAATTTAGCATTATGTGCTATAATCATATTGCACTTACTAAGCAGATCTTTGAAAAAGTGCATAACAAATTCTAATTGCACGCCATTTGCAGATATTTCATCTGTAATACCATGAATATGTGAATTTTCTATACGAAAATTATCAGCTTTGATGATATAATCATGCAAATCTATTTTAGTATAATTATCATCACACAACATAACAGTAAATTGCACTATTCTTGCATTGGCATATTTTTCTAAATCACTATAATGGGCATCCTTGCCAATTGGAATACCAGTAGTTTCAACATCTATAATGAGTTTCATTATATATATAAAAATAAGAACGTACTTAAATCATTTTTTTATAATTTAGGAATTACTGTCTTATAAAAATAGTCTACTACTGATTCCCAACGATAATTTGTCAAAAAATTTTCACGTCCTCTTCTGCCATGTTTTTCGACTAGTTCAGGGCTACTTAAATATTTCCAAAAACCTTCAGCAAAATCGTGTGGATTGCATAATTCATTTTTCCCACCAATCCCTTGATTCTTATTATCAAGATAAGTGTACATTATAGGGGTAACTGGAATAGAATTATATTCATCTAAATATTCTCTAATACCCCCAACAAGAGAAGATACTGCTGGTCTTCCTAATGCCAGAGGCTCTGCTATTGTAAGTTCCCATCCACCACCATCACATGTATTTGTATGAATATCACAAGAATTGTATAATATATTAATATCCCTATCTGATAGCTGTTGTGGCATAGGTACTGCCTGAATAGTTTCTTTTGCATATTCAAAAGGTACATCTCTAAATTTAATTTCATTTTCAAGAACATCCATTAGGTCCCAAAACCCATCCATCTGAGTACCAACAATCAGTTTAATAGGTCGTTTTGTATGTTTGTTTACTTTAAAATCACCCTTCTTGCCTTTAACATTTACTTGATAATGTCTTTCTACAAATTCTGCCCAAGCAATAATGGTTGTATCCCATCGTTTTCTAGGTTGATTACGATTCAAATTTAGGACCAAGAAAGCATCTTGATCAAAATTGAAGAACATTCTGCAAAGTTTCATTGGTACCGGATAGTACAATTTTTCATCAAAACCGTGTGGAAACACATACATAGGCATACTAGCTTTGATTCCCAATTTCCTAGCTGTTTGAGCCCAATAAGGAGTAAATGCAATGATTGCATCAAAATGTTTATTGAGCAATTCAATATATGATTTCTTTTGATAAGGATATACTTGATCAATGTATGATACCAATCTGAAATTATGCTTCTCAGATCCACATTCATTCAGAATATTATTGGTAATAGCAGATGTGATTACATTATCATTGAAAATAATAATGACATCTTGTGGGTTTTGCTTAATAAAACCAGTAATTTCAACTTCTCCAAATCCATTGCGTTTTGGATTCTCTGTAGCATAAGCATCGTGTATCTTTACTCTTGATGGAATATCATTGCGTATAGATGCTCCACTTGTGTTTGCAAAATTTTGGAAGCCATAAATAGTTAGTTCAATATCATCATGAACGCCTAGATATTTGGCAATATAGTATACAACTTTTGAATATCCATTACTTGTTCCAATAGGATAAGTCCCACATAACATTATGCGTTTTTTGCCATTAGTAGATGGTTTCCACCATTTGTTAGACAATGGTACATTATCAAAAAGATTTTTATTAATAATCGCTGGCCTATCCACATTTTCAAATTTGTCACTTGTAACAGGAACATTTGTAATAAATTTTTCTTTGATAGTTTCTTCACCTACTACAAAACAGTTTTGTAAAATATTCATTATCAGATTAAATATATACAATATCTTTTGTCTTTAAGTCTGCAAAGGTTTATCTCTATTTTTCATATATAGGGCGAAGTCAATAAACCCTTTTATAATCATATCACTTACATCTTGCTTTGTTACATCAATGATAATTTCTTCATCTGTTATTTTAAACTTCATATTACTGTCATATGGCAAATCAACGATTTTAAAAATATATTCTTGTGATTCTGGTTCTTTCCTTAATAATTTTTCTAACATAATTTCAGTAACTCTCATCATATGTTCTAATAAATTAAATTTAGTACCTTTGGGATACATATTTTTGTTAGTATTTTTCTCATCTGGTAAGTAAATCAATAGTAAACTACGTTTGTCTATATCATTAAGTACATTATAATTAGACACAATGCAATCTATATAATATTCACCATCTATATATATAGGTTCAAACATAAATGGTATTGACATAGATGCTTTTATAGCATCTATAACTGATACATTTGGTGTATTTTCAACTGAGAACCAAATATCTTCTCCTGTATTTATACATCTCGAACTGACATGTAGGTTGACGCCAGTTTTTTTAACAAACTCTATAAAAGTTATATCATTACATCCGAATGTACTTTCTAGATGTTTTGCAATAGGTTCTAACAAAAAGTCTACAGACAACATTCCATTTTTGCAAAAAATATTCGATAAATTTGATTTATTTATTGAAAGAAGTTCTTGTGCTCTGTCCACAACATTATGAAATGCCTGTTCTACTGTTTCTACAGGAATACGCAAAGCAATTACTGCGCCAAAAAAAGCACCAATAGAAGTTCCCCAAATAGTTTTGATATCTTCTATCATATTTTCCATATATAAATAGCGTAATATACCAAAATAACAAAGTCCCTTAAGACCACCTCCTGATAAAAATAGATTTGAAATCATTATTGTATATAAATTGACATAATCTTTTATACTGTTACACCAACCGAAAAGAAAAATGAGACAAAAACATCATATTAAATCATATAATTTATCTTTCAAATACTTATTTTCATTTTCTAATAGATTTACTTTTCGCGGATTTCATTATAATCAGACAATTTACTCAATATGCTTTCTCCTACTATATCTATTCTATCTAATCTATCTTCAATAATATCTAACTTATTTTTGATATCATAATATTCCAATATATTTAACCTTTCTTTGATATCATAATAATTGACTTGACAAGTTTTTAATTGTTTATTCTCTTCTTCTAATTTATCAAGTCTTGATATCACGTTATCATAATAATTTGATATTTTCTTATTTGATGTAAAAAGATGTTTCAAAATTTTATAAATAAATTCAAAAATATGCGACCTATTGTGTCGAATATCATAATCCATGAATCCAAATTTAATTAGAGGACGTTTTAAGCTCAAATTTTCAGTAGAGTTATATATTGTAATTATACCACTATTATATATATTTGAACGAATTATGTCTGATATTGATGACGTATAAAAATCTAAGTTTACTTTGTCTTTATCTTCTAAACAATATCCTTTTATTATGTCTATTGTTTGTTTTTTAACCTTTATTTCTGTACTATCTACATATTTATCTAATTGTTCCATATTCCAATCAATTGTATTTTTGTATGCTTCTTCCTCGTCCTTTTTTTGTTTTTCTAAATCAGCAAGCATTTGCTTATACTCTTCTATCTTGATATCAATATTAGACATTTATATATCTATCAACATAATATACTCGTATATGTTTATATGATTTTGATATTGTCTATTCTTAACATACTTAGAATTGAACAATTTTTGGCAATCTTCTAAAGTAAAAGTAGTTGAATAACTTGTCATCACTTATATAAAATTAAGAAAATGTAATTATCAGGAACAAAATAAATGTAAATTATAAATAAAAATGCATATAGATTTTATTAATGAAATAAATAAAATTTTAGATATTATCTATACAAATCAAGTTGATATTGATAAATTGATGTATGATATCGTACAAATATATGATACAATTTCCATAGATGTTCGAGAAAGTATTACTAAGGATTTAGATAAAGTTATCAGTATCATAAATATGTATATTCAATCAAAAAATAAACATATTACTGAAGAAGATAAAAACAAGATTAATGCTTTAATGTCAAATATAACACGCCAAATAATTCTGCATGCAAATCAAACTTTATGTCAAGAAGACATTGATAATTTATTCGAACAAAAAGAAGAGGATTTGATAAAAATACCATCGATACCTGTTTTAAAAATTGTTGAAAAAGGATATTTATATGATAAGAACACTAAACTATGTAATATAGAATTCAAAAAAGTTAAATTAAATAGCTTCAAGATGTATGCAAATAATGATAATAAATATATTATGAATAATATTTTTACAGTACATAAAGAATCATATGACGCAATTTTCAATACAAATTTTATAGAAGCACAATTTGATTATATAAACAATCTATCAGAGAGAGATAAGGTATTATTATATACGTATACAAATAAAATAGGTGTTAAAATTATTCAAAATTATAAAAGAAAATTACGTGAAACTGATTATGTCATAGATGTTTTTAAGGAATTCCAAATAGATGATAGCACTTCACAAATTCCATTGTTTTATATTTTGATTGATTATTTAGAAAACAAATTTGATTTGGACTATAATGATTTAGATGACCTGAATGCTAGTATTTTAGATATTATAGAAAATGATGAATTATTTACACAAGACGATATCATCAATGTAATAGAATTGTATATTTACAAAATCAATGAAATTATCAATAATGCACCATCAATTAGTAATGTTATTTTATATAGAGGAATAACAAAAGAAGAATATTTTGATTCCAACAAAAATATATTCTTTAATTCTTTTTCAATGATTCCCTATGTTTCTTGGATATTTGTTAATGATGATAGTGAAAATGAGTTATGTTGTATGATAAGATCTAAAATAATTGAAGAAATACCTGTTTTATTTATTGCAATGATCGCATCAGAAAATTCACAATATGAAATACTGTTGTCAAATAATGTAAAATATACAAATATACGCAAAAAAATCGAAAATTGCACTTTTAGAAGTAAAGAATATTATTATAAATTATACGGATGCATTGTATTCAATATGGATTGTGTACATCCTATAAATAGAATAAAAGATATATATAGTAATGACTTGAAACATAGATTATGTAATAGTACGTGTCAAATTTCTGTTATAGAAAATGATGTCACAAATTAGATGTCACCATCATTCTAAGTGATTTATTATTGTCTGTTTTTAATTTTGGAATGGTGTCTTTATATGCTATCAAAAAATATGTAATATATTCTGGTGTTATATTTGCCAATTTTGAAAAATTCATTAGCATTATTGTTTTAAATACTATATAGCAAAACGAGTTAGTATATTCATTCCATAAGCCAGACGGCAACTGTCCTTGTTTTGCCAAAAATTTGTTACTCTGTAACACACTATGATGTATTTCAGTATTTATTATTTTTTTAAACGGCTGTTTAATTACAATTGATACAAAAATACAATGTATAATTGTTGCAAACACTTCTACAACAGCTTCATTAGGAATTAATCTCATATTAGGAGATATATCAAAAGCTAGTTTTAATTCATCAGTTTGGTATTTAGTCCACGCTTCACTATGCACAGGACTATGGTGTAATAATTCATGTAAAATAACTTTTGGAAATTCTTCTTCTCTAAATACATAAATATTGTTGCCATTTACAGATGTAAAGCCACCATTAATATTTTCAACATTAATTAATTTTTTCATAGCAGGAAATAATCTTTTATGTGGTGCTAAGACTAAATGTATATTGAAATTTTTAGATAATCCGAAATATTTGCAAAGACAACAAGCTTGTTTATATGATTCTTTTATTTTAACAAGCTTCTTTTTAGATAAATTTTGACTATAAATATGATAAATAATATTCTCATTAAAATGTGATATTTGGGTATAATTATTACATTTTTCCTTACAATACTTTATAATACTTGTAGGACAAAAACGACCATCATATAATTCATCTATGAGTTTTTGCTTATTATACATAGGTAGAGATTTAATTTGTATATTGTTATCATTGAATGATCTATAATATTGCCGAAATTTATTCACGTCAATCCACATTATAAATGTCGAAAAATGCACGAGCCTCTTTAATTACAGTAGATATAAAATTGATATTTTTTAGTTTATAGGCAATTCTAAGCATATTATCTGATATATCTCGGTAATAAATATTGGTAGAATTCAATGATTTATTATACCAAAATGTATACCGATATACAAACAAATCAGATATGTGAGTTTTGATTGCGTTTTTTAATTCTTGTGTTCTCATATCATGTTTCCAAATTTTTTCAACAACATCATAATATTCCCAGCGATTTTTCCCGTGATATCTGAAATCATTAGCAAAAAGCTTATGTAATAAAAGAGCTATATCATAATGTGTGGCCATTGTATATCTATCAATATAATTGTAAACATCATGTTTCTGAATGTCGTTTAGTTTTTCTAATATTTTTGGTGTTTCAACACTCATCTTATATAATATTTATTTATTATTTTTCTCATATAGCTTTATACTGCTAATAAAATTATATAAAATATTTATAGAACATAAAAATATGCACTGGAATATTTTAGATATATATTTTCAAAGTCATAAATATCCTTTTACAAATCATCATTTAGATAGTTACAGAGAACTTATCAAGACATATATCCCACAGACAATACAATCATATAATCCTATAACTATGATTAAATACGATGATTTTGGAATGATTATTATGAAGGTAGATGTATATGTAGGAGGTAAAGATGGCAATCAGATATATGTTGATAGACCTATTACTTTTGAAGAGAGTAATGCCAAATTAATAACACCTAATGAAGCCAGATTAAGAAATCTAACATATGAATCTCACATTTATGCGAATATACTAATAGAAATTACTGATGTGGATGGAAACATCAAAGTAAAGGAATTTAAAAATGTTGCAATAGGAAGTATACCAATTATGTTACACAGTGATATATGTATTTTAAATGGACAAGGATCTGAAGTACTTAGGAAATTAGGGGAATGTGTTTATGATACAGGGGGCTATTTTATCATAGATGGTAAAGAAAAAGTCATTATTGCACAAGAAAGAATAGTTACAAATAGACTTTTTGTATCTAAGATTAAAGATGATAAAACATTTAGTTACAAAGGTTTGATTAGATGTACTGGTGAAACAGGCGAAACAATGCTTTCTCCAAGAACAGTTGAATTTTATCTAGTCAAAAATCCTGATATAGAAACAGAGGAAGATGTAATAGAAGATTATCAAGATAAAAAAGGAGCTATAATGGTATCACTGCCTTCAGTTACTGGTAAGATACCATTATTTACCTTTTTTAGAGCATTGGGTATAGAAAGTGATAAAGACATTATTGAAAGTATATTTGGAACAGATAACAATAATGTGGAAAAAACATTTTTTTACAATTTTATCAGACCATCTGTTTATAATAATCCTCATAATGTGTGGACACAAGAAGATGCATTAAACTATTTACGACCACTGGTGAAATATGGAAATATTGATCATGTTAAGAATATATTAACAACAGATGTCTTTCCTAATATGGCATTATATCAGAATAAAGGTAGATTTCTTGGATATTTAGTAAAGCAATTTATCAATGTAGCAATGGATATAAGTCAACCAAGTGATAGAGATAGTTATATATATAAACGAGTAGACATCAGTGGATATCTATTAGCGGAATTGTTTCAAGAAGCCTATATGAAACTCCGAAAATTTATTAGAGATAAGATGGATTCTATGTATCATTTTGGTTCTTGGAATCAAAAGCAAGATTATGAAAATTTCGTAACAGATCATAATATATATAAGTTGATTCCTAATCTTTTGATTGCTCAAACGTTTGCCAAATCTTTGAAAGGAATGTGGGGTATTGCAGATGAAGAAGACCCAGAATTAGGCAAAGTGCAAGATTTGGCACGTATAAGTTATATAGGATTTATGTCGCATTTACGTCGTGTAAATATGCCATTAGATAGAAGTATCAAAGTAACTGCGCCTCATAAATTACATTCACAACAATATGGAGTTATGTGCCCTTTTGAAACTCCTGATGGTGGATCGGTCGGTTATATGAAAAATCTTGCATTCTTAACAAAAATAGCATCGGGGACAAATATTGATAATATTCGACGTTGCTTACTTGATATTGGAATAATTCCTATTGAATTCTATGATATAGCACTTAGTAGAGATGTGACCAAAGTATTCATCAATGGCTCTTGGTTTGGTATTACAAAAGAGCCAATGTGGATTATTAGAGTTCTAAGAGCGTATAGACGAAATAGTTTGATAAATGTACTCATCTCTATATCTTGGCATATTAAAGCAAATGAAATTAGAATATTGACTGAAGCTGGTCGTCCATGTAGACCTCTGATAATATGTAAAGATGGTAAGATAAGTAAAGAGTTAAAAGGCAATAATTGGTTTGATTTAATTAGTGGTTCAACTTTAGAACTAACTGAAGAAAAAACAGATGAATTCTATTACAGAAGTGAGTACATTGATCCTAAAAATTTGCCTAAATTCAAAGGACAAGATATTATGCAAATCATTCAGACTCTAGAAAAGAATGCTGCGCAAATTGAGTACATTGATATTGAAGAAGCAGACACTTGTCTTATTGCAATGGATGCAAAGGATTTAACCGTATTTCATACACATCTTGAAATACATCCATCAACTATGCTTAGTGTAGTTAGTGCTAATATACCATTTTCTAATCATAATCAATCAGCGCGTAATGTATTCTTTGGTGCACAAAGTAAACAAGCTCTGGGTATTTATTGTACAAATTTTAATCAACGATTTGACACAATGTCATACGTACAACATTATCCTCAGAAACAAATAGTTGGAACTAGATTATCACAGTACACATGCAGTAGTTATATGCCAAATGGGTTTAATGTAATAGCTGCAATTATGACATACTCTGGTTTCAATCAAGAGGATAGTATAATGATAAATCAAAAGAGCGTTGAAAGAGGATTATTTAAATTATCATATTTCAAATCTGTCACGGGGACAGCCAAAGAAGTGTCGCAAAATGAACGAATTATATTCGGAAATCCTCAAGAATATGTGAATAAAGGCATAGCCGTCAAAGGAATAAAACACGCTAATTACAAATTATTAGATGATAATGGTTTTATCAAAGAAGGAACATATGTTGCAAAAGGTCAACGTGTAATAGTTATTGGAATGTTGAACATAAAAGATGTATATAAAGAAGTTAAAAAGGGTGTATTCACTGAATTAGTCAAAGAAACAGTTTATACTGATGTGTCAATTACAACAGATGATTCAGTTAATGGTACTGTAAATAAGGTATTCTTTTCAACAAAAACTATTGGAAATAATTCATCAGTATGCAAAGTAAGATTTGTTAAATTGCGAAAACCAGAATTAGGTGATAAGGTTGCATCTGCTAGTGCTCAAAAAGGCACTGTTGGGATGATCATACGTGAAGAAGATATGCCTTTTACAAAAGATGGTATAAAACCTGATATTATAATAAATCCACATTGTATGCCTTCGCGTATGACGATTGGTCATCTTATAGCAACTGTTTTTGGTAAACTATGTTGTTTGAAAGGATGTTCGGGGGATGGTACTGCATTTTTAGAATATAACCCAAATACAGTCTATAAACAATTAGCTGAACAAGGATTTGAAAGCTATGGAAATGAAATTTTGTATAATGGATTCACTGGACAGCAAATACAGACTGAAATATTTATAGGGCCTATATTTTATATGAGATTGAAGCATATGGTAGCTGATAAAATCAATTCAAGAGGTCATGATAGAGATAAAAATGAACTTCCTAAGATAATGTTAACACGACAGCCTACTGCAGGTAAACGCAAAGGAGGCGGTCTTAGAATAGGTGAAATGGAAAGAGATAGTATTATTAGCCACGGTACATCTTTATTTTTACAAGAAAGTATGATGGAAAGATCTGATAAATATAGGTGGCCAATATGTAAAAATTGTGGAATTCAAGCAATCTATAATGGAAATAAAAAGAAAAGAATAGTAAAATGTAGAAATTGTGGCAAAGATAATTTAGCTATAGTTCAAACACCTTATTCCTTCAAATTATTAACACAAGAGTTACAAACAATGGGGATTGATATGCGTTTGAACACAGAAAAAATCATATTGCCACCGAAGATGGATATTGAAGATTATGCAACAATTGACGAAGATAATGAAATGATTGGTGGAAGTATATATAATCTTGCTAATATTCCACAAGGTATTGAAGATGAAGATAGTGAAGATGATGAAGATGATCAAAATATGGCTGATAAAGATGATGAAGATGATGAAGATTATGAACAAAGTGGAGGAGATAACAACAGCAATGATGACAATAGTGACGAAAGTAACGAAAGTAACGAAAGTAACGAAAGTAACGAAAGTAACGAAAGTAACGAAAGTAACGAAAGTGACGAAAGTGACGAAAGTAACGAAAGTGACAATAGTGACTATGATGAACAAATTGGAGGTGGTAACAATAATGAATATGACGAACTAATTGGAGGTGATAACGATAGTAACGATAGTAACGATAGTAACAATAGTAACAATAGTAACAATAGTAACAATAGTAACAATAGTGACAATAGTGACAATAGTGACAATAGTGACAATAGTGACAATCATAAACATACAATAAATCTAGAGGAAGGAGACAATAGTCATACTCAAACCAAAATAGTTACTATTGATGAGTAAAAAAATTTAGATAATAAATTCTTATAATAGTTTAGATTGGGTATACAATTAATGGATTTATTAATAACTATAGCTTTTTTTATAATGCTTTTAAGCATACTGGGTGTATTGATATATTTTGTATATGATTACTTGAGTTATAAAGAAGCAGTTGATAAAACAATTCAGATGGTTAATAGTAGTAATTTGGCTATTGAAGCTTCAATTAATCAAAATAGAAGTGCTTTAGGTATTTTGAATAAAAATATTGATACACAAGATCAACGGAATACAAGAACAGAACTAAATTCTCAAACAACTTCAGGTGATCTAAGAGATTTTGATGCAAATTTACGATATTTTATGCAATTTTCAAGCAATGAATATGACCTAAAAGATAAAATTTTTGAAAATAGGTTCAGTCTTGATTCAAGAACAGATGATTATAGATTAAAATTATTGAGACGTGTCAATGCAATTTCTGGTATGACAATTGCATCAGGACCAAATAAGAATTTGAAAATATGTCATGGAGAATCTGAAAATAATTGTATCAATTTAAGTATGACTGATAACAATAACTTTGATATTACTCCAAATACTCCAACTGGTATGATGACAATAAAATCAGCAAGTACTAGTTTACCTATGGCAAAATTCGATTTTTCACAAAATAATGTATATTTTGGTGGAAGCAATATTGATAGCTCACCTATGTATGTATCTGGTAATCAAGTATATTTAGATAAGGATAGAGTGAAAATTAAAATAAGTGATTCTTTAAATATGAATTTCAATACTATGATGACACAAAATAACAAAATGAGATTAGCAATGGAAGCAATGAATTCTGCTATTTGGCAGTCTTCCTCTAATATTGAAGTATTAGCACAATATAGACTAACAACTACAGCAGGTACACCAGCAAGTACATTCAATCATAATTTAGAAATAATCTTGATACCGTTATACAATATACCAGAAAATACTGAATTATATATATATTTATCACCTACAGAATTAGGTGTTACTGGTTTTACATCTTCATCTTCATCTTCATCTCAAGAGCAAGATGTATCTATGACATCAACACCAGTAAATGTTGCAACTGTGCAAAAAGATGGTACTAATCTAAAAATAAAAATAAGACCATCATCAGTTATGGACAAGGATAAACAAGTATCTATTAGTTTACAAAAACAGAATACAAATATATTCACAGGAGCCAGCGTGGGTACTAAATCAGGTACTACTATCGCAAGACGAATTGTATATCCAGCTGATTATCCACCATTATTAAGTCAGAATGCTATAAATAATATATATTCTTAAATAAAGAGAATGAATATTTATGTAACCATTTCAGTAGTCTTTATTGTTTTAATGAGCATAGTAATAATAGTGTATAATACACTTGGGCTAATGCAAGAAATGAAGGGTATGGAATATTTTAAAAACTATACCACAAGCAAACCTCCAAAAAGATGTAATTTTGAAAAACCAGTTGGACACAGTTATTCATCCAAGTTTCATGATTTTAAACATGCTAAAGAAAAGCATCCCCTGTATTTATATGGTTTCATATCAGAAGCATATTCAGATGATTTTTTATACAAATTACAAGATATATGTTATACTACTTATCAAGAATTTAATGCAACATCAACATTTGTAATATATGAGAAAATTGCAGATGATATAAGTAAAACAAAAACAAGGATAAGTTGCGAACTTATAGATGACCCTATATATACAATAATATTTCAAGATGATGACTGTCTCGATACTGAGATAAAATTTGTCAGATTATTAATAATATATCCTAATTATAAATCTTCGGAGTCAGGTCTAATATATCCTAATACAACTTCAGACAGATTATCGTTGTTCCTTAAAACATATGTAAAAAATAAGAATACTGCAAATTCTAAAGGTACAATATGTACCCTTAATAAAAATCATAAAATGTACTATAACCTGATACAGAAGAATTCAAATATTATATTATGAGTCTTCAATAAATGTAATCTTTATTTTTTGTGGAGTTTCTTCAATTGGAAGCTTTTTACATTCTTCTACTTTATTCCAGAATGCATCAATCTTTGGAATTGTCTTTTCCCATAATTGTTCATCAAATGTTACTCGCTGAACATTCATATTTTTCAATCGCCAAGGAGTAAGTTTCATAAAAATGTACTCTCCATTACTGTTCTTTTCAAAATCAGCAATCAATGTTTTAATATTATTATGAACATCAGATGCTGTCAAATATATATCAGAATATAAATATGTATATTCTTCTGTAATACGATGTTTGAATTCCGCAATAACACCGTGATTCATATTAGGATTATTATAAGTGTTAAACATTTCATCAATATAAATAAATACGTTTTCAAATGTCATAAAATCACACTCGATATAATCACATTCTTGTAACTTACAGACAGCCAATTGTCCTTGTATCTGCATATAATATTTATAAGGGATTGTGTTATCAATAATTTCACGACTATATGGACACTTGATTTCTACCATAATACCCATATCATTAATACCATCAGGTGAAGCCCCGAAATGTTCCAAATCTGAATCCAATAATAAACCAAATTCGTGCATTAAAATATCATTGTGCTTCTGCGAATAACATCTTGTTGCCATTGGTTCAAACATTGTGCCCCATTTAAGGGCGGGAATACTAGCATAATTTGTATTATCTAGTATAACACCCGCTTTCTTCTTCGCTAATCTGATATTACTATTGGAAATAGCTTCGTCCAAGTCTGAAGCAGTAAGTCTTAGTTTTCTAGCAGAATACCATTCATCAGTCCTCTGTTTTATAACTGGTAGTTCCTTCAATTTTTGCAATTGTTGTCTATAATTATCAATTTTGTTTTTCCTTTCGTTATTTGTAACAGATCCTTTGTAAATCTTGTAATCTTCGTCAAAAATATGTTTAGTATCTATAGATCCGTTAATATTCATAGGTTTTTTTGATATGGTAACTTTTTTGACTAGAATAGGAGTTGCTTCACTCGTGATGAAAAGCTTATATATTCTATTATAGAAGTAATTAATCTTTAAGTATACAGCCTTATAAATGTTATGATACATTGAAAAGTTGTTCCTTTTTTTTATAAGCTTTGGAAGATTGCAATTTCTTCTTCTGTTCTGCCTCAATTTTATACAATGTCGTTTTGGTGCCATATGTCAATGCATTTATATCTGAGTCTGTAGTCATTTTTTTGTTTATTGTTTTTACTAATTCTTCTATCTCTCGTCTTTTTACCTGTAAAATGGCATCAAATTTTTCGTTCAAATGTTGCATTATTATGTATTACAGTTATAACAATTTTATATCATTTTTTCTTATTATCTATTATGTGCTATCTGTAATAGTTTTCACTGAAATATTATAATTATTAATATCAATATATTGATAAGACATACTTCCAAAAGCTCTTGAAATACCAGTATCTACATACCATAATCTATTACCTACTAGTTGAACTTTTTCAACAGTTGTATGTCCTATAAAAATGTACTCACAGCCAATAGTATTTAATACTGTGGTCATATCATCATTATCATCAACAGTACGTGTCCAAAGTATACCATCCATATCAAGTAATAATTTGTCAAATAGTTCCTTATCATTTACACTTATAGTGCCTGTTTGCATAAATTGTCTCCATATCTCATTGATATATGAAACTGGTTTTTCATATTTATGCAATAAATCTAAATGTTGTTTCTTGATACCAGCGTGGCAAAAGAAAAGTTGACCTATCTTGATAACTAAGGGACGATTAGCAAGAACAGTTGATAATGTTCCAGTTGGTTTAAAGTAGTCAGTTCGATTGGGAACATTACTTTTCGAAGAAACATATGAAAAATTGCCTATTACATTCATTAGTTCATGATTTCCAATAAGTGAAATAACGCGACCACCTTTTGCCTTAGCAATATTGTCAAGGCTATCTGTAAAATGTATCATAGTAATATCGTCTAGAACCTCCCAATTCTGTATATCAGGAGCGCGATTCATACTATCAACTTGGTCACCTAATTGGATAACAATAGTTTCTTGCGGTTCTGCAATCCATTCTAAATCATTATTAATAATTTTTGCATCAATTAAAATATTCTTGAATCGTTTTAAATCTCCATGAATATCACCAATGACAATAGTTCTAGAAGGATATAAAAATTCATAGGTAACAGTATTATGCAACATACTATTCTAGTAAAATAAATAAAATCTTTAAGCAATATTATTGTGGTCCATCAACTTTATCATAATAATCTTTAGTACTAGATATTGGACCTGTAGCTATAGATGGATTCTGTCTTTTATACATTGTTTCAAATATAGGTCGCAGAGTATCTAAAAAATTTTCATTATTAGGTACATAATAATATATATATCTTGATAATTGTTTTACCTGATTAAAGGTAGCATCTCTAGTGAACTTTAGTAATTTATTATAATTAGCATCAAATAAGCTAATATAAGCTTCTACATACTGTGGATTATTATTATTGATTTGTTCTATTATACTGTTTATTTCATTTGCTTCATCATTATTGATATAACCACCTTTTGTTTTTTTACCTTGCATTTTTTCACATTTCAAACTATTTTTTTGATGTTTATCAGCGGTAGCACTTATTTCAATTCTATAATGGTTTACTATTTCTTTATTATCAATAATTCTGACTACGGGTTTATCAAGTTTGATGCGTGCTGCTTTGTAATGATATTCTAATTTATCACTACTAGTAGTTGTTTCTCTTAAGCAAAAAGTAATCTTCCGAAGTGATTTATATTTACGTGATTTTTTGGCTTTTTTGAATAATTGTGTAGCAGCCTTCTTTGCAGCGGACATTGGAATTAAAGAATTATATCTACCACCTTTGACATTTATACAAGAACTGTCTATAGTAAAAGTTCGTTTTTTTTCCATATATTCTATCTTTAGTACACATAAGAATTATTTGTGTTTATTAGAAAAATGTCTCTTAAACTAAAGCTAAAAATGCTTTCAAGAAAAATGAAAATTATAGGAAATATGCATCCAGATTATAAAGGTATTGGAATGCATTCTAAAATGTCTAACTGCATCATTAAAGGTATGATATATTACTACCTCAAATATTATAAAACAGAATTATCGATTATATTCATAGATCAGCAAAATGATAAAATAACTTGGTATAATAAATCATTATTTCTTACAAAAAATAGGGCGCTTATATGCGTAGATGACAAATGTATGTGTGTTAGAATGATAAATAATTCTATTTTAGTTCAAAATACATTCCTAAAGCTTAAACATATGGAATCTATAAATGCAAAAATTTTGCAGATGCTTAGGAATTATAATATATTTGATGTGGATAGTGATGATATAAAATATGATGATGAAACTCCTATACAAAATACTAACATTGAAAAAGATAATAGTGTCTGCATGGCATTATTGAATTATATATACACTGATAATGAATATTCTAATATACATAAGGGTGAAATCTTGAGATTAAGATTGGGAGAGTACATTTATTCATATTTAATTAGAGAAAATAGTAGCCCAGTAAAGCTAGCGACCGAGTTTGACAATTATATTGAGAAATATGAAAGAATAGTTTATGTAATGTGTTAAATATATTACACCCACAGAAAAGAAAAGCATGCAACAGATATAAATAAAAAATGATAATGTGTTGTTCTATAACATATTATACCATGCAGACACAGACAATCAGTGTGGAATATAGTGATAAGTTGATGTCATGTCAATTATGTAATTTATGCTCGGAGAGCAATGGTAATTATACATATATGAACAATTGTAATCATTCATTTCATGTTCTTTGCTTGATTGATAATGCATATTTATCATCAAAAATGATATGTCCGTGTTGTAATATGCCTTATAATGATCTTCGATTATCACTTGCAGTAGCATATAAAAACAAGATACTCAATTATTTTTGAAAACCTTATTAGATTAGCCTTTCAATAAGAATACACTTGTTATTATTCAAGCGAGAGATAAGTTTGTCTCATTTTTCTTTTTGATCAGTGAAAGTAGTTGGTGTTCTAAATCTTGGAAGGTTTAGAAAAAAATATTTCCTTTAAATAGTAAAGAAAATTATGCTTGGATTGGATAGTGCATATGCTTTAACTGGAAATTTGATGGATGGGGGTGGAAAACGAAAGAGAAGTAAGGGAATGAAAAGAAGTAAACGAATGAAAAAATACAGCATGAGTTTATTTGGAGGTGGAAAACAATTTATGTGTACAGAGGTTGAGGTCCCTCCTCCTGTTGTCGCTCCAGTTGCACCAGTAGCCCCACCTGCTATCCCTGCTATACAACCTATGAGAATGTCAGGGGGTAAAATGTCTAAAAAGGCGTTGATGTATAAAAAGATGTTGAATAATATGACTGTTGAAAGATTACAAAAACTTGCTGTGAAAAGAGGAGTTAAAGTCACTAAGAAAAAGGATGGAAAAGTAGTACAAGTTAAGAAAGCTACACTTGTCAGAAAATTATGTGAATGCAAGTATGGAAAATCCAAATCCCGTAAGTCACCTAAGTCACGAAAGTAGATTAGTTGGTTTTTGATTATCTCTAGCTTTGGTTTTGATATTAAATTTGTTTTCTAGTTCATAAGGCAAAATCTTATTGAATTGATCTACCCATGAACCTTCATTATAAGTAGGTCGTTTATATATACAGCTTTTTTTATGCACTTGCACACCTTTGAATATATTATGCTCAATTTCGGCAACATCTTGATATTCTGTTTCAGGATCTTGGTGTATATATGCAACAGTTGGCCTAGATAAATTTGCTACTAAATTATAATTATTTTTAACGGTTTCTCGAATAGCCAATTCACGCATATTATTTAGGGATATACTGGTGGAATCCTTGAATAAGCTACAATCAATCATATCTATAAATAAAGGTGTAAAAAATATTTCATATATATAGTAAAGAATCCAATGCCTATTTTAAATATTACTCAAGCAGATCATTTTGAAAATTTTGTTAATACTCATAATAATGTACTCTGTTTATACTATTGGAAATTATGTGGATATTGTCAAAGTTTTGCACCAATATGGAATAGTGTTATACAACACTATGCTGATAAAATCAATATAATAAATATTGAATTGGATTGTATTAAGAACCTAGATACGAAATACCAAGTCAGGGTTTTCCCAACAGTTATGGTTATTAAAAATGGCAAACAGTCAACTGTATTAAAAAGCGATATGCGTAATCCAAAGAATGTACAAAAGTTTATTGAAAAACATATGCTACTAGAGAAAAAGAAGAATAAACCCATAAAAGCAAAAAAATAATTTAAAGACTTGTCACATACAATGATAAAGATGAGTACATTATCAGCTGACGATTTGATAACCAGTATTGTGCATGATAAGCCAGAACCTACAGAAGAAGAACTAGATAGTTTTAAAAACCTTGTAAATGATTGGTTCAAGTATGATGATCAAATTAGGAAATTAGATATTGCTATCAAGGAAAGGCGAAATTATCAAAAAGCATTGAATAGCAAAATTCAAGACTTTATGTTCAAATTTCAGTATAATGATTTAAATACACAACATGGTAGAATCAAGTCTAATGTAAAGGAAGTCAAAGTACCTATAAAAATAACAGAAATTCGTGACAAAATATTAAAAAACCCGAATCTATCCGGTGAAGAACTTATAGAAAAACTTTTTAACGAAGACAGACCTACAATGGTAAAGAAGAATATTCGACGAATTATTCCACGTGTGTCATTGTCTCTGTAATACTGTCATACTCATAGTTTGTAGAATAGAATATTTTTTTTATACTTTTTTTGGCTATGTAATTTTGGCAACTATTACAAGGCTTTGAATATTTTAAAGGATTATCATACTTATCTGGACCAATCCTTGCTACATATAATTCACATTCAGAAAGAATAGCCTTATCCCTACTCTTAAGTCGCGAAATTGCAGCGACTTCAGCGTGTATACTGTGATTTAAATAATGATAATTATATCCGACTGCTATAATGTTTTTTTTATGTACTATTATTGCACCATGCTTATGATTCATCAAAGAATTCATAGCAACTTCTGCAGCTATTCTCAAAAAATGATTTTGCTTACAATGCATTATTCTTGGACAATTTTCATCAAAATACTTGAAATATTCTGATGTCAGAACGTTTATATTATATAAATTATACTTCTCCCGTATTTCTGTCTTCATTTTCTTCAAATCCTCATTTGTCTGCTTGGTCCTCGACCTAGATATTTCAAGCATTACACTTTATATCATAAACAATATGATAGCTATTTTTATATAGAGAGAATCATTTTTTATATAATCATAGATATAAAAAAATGAATATATAAGTATAATCTTTATATATATAAGAATATATAATATTAGTGAATATGAATGTGATGTCTAATGACTTTGAGTATAGTATCGAAATAGATGAAACAGCACCTCGCGCAAAACAACCCGATAAAATTCAAATGAAATTGAAAGAACATCAACTTGCTTGTCTACATAAAGCTTTATTAATGGAACAAACTGGTAAATTACATTATAATTTGACAGATGATGTCCATGTAAATTTATCCGACAATACAAGATATTATAATCCAAATAATCATAGGATTCTTAATAAGGTGAAAGTTAATACAAACATTGGTATATTGGGTGATATAGTAGGATATGGTAAAACACTAACAGCTTTATCACTTATAGCAGCATCTGATTTGAATTCAATGCATTTAAATGAAGAATTAAATGTTAGTTACTGTAGTTGTCGTAATTATAGTTATTTAAGTTATTCTACAGAAAATACAAATATATTATCTCAAGATGATTTCATACAAAGTACACTTATAATAGTACCAAGGGGCCCTGTTTATATTCAATGGCTAAAATGTTTGCAGGATAATACTAAATTAAAGTATCTCGCAATAGATAATTTGAATTTTATCAAAAAACATTTACCTGAGAATAAGGAAAATAACTGGAAAGAAATTATGGAATATTTCAATCAATTTGATGTAGTATTGATAAAGAATACTACATTAGAAGTATTATTTTCATATTATTATACAAGATCTACAGATGGGATTCATTATATTCGAAGATGGAAACGAATAATGATTGACGAAGCACATGATATATCTAATAAGATACCATTAATGTACTATCAATTTATTTGGCTTATATCTGGAACATATGAAAATATATTATCATTGACCAGAGCTTATAATAATATATTGTATCATGTTCGGGAAGCAATTAATTATAATACTATCAATTTGGTTTTAGTAAAAGGAAAAAAAGAATTTGTAAGAAATAGCTTTAAGATACCTCCTGCAATTGAAAAAATATACAAATGCAAGCTTAGTGCAAAAATTAATGCAATTCGAAATTTTATAAGTGCTGATATATTAGAAAAAATAAATGCAAATGATATAATTGGAGCAGTGAGAGACTTAGGTGGTAAAAGTGAGACAGAAGACAGTGTAATTGAATTAGTTACTAAAGAAATTAAAAGAGATTTGCAAAATAAAGAACATGAACGAGAGTACATTATGGCATTAGATATAACTCCGGAAGTAAAGGCTATTAGACTCAAAAATGTTGAAAATGAAATAAACATACATAAGAATAAACTCAAAGATTTAACACAAAGATTATCAGAACTAAACAAAAAATTATGTTCAATTTGTATGTTTGAAATGGAGAACCCTATAATTCTAGAATGTACTCATTCTTATTGTGGAATATGTATTGTTAAATGGATGGAGAAGAAAAAGGATTGTCCTGAATGTAGAGGTAAAATAGATATGAATAATTTAATTGCTATTAAATCTACAGATGACATTAATCATATTATTGAACCATCAAGTCTAAGCGAAAATTCAATATTGACTAAAGAAGAAACATTATTAAAAATAATTAAAGAAAAACCGGATGGAAAATATCTGGTGTTTAGCAAATATGATAGTGGTTTTATGAAATTGATGAGAACATTGCAAGATAATGACATTACCTCATCTGAATTAAAAGGAAATACAGCACATATGGTAAATGTTCTTGAAAGATTTAAGACTGGTCAAATAAAGGTAATATTATTGAATACTAATTTTGCAGGTAGTGGCATTGATATTAGTTATGCCACAGATGTTATTATTTATCACGATATGGGGCTTGCAAAACATCAAGCAATTGGTAGAGCACAAAGGGTTGGACGTAATACTGTATTAACAGTACATCATTTATACTATGAACATGAAATGCCAACAAACTAAAAAATATATAAGAAAAACAATACTATTTATTATAGTATAATAAACATGAATGTTGAAAATGAAATCATAACAGAATCACCACAAACAGTTACAGTGCCCAAAAAAAAGAAGGTAATTATTGCATTGCCCGGAGATAATTTCAGTTCGAAATTTATGGTTTCTTGGTCAAATGCATTGGCTACATTATGGATGTCAGACAAATATGAAATTGCAGTGGCTCCGGCAAGTGGATCGTTTGTTACTTTTGTCAGAATGCAAACATTAGGACTTGATGTGAAACGAGGTGTTACACAAAAAGTCTTTAATGGAGATCAATTTGATATATGGGTCACAATTGATAGCGATGTTATTTTTAATGCAGAACAATTGATCGAACTTCTGGATGCTACAGAAAAGCATCCAGTTGTGGGTGGAATTTATAGAATGGCTGATTTAGAACATTTTGCAGTTGTCAAGAATTGGGACAACAATTATTTTGCCAAGAACGGAACATTTGAATTTTTAACTCAAGATGCACTTACAAAATGGAAGGAGGAAACTGGTCTGAAATATATGCCTATTAACTATACTGGTCTAGGATTCTTTGCATGCAGAAAGGAAGTTTTAGATAAAATGACATATCCATATTTCAATGGAGAATTGAGAGAAATAGTTGGTGACAATGGTGTTATTATGAAAGATATATCATCAGAGGATGTTAATTTCTGTCATAATGTTACGAAAGCTGGTTTTCAGATTGTAATCAATGTTGATCTACGCGTAGGTCATTTGAAACCACTTGTTATTTAGAACATTTAGAGATAGTATTATTATTTTATTTTTATGTAAAGAGAATAGATAATGAGTATTCTATTTATACTTCTGATTATACTGATTTCTTTAATATTAGGTACTGCTTTTTTCCTCATCTTTCTAAATTTTATTATGAGCGCTGGTTTTTATAAATTTATTTTATATGCTGTAATTGGTCTACTTATAATAATACTGTATTATTTTATAGGAATTTACCTATATGCATTTTGGGCTATATTATCTCAAATAGGACGAACAACATGTAATATGGTATTTTGGGATAATGTATGGTATGCATTACTATTTGCATTTATTATAATGACATTAACTATATTTATAAAAGCTGTGAAAGCAGATGGAATGCGATGGAATCTTTTAATATATTCTATAAGTACATTATTTATACTTATTTTATATACCATAGTATACTATTTATACATTTATAATGACCTTATTGCAAGCATTACAGGCATATTAACTGTAGTGATGATAGTTCTTACTACTATTGCAGTATTTCTCAAAAAATATACATCATCAATTGTAGACATTTTTTATGTATTTTATGCGCTTATAACTGTAATATTTACTGTTAGTTTGTTTATGTTTCTATATAAAATATTATTAAGCTGTTATAATATTATTTCATAATAACTGGAATAAAATAAAAAATATATGTAGTAGAAGAAAATATGAAGGATAAATGTTATTTACAAGAAGGATATTGGTATACTAATCTATTTTTATTTGCACTTTTGTTGACTGTAACAGTATATTATGTATATATATTGCGATAGGCTAACATCTATGTATAAGCATTTATCTTATTGTGTTATTATTGAATGATATCAAACAAATACGTGGAATATAATTTGATTAATAGTATTCCTATCTTATATCCAAATCAGAACCAGCATGTAAATATTCAATATGCACCAAGATATATTATTGCAGACGCATATAGAATATTACATTGTTTTGATAAGGGGAAAAAACTAGTTACTATACAAAACACAGATTTTCGTTTTATTAGAATATCTTTGGATATTTCATTTCAAACTTGCAATAATGAAATAAAGGCACTTTATTACTATATAATGGTTAATAATACTATAGATTTTGATGGTTTAGATTATAAAAATTATAATAAAGTTTTAAGATGGTTACGTAGTGTTGATAACCATTATGTTATAGTATCAACGCCTATATTATATTACAAACACACTTATTATAGTATTGCCAATGATAATGAAATCAATATTATTGAACACACCGCTAATGAATTAATGGATGATGCTAAAATGCTTATGAAACTTGTTAGGAATAACTGCTATACTATTTGTGACACTTTTAATATAATTATTGCTTTATTTCAACAACAATGTATTAATAAACAACAATTCATTATATTTATTAAACTTCATAATCAAACAAGGAATTTTTGTTATACACATGCAGTATGGTTATATCTTATCAATCATCATAGGATATTTTGCGCATATGATTTCCCATTATTATGTTTATCAACAACACCATATCTTATAGATGATAGTATATTAATGCATTATCAGATAAATCACAACTTATATTTACAAACTTGTCATAATGACAATATTTTATTCACTACACTCATATCATTATCATATCCGCATACAAATATTAATTATTTGAAACTTATATTAGGAAATATATGTGATAATTTATGGTTTAATACAGCAAATTTGTCATTATCTTCAAAAGATAGTTTAATAGTGAATGATTTTTTTGCTTTATTTGCCACCTTTGTTTACAAAAACTGTATGTGGAAGTTTTGGTGCAAAAATAAGAATATATTATTGTCCAAACTTCTTAAGTCTTATAATGAAAATAATTGCTTATTATTTGATATATTATGCCCACTATTTAGATTATATATATATGGATATGAAGGAATCAAGATTAGAAAGTCCAGAATTCGCCAAATATGGTTAGATGTATTACACTTGGTTCCAATAATGAAGGATATTTTGATTCAGTTTATAGTTTTAAATAAAATAGATATCCCATATATCTTTTTAATGGATGTCTTTAGACAAAATACAGTTAATTTTACTATCGAAAATATAATAACTTTTCCTAATGCTGTTGTCAAAAGATATAGTATTTATCAATTACTTGATTCAAGAACAAGTTTGGATACTGTTTATTATTTTCATAAAAATGTACTCAAAAAACGAATACTGATAGCTTTAATGTGTATTTATAAAAAATTTGGATTATTTAATAATCAACAAGTTACTTTAGAATCATATCAACAAGGTATGATTATTTTGAATTTTTTGCAAAATAATAGGCATTATCTTCTTTGATTTCTTTTATTTCTTTTTTTCCCGGAACCAAAAAATCTTTTAAGAAATCCAACCTTTTCTTTTCTTTCTGGCATTGGTCTATTACTAAATAATCTAGCAATAAAATTGTCTCTGTTTTCTACATCCACACGCATTTCTGTATTTGCTACTTCTGTTCTATTCATTGTACTAGGTGCTTCTGTTCTATTCATTGTACTAGGTGCTTCTGTTCTATTCATTGTACTAGGTGCTTCTGTTCTATTCATTGTATTTGGTGCTTCTGTTCTATTCATTGTATTTGGTGTTTGTATAATATCAGTATCTTTTTCATTCGAACCAAACAATCTGCCAAAAAACGACTTAGCCGGAACTGCTTCAACAGAAGGTTTCATAATAGTCACTTCTTTAGGCTCGGGTCTTAGTGATTGTTCCGTTATTTGAGATGTACTAAACAATTGTTTCAAGATATACCATATAAATATAATTGTGAATATAATGGTCAATACTATTATAATCCATATACCTACTTTTAAGCCCCTATTACATCTGACATCAAATAAATCAGATGAACAATCATCATTTTTAGTTTCACTATAGTCTTTTGTAGATAATGTTGGTGGAAATTTGGGATTTTCCTTGACATCCTTTTTAGTCTCAGGCCATCTAGCTTCAAATTCCTTTTTTTGATTTTCAGTACTAGATAAATCGCCTGAATATGTAAAAACACTATCTACAGTAAAAGTTTCAATATTCTTAATATTCTCAAAGTTTTCTCTAATAGCTGTAAAATAATCTAACAATTTCATTCACCTATTATGTGAAAATAAATAATTTGATATGATAGAATAATGTTCAAAAAACCATTTATTCCAATTAAGGTATATAAATGGAATTCTGCAACGAGTAAAGAAGAATATATATTTGATTCTGAAAATGTAGCACAAAATACTATCAATACAAATATATATCAAGATTTAACTGTTATAGATGCAGTACATAGAATAGGTCTATATCTTCTATCTGAACTCAAGCAAAACACAGAACCATTTTATGCTTGGATAGATTCTAAACCTCTTTGTTTTTCCATTAAAAATGTAAGATGGGATGGTTATAATATTAATCCATTTAAATCAATTGACCATAAATCATCTCAACTTAATGAACCTATAAGTTATGAATATCAAACAAATGAACTTTTTTCTTACAATAAAATCAATATTGTATTTGCAAGTGATTTGCCAAATGAATTGAGAAAAAATAAATATTATTTTTCAGACATTAAAATGCAGACATATAAACAGTATAAAAAACAAGATGATAAATTGATATTTTTACAAAATATAGGTGATCAAAATGTAAAAATCATTGGAGAATATTTTTCAAGATTAAATTTTGCCATAAAACTCAAAAATATAGTTATTGCTGAATTATTTGATACCCTACATACATCTAAACATATTGATATGATACAATGGATTGATGACCCTAGTAGAGTATTATATAAATTGTCCAAGAACCATAGAATCAAAAAAGAATGGTTCAATATGTGGATAAATATTGAAAAGATTTCTAAGTCAAATGTACTCAATATATATAGTATTATCAACAAATATGGATATTGTAAGATTTCTATAGATAACGAAGGTATGATGTTAATAAACTATGTTTTTGATGTTAGAAGTTTTACAAAAATGAGAGATATCATTCGGCACAAACAAATAATCCATAAAATTTTAGAAAGTAATTTGAAGCAACGTATACAATTCAAAGAATTATCCTTAAATTCTACAGTTAGGATCGAAGTACATAATAGTTTATTCAAAACTCTTATAAAAAAAATAAGTGAATATATTGATATCTTTCATTTTATTAAATCAGATATTAATAAAAATAAGGTTACCATTACTTGTACTTATAAAAGAAGTTCAAATTACGCTCAAAATACAGATATCTATGATTATATCAGAAGTAGAATAGCAATTGGTATTTCAAAATCAGAAATCATAGAAGAATTGCAAAATCTGGGAATAACTGGGAATATAGACGACATGGTAAATATAGAAATACAACAACATGAACAACCATCTAATGCGAAAATTAACATACAAAATAATGGCACTATTGTCCTGATAGAACCTTATTCCCAAGGTTATAATGTATCAATTGTAAATTGTCCTAATCTAAAAGAAATGGAATATATGATGTATTGGTTATCAAAAATTATAGCTACCAGTATCTCAGCTAAACCAATTATAAATACTGTACCAGTTGCAGTGCAAGTAGTTCCAAATATTCCTGACAAATCACCTTCAGTATCATCATCTTCATCTATATCTAAAGGGTCAATTGATTGGGATATAGATAGCTTGGGTGGTGCAGGAAAAGCAAAATATTTGATTGATATGTTACAAGAAGCAGACAAAGATTTATTTGGCGAAAACTATGCAAGAGATAAATGTCAAAGTCCTGAGCAACCAATTGTATTATCTGAACAACAGATGACTGCCTTGCAAAATAATAATCAAGCTCATTTTGATAATTTCATAAAATATGGCAGTAATCCAAATATTCAAAACTATTATGCTTGTCCAAGATTATGGTGTCCGGAAAGTAAAGTGCCTTTATCTGTTGATGATCCAAATGCTAAATGTCCTATTGACAATGAAAAACCAGTGGAAATGTTTTGGAATAAAGATAAAAACAAAAAACGATACGTAAAATTGATTAAACCTAATGAAAAAGGTATGTGTGTTCCTTGTTGTAAGAAAAAAGAACCTAAATTAGAGGAAAATAATAAATGTCAATTATTTCTTAAAACAAATAAGGACACTGTACCCATTATTGAACCCAAGCAAAATATTCCAGATAATGATGAATATTATATTATGAACCAAATTGCTCCAATACCCATTGGACGATATGGTACAATTCCTGAATATTTACATTCATTATTATTTTGGGGTAAGGATATTAAAATTGATATTTGTAATAAAATTATTCAGAAATCACAGCCTTGTTTTGTAAGACTTGGTATCAAAAATAATAGATATGATAGTATTGTTTTAGCTATAAGTAGTTTGCTAGGTTTTAATACAAAACATGCTTTTATAAAAGATATTAAATCAAAATTAGACATTTTGACATTTATATCCTTAGATGACGGTAATATATGCAAACAATTTATGAGTATGGAAGATATAAGCACGAAACTCAGTAATAAATTGCTTAAATCATATCAAAAGTTTACAAAACAATATCCTGAATTAATAGCTTTTAACAACAATGCACCGCGTACACTAAATATTTATTATGCATATAAAAGATTTATTGAGTATATTCAAACTGATAATTTTCATATGGAAAAGGTACCTGAATTTTTATATTCAATGATAATGATTATATACAATATTACAATTTTATTATGGGACAAAACAGAAAAAGACCTTATTTATTTAAATTGTCCACAACAAGCTTATGTTAATCTTGATTTGAATCCAGATATAAGTATGTTAATGAAAGAAGGGAAATATTACGAACCTATTATTCTTAAAAGTCGTGGTGTCAAAGAAAATGTTACGATATTTAAATTGAATGAATATCCTAAGTTGAAAGAATTGTTAGCTAACTGTCAAAATAATTATAATTTTAAAATATTTAAAAATCTATATTCATTGAATAACTGGGTAAAATCTAATATACTGCAAAATTCTACAAAATTTATAATAAAAAAAATCATATTGAATAATGATTTAACTATCAATAAAGTAATGACTTCTGGTAATATATTACTCACTTTTGAAAATTTGTCTATTTCTTTATTACCATTATTATTAAATGAATTAGGATTATCCAAACAGAATGTTGTATTTTATGATGACATTTGTGACAAACAATATAATATAAGTCTTAGGAAAACAGATATTTCATTATTTGCAGAGAAATGTAAGACATTTGATATTAGTTTCAATGCAGGTATTTTAAAACAAAATGGTGATATTGGTAATGAATATTATTCTGTTATAACTCTAGCCAAAGATAGTTTGACAAAGAATATGATCATACATAGTAACAATGCTTCAAATGAATACTATAAATTTATCCAAGGTATTGGAAAACATTCAAATATTTGGTTTGATATGCATAAAATGATAGTTAATAAAATTATTAAAAATTATTCTGATGACAAATTTGACGAATTGAAAAATATGAATAGAGAATCGCGAGTTGATACATTAATGAATCTCTTTAATGATGATAAATTACCACATAAAAAGAAGCTAAGAATAATCTTAGAAGAAATACCAATAGAAAGTAAATCTTATCTAAAAAAATGGTTATCAAATATTATCATATCAACTAAATATGATTTTTTAAGTAATAGTGTAAAAGAAGATAATAATGAATTCATATTTTCTCAGAATGCTTTTATATCAAATGGAATCAAACATATACCATCAAATATATTAACATATCACAAAGCATTGCCATATATGCATCCGATTGATCAAAATATACAAGATGTTAATTTTGAATTGAATACTATTCCAAGACCAGTTGTTACCAATGATATCCCTGATATGTTGAAAGGCTCTATGCAGAAATTGACATCTAAATGGGTGCAACATAAAAAGAGTAAATGGTTTAATATGGTCTATATCAAAACTGATTATACTAAAGATTTAGTCATAAATTTAGTTGATTGGCTAGCTAAGAGTCTGGAAATTAAAATAACATTTGATGATATTTTAATGACTACACGCCAAAACTATTTTGATGTATTAAATGATAAAGATGCTATGATCGAGTTACTACAAGATACTTCATACTTTAATAATTGGTTAGCAGTTGTGAATAAAAAATATCCTACTGTTCAAACATTTTGGGATAATGTATATACTGATTTGTCCATTGAACAAAGAAGAGCTTATTGTACTAAAATATTAGATAGTGGAAAATTATATCCAAACAATTTGCATTTTAAAGCAATGTCAAAATTATTGAATGTTTCCATATTAATTTTACATAGAGGTAAATATGGTAAATTTGATGTCACACAAAATGCGAGAGGAGGAATTATGGATTTAATCTTATCTTCTACTCTTTATCCAGCTAGTAATAATATGCAAAGCAGACCATTATTAATATTCAATAAACTTAATGAAAAACAGTATAGTGGCTATTATTTAATAGTAGACAAAGACAAAAATAATATTTATATGAAGTATGCAGATGTACCTAATAATATCAAAATATTAGTAGATGCACATATGTCTAATAACTAATTTTATTCAATTGTGTTATTATTATAGCACCTACTATTGCTTCTATAATGATTATAAATGCGAATAATATATCAGATACTGTCCATTGATAACCTTTATCATAGTCACCATATATAATCTTTACTGCAAAAAAAGCAAAGACAGCTGCAGTAATAAATGGATGGATATTACTTGTCTTATTTGGAATAGCAGCACCAACAATACCCCCTGCTATTGCTAGAATATGTCTAGCTGGATGATAAAAATGTTTGAGCTGATCTGAAGTTAAAGTCATTTATTACTTAATAATAATATTTTTTTATTGCGTATAAATAGGATACAAAAATGTCTACATCTGACTTCTTGAATAGTATTGGTAGTTCAGTTGGAAATGCAGTTAGTAGTTTAGGTAATATGATGACTCCTAATGCACCAACAAGTGGTGGCAAAAGTAGAAATTATAAAAAAAAGGCAACTAAAGCCAAGAAACCTAAACGTGGAGGTACTGTAGGTCGTTTATCACCTAATTCTGCTAGATCTGCAAGAGCTACCAAAACTAAGCGAAGCAGAACGCGCTCTAGAAGTAATAAACGAACTGTTTAATTGAAAAGACAATTACTAATTTTATTTATATTATCTTTTATGTCTGCTTATAAAAGATCTATCTCCAATTTCCCTATTTCGTAATGTTCTAGTAAAACTTGCATAATTGTAATAAGGTATGATTTCTATATTAGGTAAATTATGTAAACTTAAATCTAAATAATAAGTACCATTATTATTCTTAATCTCATAATTGGTTATATGCTTTGTTAAAGCATAATGATTAGTATAATTATAAAGACTGAAACCTATAGGAATGTGTACTATATTGAAATATCTGAAGACTTGAGGCGCGTTTTGAACATACTTGCGTTGAAATTGGTCTTGATACATGTTGACAAAATTGGCATTAATTTTGCTGAATCTTTTATATGGTGCAATAAGAAAAATAGATTTTTTATTGATTTCTGGAGTTATTTTTAATTCAATACCTTTATCATTAGGTAGACTACCACTACTAGTATCTAAAGTTAAATAGCCTTTATTTTCATCTTGCATTCTTAATACAACATGCATTCCATATTGGAATGGCAGCGTATCAGGACTGCCCCCTTTTGTAATCTTTTTAGGTTTTACAATAAAATCTGTCTTTGACCATCTTAGTGTATATTCATAAACTTTATTGGTAACTTTATTTTGTATAGAAAATGTTAGATTATTATGAGTTTTTTTGATGATATAATTTGCTAATTTTTTTGCAGCACTAATAGGAGTGTAAGCCTTACATTCAATATTTTTTGGTTTGATTAGGTCATATTTCTTAAGAATGAATATCTGTTCTGAATTCATTGTGTATACTAATTTATACAATTTTTATTTTTTGTTGTTCCATATTAAAGCATTTATGTGGCTCAGTTAATTTGAAATTAAACCGTATATCATCTTCAATGCATATTTCATCATCATCCTCCTCTTCAGCAATATTTTCAAGTTTTACTGGTTGCATATCTTTGATAAGTTCCATTAAATGCTCCTCATCTAATAATATACTTACATCACCAGTACCACACGGAGGTTGCTGTCCAAGCATAACATTAGCTGAAACACCATTTACATTATCATATTCAGCAAATATACTAGCGTTAATCAACATATCTGTAGTCTCTTCAAATGATGATTTGGCAAGTGGTCCTATATCACCGCGATTAATACCGTGTCTGTCGATAGACATCAATACCCCCTTATATGTCATAGTATCAATCAATAATGACAAGTGTCTATAATTCATTGATCCTTCACTTGTTACATTGATTAATTCATTATAAAGTGCATTGCGCGCAGCTTCAATACCAAGTGTATCATAAATCTCTCTAATATCATTGCTAATAGTTCGTGTTGCATCTACATTGGGATTTGCTAATATATCTACTAAATTGGTACCATCAGTATCGAGAACCCATTCAATTATTTTGTCAAATTTTTGTGTGTCCTTATTGTAATTATCATATTTCTTCTTATTAAGAGATACCTTCTTGATACCTTTATAACCTTTTAAGAGGACCTGATAAACAATATTATGTTCCATAGCTTTAATTGCTGCAAGCTCGTCTTTAGCATCAATATCCTTCAATGCTACTTCTGTTAATTTGATTCTGAAAATGCATTCTTCTGCATTATCATCACTATAAATACAATCAATATATTTGTCATATGCCATATTCAATTTAGTATATATATCTATCATACGTAAACCAAACGAATTCATTTTGTCTTTATTGAATTTCATTCTTAATACCCAAGGTGAGTCACTTTTACATTTACTTGAAAATGAATCAAGTTCACTTAGCTCTTTATAAATCTGCATTATTCCTTTATCCTTATCAATTGAGGTTTCATACCGTCCATTATCCCAATATATTTCACTGTATTCCAGAATATCTGATAATCTTGTTATTTCAATAGAATTCTTAATATTAATAGCTATACTTTTAGCCTTTTCTATTCTAGGATCATTTGTATCAATGCCATCATCGGCCATCACTGGATTAGCTACAGTTGTTATATTGTGTTTCATATAAATATTCATAGTTGGTGTTTTAGTCTTCTTTGTCGCACTCAAAATCTCCTTTAGACGAGGTACACCAGAAGTGGCTTTTACTGCAGCTTCTGTACCAGATACATGGAATGAATCTAGTGTCATTTGTGTACCCATTTCACCAATTGTCTGTGCTGCAACAATTCCTACCATTTCACCAGGTTGTGCAATAGCCTCTTTGTAATACTGGTGAACTTGTGAAACAATCCAATCAAATATATCCTGCGTGAAATGATATTCAAGCAATATCTTCTTGGGTGATAGAAACAATCTAACTAATATTTTGAAAAACTGTGTTCCTTGCAGAGTATCTTTAATATACAGATTATTACATAAATTGTCTATAGCATCAAGCACATAATCTGGAGATATATCTGATTTCAATGCTTTTATACCTAGGCCTTGTAATCTATTATTAGCATTCTTAATTATGCGATCAAATGGAATAGGATATTTGATAGAAGTCGTCTTAGAATCCTTAAATACATTATGAATTAAGAACACTTTGTCTTCTAATATCTGATTATAATGTTCCGTACATCTTTTATATGTATCCAACTTGATTTCTTTGTACGCATTTGATGTTAAATGATACTGTAGCCTGTCATTTTCTCTAATATGATAATTAAGTTCAATGTCAATTGTATGCATATCAATTGTTGGTATAAAATGAGATTCTATTTTACATCCATCCATACCATCTTCTCCATATACATACTGAATAATAGAACCTCCTGCATTACGTACAGTATTATCATAATATACCTTAATATCTTCCATCGCTTTCACTAATCTCCTTTCAATGTAACCAGTATCTGAAGTTTTTACAGCTGTATCAATCAGACCTTCTCGTCCACCCATAGCATGAAAGAAGACCTCTTGAGGAGATAAACCACTTATAAAACTATTTTCTACAAAACCACGAGCATCTGGTCCATCATCATACTTTGTAAAATGAGGTAATGTTCTATCTGTAAAACCATAGCTGATCCTTTTGCCATCAACATTTTGTTGTCCTACACAAGCAATAATTTGTGCTACATTAGTTTCTTTACCTTTAGAACCAGATTTAATCATATTGATCATTCTATTGCTTTTTTCATCAATTTGTGATAATCCAATTTTGCCAACTTGATTAGTTGTTTCATTTAATATACCTATGATTTCTCTTTCTACATAATCTTCATTATTAAATATACTATTATTTTCAATTACTCCTCTTCTGACCTCATCTAGTTGAGCATATGCTTTAGCTTTCATTTCTTTGATTTTATTCTTAAGATTCTCATCAGTTTTAGCATCAGTTACCAAATCGCTAATACCGACACTGAATCCTGCACTAAGAAGCCATCTACAAATAAGTCTCTGTGTATTGTCAAGGAATTTACGCACTTCAAATGGCCCATAGTCATGATAGATTACTGGTATAAGCCCACTTGACATTGCGTGAAATACAACTTTATCTAATGACCCACTCTCTAATACGCTATTTTTGATAATGAATTTCTCTTCTGCTTTGTTTTTCCTATTTATATTAAGTCCAATAGGCAATATTTGCGAATAGGCCTGTTTGCCACTATACATATACTTTTTATCAGGTTTTGGTAGTTTCCCATCAAAATAACTATTAACCATTTGAAGATTAGCCATAGTTTTATCTCTAATTTCTGTATGGTCCTTCGTTAACCTAAATGAACCTAGCAATGTATCCTGTACAACCTCTATGATTGGTTTGCCATCTCGTGGTGCAATTATCATATAAGGTACGGCTGCTATATCCATTAATTCACTCATAGTTTGTATGTTTTGAGGACAATGTAAATTCATTTCATCACCATCAAAATCTGCATTATATGGAGGTGTATCTAATACATTCAGTCTAAATGTCTGATAAGGCATAACAATTACTTTATGACACATCATACTCATCTTGTGTAATGACGGCTGTCTGTTAAACAATATATAATCACCATCGCAAAGGTGGCGATGTACTACATCACCATTTTTAAGCTCTCTAATAATCTTGTCAATATCATTCTGTGCATATTTCAAATTAATTGTTACAGAATCATTCTGTTTTTTTACATATTTAGCACCCGGCCAGTTGTCTGGACCATTCAATATCAACTTTCTAAGATGTTCTATATTGTAATCATTTACAACTTCTGGAAAAGTAATATTCAGTGCTATTTTTATAGGAACACCCAATTCGTCAAGACTAATATATGGATCGGGTGTAATAACAGTTCTAGCACTTTGATCAACCCGCTTACCATTCAAATTGCCTCTTATTCTACCCTCTTTCTTTTTCATCCGATCAGATACAGATTTGAGTTTTCGACCATTGCGTTGTTGTGAGGGTGCAAGTCCAGGTATTTGATTGTCTATGAGAGTAAATACATGATATTGTAATGCCATTGTAATTAGCTTGATTGTCTCTTCAGATGAGCCCTTATTGATTCTATCAAGAATGTTATTATTTGTCTTAATAATTTCACTTAATTTGTGTGTCAAATCATCCTCACGTCGCTGACCGTTTTCTTCTATAATACTAGGTCTTACGGCAGGAGGTGGAACTGGTAATACTGTACAAATCATCCATTCTGGTCTATTCCATTTTGGATTGAATCCCATTAATTCCATATCCTCTTCTGTGATTCTTTTGAATATTCTGAGAACATCTTCTGCAGTAAACTCTAGAAGAGTCTTTGACGCTTCATCTGTTTTTTCATTTGTGTCCTTCCATTCTGCCATAATTTTCATAGGACCATCCTTATTGTACTTCGATGGTTGCCTCGCGCCACAGCCTAGAGAACCATCATCACCACAACATTTTATTTTAGTATTTGCGCTACAAAGTTTGAAATAAGCATTCCATCTTGACTGATTATCTTTTATATTCATTATTTTTTGAATATCAGCCTTTAATTCTGGTTTTGAAGTTTGTGATGATATCAATATCTTAGAGCATCTATAACATACACATTTCAAGATTTTTCTTGTAATATCAAAGAACATTGCATGAAAAACTGGCTTGGCAAGTTTTATATGCCCAAAGTGTCCTGGGCAAAATACGTTCTTTTGTTCACAAGTACTACATACTTTATTATGTTCAAGAACACCCATTCTTGCGTCAAATAAGCCACCTACAATTGGTTCATTTCCTGCGTATGTATCTGTTCGATTTACTTCAACAGTAGAGCGTGCAATTATTTCATCAGGTCCTAGCACACTAAACTGTATACCTTTTACATCTTGTATGTCTACCTTTTGATCAGTATATGAAAGCTCTGGATAGATTGACATGTCTCTTATTATTATAATAAGTTTTAAATAAGTTCTATTTAATAAATCATTTTTTTATTATCTATGATGTATGATATTTTTCAATGTTTGTTTTATATGCATCCTTATCTGATACAACATTTGTATCTATTAGATTTTCTTTATATAGCCACGATTTTGAAAGTATATTCAACTTATGATTTTCATTAAACAAAATGACTAAAAACAAATAAGATATAATAACAATAAAACATGTAACTATCACATTCTTTGTTGTAAAATATATGATACTTGTATACATAGCAGTTTGAACAATCGGATTCATTAATATTTTTTCTTGCGCTGGAGTGAGTTTTATTTTCATATATCTATTTGAAATTTGCAACATAATAATAGATAGTGAAAACAACGGATCAAATGCAAGACTCATTCTATCAACCTTCTATTTTATATCATAGATTATGTTATAGGGTATGGTGAACCAGGATACATTGTATCATTGATATGTTGAATATCATTGATTATGACATTATAAAAACTTGTTTCTTCCTTTTTTTTATCTGCAGATACTTCTTTTGTAATTGGAGTGAATTGCGGTTCGCTTTGCACAAAAAAATCTTCATAGTGTTGAATATGTGAACTTATTTTCTTTTGAAATCCTTTATTTGTAAATACTACATAATCAAATATAAGAGCTATAATACATAATAATAATATAGCACCAATGGTATAATCCCAAATAAAAACATAATAATTGATTATTAAAAGAATAATAAATATCCATAAGTTTTCAAATAGTTCTAATATTATTTCGGGATATGCAACTGCTGGGCGCAAACCAAACAAGATGAGATATGCTGACAAAAATCCAGCCAATAAACCTTTTAATATTGTTTCTAAAGATTCCATTCTATATAGTATTGTCATAAAAATATTCCATCTTTTTCTTTTCCACTATGTATATTAGAATATGATGTACAGTACTCTGAAGGAAGTTTATAATGTTGATTCTTTTGAAAAGTCTGCAGAAAAGGAAAAGAAACATAAAAAAAAGAATAAGAATAAAGATGATTCGGAAGAGACTGATACAAAAGATTTATATATTGAACCAGTACCAACACAATGTACTCCACCTCCTAGTCGAAAAATCTCAATGACTGATGTTAAGCCATACTTAGATGCGGATTTAGAACAATACCTAAACTATGTATCTCAGCAACAAACACATAATCAACCTGTGGTTACACCAAATAATCAAACTACAATAAATTCTTATCCAGTAACGCCAGTAACGCCAGTAACGCCAGTAACGCCAGTACCTACAGCAACAACAGAAATTGCACCAACTGTTACAAAAAAACTAGAACCAGATGTACCACTGCCAAATACAGATAAAAAAGATATATTTTATAAGAATTTAATCAATATAGGTTTATTCGTTTTTATTGGTATCCTAGTAATTTTTCTATGTGACCAAATAACAGAAATTGCTGTTAACATAGGTATGAAAAAAACTGTTGAACTATTAAAACCATATCTTGCGCGTCTTGATAAATTAGAAAAATCCTAAATAAAACAAAAACTGATAGATACTGAGATTATAAAAATATAAAGATGGAGTCTATTACATATCTGATGCATTTATTGGATGATAATAAAGAAAACATTCAAGAAAATATATATTTACAAGGATGTAATATATTGAAGGAACTATATAATATAAAACGAGAAAAACAAGAGTCAACTCTATATGTTAAAATTGAATATGTTGAATCCATTAAAAATATTATTTTACACGAAAACAGCTATCTGCCATTTAATAACTTTATTATCAAGTATAAGCAGTCAGATGAATATAAAATAGATGTGATAGATTCCATCATATATGATTTAATATTTAGTAAGTTAAAATATAATACATATACTGATATAATAAACAATAATGGAGGCAAAGAATTAGCTCTACAAAAAATGAAGGAAAATATTTCGGATTACGAGCATTTTATGATGAATAGTTTTAATTGTTCAACATCCATTATTCAAGAACAATATTTAGCTTATCATATTTTAGATACAATCATAGTTGAATATGATCATATAACAGATAATATTCCGCAAGATGCCATAAATATTGATGACTTCATAAAAATATGTTATGAACTTTACTAATGTTAAAATCATATGTATGTCCAGATGGGAAAGTATGTAATTCAAAAACTCTTCGATGCAATAAACAAAAAAATGATAGAAAACTCAAAAGACAGTTGAAAGTAGCTATGGAACTAACAGTAAATGATAAGTTATATTTTTATTCTAAGTCTTGTGATATGCTTCCAGGAAAAGGTGCTAATGAATCTGTAGGTTCTTTATATTCTGATCTTGCTCAAATCAAAGATTGGAGGAAAATTTTATCTAATTTTCACTTATGTCCGTTCACATATGAACGGCACAAATATAATACAATAGAACATGTTTTTCAAGCCAAAAAAATAGAATTAGCAGACAAAGAAAAAGCTTATTGGTTTACACTAGATTAGTGGTCACAGTATTGGACAAGGAGATGGTGAAATAGCAAGAAAACATAGAAAACTTGTTAAATTAAACGATGATTTACTGCGTAAATGGGCACAGATGCGTGACAAAGTAATAGCTGATGCTGCTTTAGAAAAGTATAAAATATGTGCAGAAGGCAGAAATGTACTTCGTGCAACTAACTCTGCCCAATTATGGCATATTGTATCAAGATCTAAACCTGTTAGATTTCACCATTTAGAAAATATTCGCCAAAGATTATTCTAATGAACTCTAAATTGTAAATACTTGTTCACAAACTACCTGAATTACTAGAACTATTTCTTCTTGTACTTGTTAAACTTATTGCAGGAGATCTGCGAGGACTTGTCTGATTGTCAAACTGTTTATTGAATTTGTAGATCATAGTATATATGACAAGTGGTAATAAATCATTATCTGGGATTTTATTGATTGTCTCAAATAATTCAGCATTCATATACTGGTCATCATAATATATATCATCTTTTCTCACATATGATATCCTCTGCAAACGCTTATAGCATAAAAAATAAAATGTTCTTTGCAATATATTGGGCCATCTTAATTGTTCCCATAATGCAAATGTTTCATGCTCTGATATTTGTTGATTAAATAATATTTTATCATCTAAACTCTGTGTAATTTCATCCCAATAATCACCAACATTCTTCAAGGTGTAATCTCTATTTTTCTTTTTGATTATATTATAAGCGATAAAATAATCCCTTTTGGTATAATGATTTAATAATATCAATAGTTTTTGTATGTATTGTCGAGGCATTTTTACTGTTTTTGACCAATCTGTAAATTTTCTATATTTCATTACATATTTCTTTGTATATTCTAGAACTGCCTTCTTATCTTCCATATTAGTATTATTCATAACAGTATGGTATGTTTCTCTTGGTATTGCCCTATATGCAAGTTGTTTCAAATTTGACATATTCTATAAAAAATAGATATTTTTTATTTACATCAACCGAAAAGAAAAATGAGACAAACTCAAAATCTTTTCAACTAGTATAAATGAGTTCCTCGAAGGAACCCAACTACCACTTGACAGCTTTTTACAAGCGGTTGGTAGTATTTTTTTGTTTTATTACGCTTTTATTAGACTTCTTAGATTTTAGATCCTACTAATAAATGCTTTTCGTCTTGACAATAATTGATATCAAAACTAATGTAATAAAACTAAGTAATATTGTAATAGAACTGAAGGTTTTCAATAAACCTAAAATCCAAACACACCATTACAATATAAGGATATAGGTCATACGACTGGTAGAGTGTCTTCACTATTCATACTATTATGATGTCATATTCTTAATATATTACAAAAATCCAAAACGAGGCTTCCTATAAAAGCTTCTGCAAGTACATTTAAGACGTTAGAAAAATATTGCAAACAATTACAGTCACTTGATAATGACAAGAAATCTGATGTAATGCAAATGGCAAAAAGTAATACAAAACATTCTCAAGATTTAATTACACTAACCGAAAAGAAAAATGAGACAAAACTATATAAATAATTATGTTATGTTTCTTTCTTCTCTTTTAGTGTAAATGACAACATTAAAGTTGCTAACTACATTTTGACAACTCGAAAGTGGTTTGTAGTTTTTATAATATTTGACCTCTTCTATAGTTTTCAGGTCCTTCATTATTTTTTATATAGTATTCAAATATCTTGTCCAAGTATCAATCGTGTAGCAAAAACCATTCCGGCTGATATACAAGTTGCAGAGACTGGTTCTGCAGATATAGCTAGTACAGTATTTTTATATTCGATTTATAAACTTTTTAATTCTTGTAGGTTAATGCATACATATATGCCACCTTATCATCTGAATAGCGAATACATAAAATTAGATACAATCCATTTTGTGAATTATAGAAGACCTGCACTGTGGCATAAAACAAGGTCCGAACAAATAGCAATGTTCAAACATTATCTAGACGAATTAAAGGGGTTTTTATAAAAATTTAAAAATCTGCATCTAGTGTGAATTTACGAAGTTCTAGATGTTGTTGTTTATTACCAACATTTGCCTTACTATATTGTGATACTCTGCTTTCGAAAAAGTTTGACTTTGTTTCGATTGAAATGCGTTCCATAAAAGGGAATGGATTAGGTACATTCCATATTTTATTATAATTCAATTGTGATAATAGTCTATCTGCAACAAACTCTATATATTGCGACATTAACTCTGCATTCATCCCAAGTAATGAACAAGGGATACTTTCAATAATAAAATTCTTTTCTACTTCAACTGCTTCTTTCATAATTTGATGAACATTATCTTCTGGTAATCTATTTTGTATCATTGAATACAATAATACTGCAAACTCAACATGCATACCTTCATCTCTACTAATAAGTTCATTGGAAAACGCAAGACCCGGCATCAAACTTCGTTCCTTTAACCAAAAAATACTGCAAAATGCACCACTGAAAAACACTCCTTCTACTATAGCAAAAGCTATCAATCTTTGCGAGAATGGTGTATTATGATCATTAATCCATTTAAAACACCAATCTGCCTTCTTTTGAATACAAGGTATATATTGAATTGCATTAAAACTCTCGTGTTTCTCAACAGGGTCCTTAAAATATGTATCAATCAATAGCGAATAAGTCTCTGAGTGAATGTTCTCGATAGCCATCTGAAATGCATAAAAAAATTTAGCTTCAAGAATTTGAACTTCATTCAAAAACCTTTCTCCTAAATTAATATTTACAATAGTGTCACTTGAACTAAAGAATGCTAGAATATTTTTGATAAACTTCCTCTCATTATCACTTAGTTTATTGAAATCATCAATATCTTTACTTAGATCTATTTCTTCGGCTGTCCAGAACGAGCTTAGTGCCTTTTTATACATATCCCATATTTCGTCATATTGGATAGGGAATATTGTCAGTCTGTTATCATTAGGTGTTAACAAAACCTCACTCATACTATATTTATCAAAATATAATTATATACATTTGTTATATGTATTGTATTCTTATATGTATTTCTATATTGTATTAGAATAATCTAAGCTTGATTTCATTGCTTCAGTTTGAAGTTGATTTGATTTGGCCATCATATCAAGTTTCTTAATTTTCATAAGTTCTTTGATTTGTATATCAATATAATTATATAATCTCTTTTTACAATTTTTTTCATACACTTGCCATTGTGACAAATATTCAGTACTTTTGTCATCATCTAATATTTTATGCAACAATTCTCTAAATGCATAATCGTATATTTCAGCCTTTGTGTTACTGTATATAAGCGAATGCACAAAGTCCTTGGTTTCAACTGCCCATTTATTATCCTTCAATATCTTATATGATTTATTACAATTGTTGAGAATGTTATGATTTTCAGGATGGTCTGGATTGAAATGTTTTTCACATATCAACGATTTGAAGTCATAATTTAATGCTATTGTTTTCATTTTTTCGGAGTCTATATATGAAATATCCTCTTTGCCAAAATCATTTATATTATCAACATCAATACTGATATTTACATCATCGTATGTATTATAATCTCGCGATGATGGTGGATAATAATTTATTATATAGTTATTTGTCTGATTATTAGTCTGGTGATTAGTTTGTGTATTATTGCTGTTATTATTGATTATATGTGTTTGAACTAAATTTTGGACCTCCTTAATTTTACATACTTTGAGATGTTTAAATTTTGATTGTGGTGTTGCAAATGTATTATGACAATAGTGACATTCTAACGGATTAGAAACACCTTTGCATATATTTTGATGTTTCTGCAGACTCTGGAAACTTTTGAAGTTTTTCAAACATTTTGGGCAAGATGAATTTTTTATTTTATTTTGGGATGATATTTGCATATTTTCGGATGATATTTGCATAAATTTGGATGATATTTGCATAAATTTGGATGATATTTGCATAGGTTGGGATGATATTTGCATATTTTTGGGTGATATTTGCATATTAGTTAATTCCTCATCATTTGCGTCACGCTTATGAATGTTTTTTATATGTTTTTGTAAATTGAATTTTCTATTCGTTTTATACTCACAACTTCCGCACCAGTACATAGTGAAATTTTATATATTTGCTATACACAAATTTTATTAAAATCTTAAGTGCTTTACTAAAAGTAGTTGCAAAGTAGTAAAAAGTAGTTGCAAAGTAGTAAAAGTAGTAATTTATGCATTAAATCAACTGTTCTATAATATCTTCATATCATTATCCATAAGAAACTTGTTTTGTTTCTATACTTTTGCATTTTTGGTTGATGCAAAAGATAAAAATATTTCAATTAAATAAGATGGAGAATTTCATTAAAAAAATAAATGATATGTCAGATGCGAATTTAAGTTCTGAAAGTGATGATTTAAAAATAGAATTTTTCAAATTTTTTGATGTTAATTCAATGATTTCAGGTGGTAAACATAAGAGCAAAAAACTTAAAACAAAAACTGTTAAATCAAAGAAAAAGAAGGCAGGAACTCTGTCATCAAGTCAAACAAGTACTGATAGTACTCTTCATAATGAGTATGAGGTTATTGAAGAATTAGCCTTAACACAAGATCCACAACATTATAGCAAACTTGCTGAATTTTACAGATATTTTCTTCAAAATCCAGAAAACTATAAGGTTCTGTTTGAAGTAATAAAAAAATTAAACTTTGACAATAATGATAGATTTGATGATTTAAATATTATAACATTGATGTGTTTTGCAACCTTTCATATGTGCAAATTTTATATTAGTATTAATGTACATACTGTAAATAATGAATTTAATACAGAAGAATATGATAATTTTCGAATAAAAGCTGCAGAATTATATCAACATCCATTACAAGAATGGTTAGACTATATTATTGCTGTATATGATAAGGAAATTGAATATAAGCAAGATTATATTTTAGATTATCATAATGCATATCAATATCTTTTATTAATGTCATATATATCATGTAAATTACCTTTTAATAAAAGACCTATAGTATCATATTTGAAAGCAATTGATAAACGTTATAAGGATGCCATATACAAACCAGATAATTTCAATTTAGCAGATGATGTGATAGAATTTTTAGTAGATCCTGATTTTGAAACATATTCTGATACATATAAAATTAATGATAGAATACAGTATATATATGACAAACATAATGGTAATAATATAGAAATAGATATTTGTGATATGAATACATTTCATGAGAATATTGAGAATAACATATTTTTCAATTTTAATTATCCGGAAATTTTAAAAAGAATTCCTCAATCTGAACAAAATAAAGAAATAGAACGTATATATAAAGAACTTACCAAAACTATTGAACATTTAACAATTAAAAATTTGAAATTTTTTGCCTATATTCAGTTAATTACAAATACCAGTATATTATTTGATTTTGATTCAAGTGTTGATAATAAAGCTATAATAATGAATGATAAATTTACTAAAGTATATAAAATTTTAATGAATCTTTTGCAAGATTCATCTGATTTACTAAATGATTTTATGTGGATTATTAAAACGCAACATCCTATAACAAAAAGCACAATTTTATTAACTTTAATGAATAGACGTTCAATATGGTTTAATATATTTCAAAATAAACATTTAGATAAAAATTATAAAATTATCAAAAAACTTCTTGTATCATATATATCAAATAATTTTGATTCCACAATTAATAAAGATTTTACAAATCATTGGAAAATGTATATGATGAATAAAGGTATCGGAAATTTATTAGAATTAGATAGTGATAACGAAAATGTACTGATATATTTACTCAAAAGAATTTTTACTAATCCAGATGGTGTTTCAGATATGTCATTTGCTACACCAAAATCTATGTTTAGAGATTATGGATTAACATATCTTTCTGTAAGTCCAGACACTGATTCAGATGAATATAAAACAAATATTAAAATTATGTTACATAAACTTCTTAAACTTACTGTGAATCATATGCCTTTATATTATCAAAGATATGATCTTCGACCATATTATAGCAAAATTTTCGCCTACAAAAACAGTCTTATGCGGGAATATGATATAGATCTTGATAAATATAAATTTAATCCAATGAAAAAAACACCAGTCGCCTATGCTGATAAAAGTGTAATAGATAGATCAATAGAAAATGAAAAATATATTCCTAGATTTCATAAAGAACATAAAGATATATTTTCAGGTTTTCTTAATACTAAATTAAGAGATAAATTATTGTCAATCTATATGAGAACAGTGGAAGGTGTTGTGGAAAATAAAGATATAGCTTTTACAAGAAAGATTAAATATATAGAACTTAGTCCTGAAGAAAAAAAACAATTTCAGAAGGAACAGTCTAAAAATGGAATATTGAGAATAGCGAAAATACAAAGATATTTATCGAAAATGTATATGGCACAAGCATCATTACAACCAAAAACAGATTTTATGGATGTCGTTGTGGGAACAGAGGCTGAAATTCTATTTAACGCTTGGAAGCTTGTTGGAAAACCTATATTAAATAGACCATATAATATTAAATTTAAAGATTTTCGAGGTACAATTGATGCAGGGGGGCCTTCTAAACAATTTTTTTATCATATAAGTACACAAATACAAGCTAAATATTTTCGTGTAATTAATCAAACTGGTGCAAATAGATGGATTTTTAAAGAAAATATAACAGAAGATGAAGCAGAATTTATCGGACAATTATTAGTAGTATTTATTAAATATAATATTCATCTACCATTTGCAATATCAAAATTATATATTGCTCATTTAATGTTTAAAATAGAGCGCATTACACTTGAACATTTACATTTGTATTATATACTTGATTCAAGCGAAGATACAAGAAATAGATTGTTACTTTATTGCAAGGAAACAGTTGGAAAAAGAAAAATAGAATCATATGTTGATACCGATTATTGTAATAGTACTAATATATACAATGATCAAATTGTTCCTACCTATAATTATAATAAAAAAATTATGAATGCATTTTCAAAGGGATTTTTTATAGATAAAGGTATTTTTCAAAGCAAATTTTATAATATTGATGACAGAATTCGATTATATGATTTGGACAAAATGATATCACGGGCGAAACTAACAAAGCTTGCATTGAAAACTCAAATATTTAATAAACTTACAATCAAATATGGTGCTAATTATGAAACAAGAGAAACAATTTCAATAGATGATGCTCGCGAAGAAGATAATGCAAGAACAAAAGTATGTCGCGAATTTGAAGAGCTTATGACAAAGGCTAAAAAGAATGACTTCAATAATTATTACACTACTTTTTTAGGTACAATTGATAATCAAGAAATTAAAACAAAAAGTGAAGATTTTAAGGATAATAAGAAATTTAAATCATCTGTTCTTTTATTTTGGTCTGCTATAGACTCTATATCATTTACACAATCATACAAGATTATCATACATCCGAGTACACGATATCCTTCTGCCGGAACGTGTGCAACAGAACTTATTTTGCCTGAAAATGCAGATAAACAAAGTTTATATAATGATTTTATGACCCTTTTTTCAACTGGCTTTCTAGAGGCATTTGGTAACTTATAAATACGTTATCAAGCACTACACATTGTACATGTATCACCATTTTGTTCAATACATCTTTTTTTCTTTTTAACTAATTCAGGATCAATAGTGAATTGTTGTGTTTTAGCACGTGGCCTTGTACGTAAATAATAAGAGCCAGTTTTTAACCCCATTGAATGTCCATAAAAATGCATACTAGACAGTTTTTGGAAATCAGGCTCTTCCATAAATATATTTAAACTTTGAGTTTGACAAATATAAATACCTCTATCTGCTGACATATCAATTATATGTTTTTGTTTAATTTCCCAAACTGTCTTGTATAATTCTTTAATATTATCTGGAATATTCGGAATATCTTGTATACTTCCGTTATTCACAATAATTGTATCTTTCATTTCTTTATTCCATAAACCTAAAGAAATCAAATCATTAATCAGATATTTATTTATTACAATAAATTCACCACTAAGAGTCTTACGTTGAAAAATGTTATTGGTAAAAGGTTCAAAACTCTCATTGAATCCCATTATTTGTGAAGTTGATGCTGTAGGCATCGGAGATATTAGCAGGCTATTCCTAACTCCATATTCTTGAACATCTTTTCTTAAAGATTTCCAATCATATCTATTGGATGGCTCTTGTTGCCATAAATCAAATTGAAATAATCCTTGATATATGGGGCTTCCTTCGAATGAACTATATGCACCAGCATACTTACTATTGATAATATCCTTTTCGAATTCATTCACATATTTTGTAATATCATCATCTGATTTTTTATTGAGAATATCTTTGATAATTATACCTCTCTTTTTAGATAATTCCATAGATGCTTCCACTGCTGCGTGATACATTGTCTCAAATATATCCTTATTCAATTGTCTTGCTTCAGCACTTTCAAATGGAAATCTCATTTTAACAAAGACATCAGCTAGACCCTGAACCCCTATACCAATTGGCCGGTGTTTCATATTTGAAATACGAGCCTTCTCAACAGGATAAAAATTCTTATCAATTACTTTATTCAAATTTTTGGTAATGATTTTGGTAATTTCGTGCAATTTATCAAAATTATATTTTCCAGATTCTACAAATGATGGTAAACATATAGATGCCAAATTACATACACCAGTTTCCTCCGGTGAAGAATGTATCAAGACTTCTGCGCAAAGATTACTCGACTTGATGGTCCCAAGATTCTTTTGATTACTCTTTTTATTAGCAGCATCTTTATATAAAATATATGGGACACCTTGTTCAATCTGTGCTTCTAAAATTTTGAACCATAAATCTTGTGCATTGATTTGTTTGACATAATTACCTTCTGACTCATATTTCTCGTATAATGCTTTAAAATCATCACCATATACATCACTCAATCCTCTACATTTATCTGGACACATCAACGACCATTTTTTGTTTTCCTTTACTCTTTCCATAAATACATCAGAAACCCATAAAGCTAAAAATAAATCACGACATCTATCTTCTTCATTTCCGTGATTTTTTTTAAGCTCTAAGAATGCTTCAATATCTATATGCCAAGGCTCAAGATATACAGCTATACTACCTAGACGTTTACCAGCCTGATCAATATATCTTGCAGTATTATTAAATACGCGAAGCATAGGTATAATGCCATTAGAAACTCCATTTGTACCTCTTATGTGACTACCCTTACCGCGAATTTGGTGAATATGAATTCCAATGCCACCTGCATATTTAGAAATTAATGCCATTTCTTTTAAACTTTCAAAAATGCCAGCTACACTATCATCATTAATACTACATAAGAAGCAACTACTTAACTGTGGTCTATTTGTACCAGCATTGAATAATGTGGGTGTTGCGTGTGTAAAATATTTTTGACTTAGCAAATCATATGTTTGTAAAGCATCCTTGATATCATATCCATGTATACCCAATGCTACTCTCATCCACATATGCTGGGGTCTTTCAATTGTCTTTTTATTAATCTTCATTAGATATGCTCTCTCTAATGTCTTAAAACCAAAGTAATCAAATAAATAGTCACGAGAATAATCTATATATGAATTAAGTTTTTCCTTATGTTTGCTTACGATGCTAGCAAGTTCATCTGATACTAAATTATTAGAATATAACAAATGTATAGTCTCACTAAATGATGGCGATGTATTTTTGTGATGATTTGAAATAATAATTTTCGATGCAAGTATACTGTAATCTGGATTTTCTATTGACATACTACTACACAAGTAGGCAGCCATTTCGTCTAATTCACTTGTCTTTACACCATCATAAATACGCGTGCATACTTTTTGTGCGATTTCAGAGATGTCTATTTTAAGTTCAATATTATCTGATAGATTTTTTAATCTATTAAGAACTTTATCGAAACTTACATCTTCAAAATCACCGTCTCTTTTGATCACTCGCATACCCTTGTATGTATTTGTTGTGTATATATATAATATAATATAATTTTATATCCCTTTTTACACTAAATTTGTATATACAAACAATCATCATTAGATATCATATCAGCATATTTTGAATATATTATCGGAACCTTAAGAGAAACAATATCTTTAATATCGGCGATAGTATATGAAGTATTATCAATTCTCTTTTTTGTCTCTAAAAGTTCATAATATACAACTCTTTGATTCTGCAAATTTTCTTGCAAGGAATATTTCTCAATTTCGTGTATATTATATTCATCTTGAATAGCGTTTGTTCGCAAGGTACATAATGCCTTTTCTTTATTATTGACTAATGAGGGACAAGTTTCTTCACGTAATTTGGCATATATTGCATTCAATAGTATTTGATTACTGGTATGTTCATCAATAGAACGTATGATATTGTTATTAGATATCAGGATATTTGATAACTTATTGTTTACAACAGTTGGTATATTATTATTTATTACATTTGAATTTGATACAATTGGAGATAAATCAATATTATATTTGATGACAGTTGGCTTAACATTTAATTCGGTCAATGAAAACTGTATATTATCATATAAGGTATATTCTTCAATTTTATTACAGAAATTTTGTGTAAATTTGTAAATGAAAACCTGTTTATTAATTGGCACATATTGAATTTGTTTTTTATCATAAATATATGAAAACATTGTATTTAAAATATTACTACTATTATATTGAATGATCTCGGGCTCTGATTGAATAAAAGGTATGCTTAATGTTACAGCTGGTTGAGTGTCACTTACAATTTGCATATTTCTTAAATTTGCATCATAACTGACAAAATCTATATTATCTACAACAAGTCTTGATGTATCATATAGGGTACAGTGTAAGCGAATAAATTGTAGTTTATCTTCCAAAGGTGTTTTCAGTTCACTACATACATATGGCATATCATTCAAAAGTACATCTCTATTGATTTTGTTTCTAACTTTTAATGCAAGATATCTTGAGTTATTTTCATCATAAATATTAGTAGGACTGTCTAGTTGAGCATTAAAGAAAATATTGGAAGATAAAGTAGGGTTTACAATATTGATGATATTTGACATATTGAATGAAGAATATTCTGAAATGTCTGATAAACAGTATCCAGATAATGTACTATTATTATAAGAAATATCTCTATAAATATTCTTGTATAAATTACTACTAGTTGATAAATGCAAATTATTTACTTCTTTAAACTTATTTAATTCAACTTTACAAGCATTGATTGGTAATGTTTTCTTATTATCCTTCACAAATTGTAGTAAACTGTAAGTAGACATATTTCCTTCATATTGCATTTTATTTAATACAACCTGTATTTGTAAATCACTCATTTTATAAATGTCAGCCATTCTGTTACATAATTCATCATCATTTGTCAAATGTAAAGTACATGGTCTTGTATTTATTTTTATGATGTCTGTACTTGAACTGGTATCTTCAAAAAATTCTCTACGTTTTTTTCGTTCTCTCATTACAATCATTATAATATTTATTATGATCAATAAGAAAAGCACTATATTGATATAAAATAATGGGTCATAATCTTTTCTCATCATAGGTATAAAGGCTTATTTATATACTTACTCTAATGTCAATAGAAGATATAAATTATTTGAAACAAAATAGTATCAAACAGTCTTATACTTTTCTTGTAGATAGTAAATCAAGAGATAGAAGAGTATTTCCAGACCCTTCCTATTATGCTGTGGAATTTACGGCTCCATTCAGAAATGTTATAGGTATTGAAGTAGTTGATGTAAGTATTCCAAAAACAATGTATAATATTGATTATAATAATAATAGAATATATTACTATATTTCACCATCTGATGATGAATTGAAACTCGATATACATACAGATGAGTTTGGTAATTATATATATGATAAAACATTATTTAGTTATATTGAAATATCACCAGGTGATTATATCACGAGTACATTTATAGATGAAATTAGAATAAAATTAAGTTTGGCTAATATATCACTCGATATGATTCCTGTTGATACACCGGCTGAATTAACAAACTTGATTTATTTCCGATGCGATAAACCATTTATATTAGATATGCATCAATCTACTATGAGTGAAATTTTAGGATTTGATACATATACAAAGATGAATGAACCACTATCATTTCGTGGTCAGAAAAAATATACATATGTTTCATATAATGATAAACTTGGTCTCGAAAAATTATATCATAGTGTTCAGAATACTGTAGATGCTAATAACTTTCATACTATATATGCACCTGGGATGATGTATTTACTTGGAAATAAATATATTGTACTTAAATGTCCTGAAATTGAACAACATATGTATAGATCATTATCATATTCAAAATACAATCTAGGGTTAGCAAAAATTCGTGTAAATAATTATGGTTTTAATGATGAAAAAACATCATTTTTGAAAGTACCTGTTAGAGAATTCCATCCTATTGGTAAATTATCACGAATGACATTGCGTTTTGAAACAGATGCTGGAAACTTGTATGATTTTAAAGGCGTGAATCATAATATAGTATTTGCTTTATATTACTTTGAACCAAAATATGAGAATATTGTCAAACATTCCAGACTAAATCCAGATTATAATCCTAATTATATGAGTTATTTATATACTCAAGAAGAACAGGAAGGAGAATCTGATGATGATGAGATAAACACTTTATCTAGGGATAATATTGAAATATATAAAAAACGAGAGTTAGAATATAATGATGAAGGCATTGAAAATAGAAATTTACGTATTGCTACAAAATGGAATCAAGAATTAGATAAGCGAAATCTACAGAACACTATACTACAACAGCGTGTGCAGAATAGTCTCGCAAAAACAAATAATAGCGGTTATGACAGTAACGACAGTAACGACAGTAACGACAGTAACGACAGTAACGACAGTAACGACAGTAACGACAGTAACAACAGTAACGACAGTAACGATAGTAACGACAGTAACGACAGTAACGACAGTAACGACAGTAACAACAGTAACGACAGTAACGATAGTAACGATAGTGATAGTTCATAATTTTTTTATAATTTCATCTAATTCTTCTTTGGACAATTTATTATTTTTTATATATTCTGTAATTTTAGCATTATCGATATCACCACCCTTAACTCCATCTATAAGTTCTTGTATTTTACTTGAATTTTCAAATGTTTCTTTCTTATAAAATAAGATTGATAGTATAAATACTATAATAATGATAGCTACTAATAAAAACATTCTTGAATTTGATTTTGATTTTGATTTTGAATAAACTGCCATATATACTATTCTGTTATCTGATAAGATAAAAAATAATATCATGGAATTATAGTATTATATGGCAGATTTATATCAAGTATATGGTGGAAGTCCTTATGGAGATTTATCAGATATGGAAGAAGAAGAAAAGCCTGTTAGTAAAAAGCAGAGGCAAAGACAACAACAGACAGAGCAACAAGAGCAACCATCTGTTACATCTAGCCAACAAACAGCAACAAAAGATCAATTCTATGGAAATGGGAACCATCAAGGCAATAATAGCAAAGAATCATTTCAAAATTATCGAAGAGAGTATACATTTTGGGACAAAATGTCAATGAAACGTTCAGAAGTTATTAAACTAGGTGTTTTTTCTCTTGTTATAGTTTTAGCCATAGCAATAGATAGAATTAGCACACATTATATAACAAGATATTTGTCAGATAACATCTTGACTAACTTTCAAGAATTTATGTTAAGATTGGCATATCCTGTAGTTGTATTCTTATTTTTATGGATTGTCAAAGCATTATAAGAATGTTAAAATCATATAAGGATATATCTCTATAATGCATATAGCAAATAAGCCCATAACATATTACATCAAAAATATATACAATGCCATCAAGATTTCAACAAATGCTCCATGATCAAAGACAGAATCCAGAAACATCGCGCGCTGGTCTAAAATGGGATGATGATGAAGATAATCAAATGTTGTCTTTACTTTCATCTGGAAAATCCTTAGCAGATATTGCTAAGACACTTCAGAGGACTGAAGGTAGTATTAGGACTCGTCTAATTATATATGCAATCGGAAAGATGGAAAAAGATAACCTATCCATTGAACAGGTATCAGAAATGGTACATCTAACACCTAATGATATTAATGAATATCAAAATAAAAAACATGCAAGAGATGAACGTCTAAAACAAAGACAATATAATAAGAAGATGTCAAAACGACCATCTAGTATTTCCAATCCTTCCAATTCAGATATTTATGAGCTTCTATTAGGTACCAATAGGTTACTTGAGAGGTTGTTGAAGAAATAAGTTATTATTTGTTTTTGTTAAATTTATATCATAATAAGTTACATTATTCATACAAAATTCTATTGATCTTTGTAATCGAAATGGTTTTCTTATACACAATGCTATAATATCTTCATCAGTTCTGCCATTAAAAAAATATATCATAAACATTAGGATATACTGTACATATATTTTCATACTCTGCTTAAACAATATAATATTCTTTGTGTATATATTGAATCAATATAAAAAAATGATTAAATATATTTACTAATCTATCTTGTCAATTATTGACAATGGTGGATGCTGATATAGATGATTGCTGGAACCTTTTAGACGATTTTAAAAAAGAAATAGAAGAGCTTGATAAATCTGAACCATCCGAATGTATTTGTGGTTCCAATGAAATGATTATGGAAGACAATATGCAAATATGCAAAAATTGTTGTGCTATGATTGGTTGTGTCATTGATAATACAGCAGAATGGCGATATTATGGAGCTGATGATAACAGAGATGGTGATCCGTCTAGATGTGGTTTGCCAACAAATAATCTATTGCCTAAATCTTCACTAGGCAGTATGATTGGCGGTAGTAGACGTGATAATATTGATATAATGCGCATCAAAATGTGGCATCTCTGGAATTCGATGCCTTATAATGAACGTACATTATTGAATATATTTAGTAAAATCTTAGCACATACTACAAATCATGGCATACCACAAAAAGTTATAGATGATGCTAAAGTCCTTTATAAAAATGCTTCTGAGAAAAAGATATCTAGGGGTGATAATAAGGAAGGTTTGATTGCGTCTTGTATATATCATTCATGTATTATAAATAATGTACCCCGTAGTTCTAAAGAGATAGCAGCTATGTTTAATATAAGTCCCGTAGTTCTTAATCGTGGTAATGCTCGATTTCAGACATTGTTGAAAATAAATGTAGCATCATCTGGGCCCCAAGATTTCATTTCACGGTTTGGTAGCAAGTTATCAATGAAAAGACAAGATATTGAAAACTGTAAACAGCTTGTCACATTTCTTGAAAAACATGATATAATAAGCGATAATTCTCCGACATCTTTAGCTGCAGGCATATTATATTACTATTCATTGTCAGAAAATCTAGGGTTTACCAAAAAACAGTTTTCAAATGTATGCAATGTATCGGAAGTGACTATTGTAAAGAATTATAAAATTATCAGTAAATATAAAGAATTTATTGATAAAAATAAACAAGAAATATTTTCAACAAATGAACAATCATAGTGTTGAGTTGTATGAAAGTATATGTAATGCAAAAATTAAGGAAAGCATCTTTTTGGTAACAAAATTGCTATTAAAAGATAAGGATACAGATAAATCAGTTGGGATTATTATTAATACTTTTATAGCAGTATGCAGTTATATAGGTTCGTTTATATCAATATATGATATACAACTTTTTGTTAATGTATGCTATAATATTAAGGAATTTATAGATAATGAAAAAATACTTATCAAAGATGTTTACATTATCATCTGCAAACTATGTATCATTTGTGATATTTATGTTAAAAACCCTATAACAAAAACTGGTACCACAAATGTCAAACTACTGAGACCTAAAATAATAGACATGTTTGAATTAGATAAATTCAAATTATCAGATACTGGAACTACTTTATTCAATGGTGTCTTACCACCAATTGATAGTCATACTTATACTGTTGCATTGCAAATCATTACTGGATATGTATATATAGTAAAACAATTAGATAGTCTTTCTGCTGATAGTAATGAAGATATTTTAGTAGATATTTCTAACAAAATACGAAAATCATTTGATTATATCATTCGTAAAAAATATACATTTGAAACCAAGTTTTATGAAAGTGACAATGACGCAGTATGGTTTTTATGGGGTATTATATCATTATTATACCAAGACAGAGATATGGATATATTATATGAATTTTTTAATATAAATTATTGTAAAAAAACAAGGAATCATAGAATTGGCTTATTATGGGTGGCTGCAATCAATATGGTTTATATAAAAAAGAGAAATATTGCCAGAAATTGGAATACAAAGGAATTGCAAATAATAACAAAGATAGATGAAATAAGTATGCAATTATATAGGGATATAAAGAAAGATTTAATTCAAAATAATGAGATTGATGATGATATTCAAAATAAACATAAAAGTAGTATCAATGGATTAGAGTACATTTCGAGTGTCCGACATAATATAGTAGAATCAAAACCTAATATTCAAAATGACCAAGAAAAATGTACTCTAGCCACACATGATGTGAAATATATCAAGTGTAAAAAATAATTTTTATTATACATATAATTATTTTATACTCTTAATTATAAAGAACATAATGCGTGGAAGAGCTGTATTATTTGGTTTAAATTATGCCCATTGTAAACAAGGACAATTAAATGGCTGTGTAAATGATGTAAAACAAGTTGCAAAGCTAGTATATAGTATGTTTGATGAACAAATGCCAGTTGAGTTATATACAGATGATATTGATAGGAAAAACACATCATATGATGGAATATTACAAAAATTATATGATATAGCAATAGCATCATATAGAGATAATCTTGATTATGTTTGGGTACATTATAGTGGACACGGTAGTCATCAAAAAGATGTTAGTGGCGACGAGTCAGATGGTCAAGACGAGGGTTTAGTACCATCCGATTATGAAACAAAGGGACTATTATTAGATGATGTAATTCATAGGGTAATGAGCTGTTTTAATCCAAAAACTAAGATTTTATTTGTATCTGACTGTTGTCACAGTGGGTCAATATTAGATTTAACATATACATGGAATGAACAAAAACAATCTTTTGTTGAAAATAAAAAATGTACTATTAGATCTCCTACTATTTTAATATCAGGTTGCAGAGATTCACAAACATCAGCAGATGCATATAATTTATTAAGGGATAATCAACACATTGGTGCATTGACTGCATCTATTATTAAGGTTTTACAAAGTAATAGAAGGTACATTTTTGATGCCTTTGTGTTTGTAGATGCTGTCAGACAAGAACTAAAAAAAGGTAGATTTGAACAATATCCTTGTCTAAGTAGTACATTTGACCTGACTACAGAACCTTCGCTGATACCCAAGATGCAAAAGCGAGAAATTGAAGTTCAAACTAAACAGGATATTCCTGCACCTTCATTGCATAAAAAAGCATCACAATATCCACAGCAACAAATGTCATGCAATAATAGTGCACAATTTAGACCAGCATATGTAGAAGCACCAAATACATACGCATCATCATATACACCAGCACAACCTCAATACATTTACACAAATCAAGTTGTAGTACAGCAACCTATAATTGTTACATATATTCCACTCCATCCATATATTGATGTGTCAGGATATGGGTACTGTGTCTGATCATAAATCATCTAAGTATTTAAGTAATTGCTTTGTTTTCTTATTATAATTACTAATGAATATATTATTTTTATTCTGAATTTTATATACAATTTCATTATGATGTCTTTCTTGTTTTTCAGGTGGAAATGTAAAGAACCATTGTAAAAGCACATTTTTATCTATTATTTTATGTGGGCTATAATTGTATTCCTTGCACATGTATAAGATAGCGCGCGATATAAATCCTCGCGATGATCTGTTTGGAATGAACAATTTTAATTTATGATTAACATAGTTATCATAATCTAATGTAAGCCAATTTTTGTCTGGAATAAACACATCAGTATATCTATAATTAGATCTATTCACATTTAAATCGTTTAGAGTTTTTATAGTGTTATGCATATCATTATGCTCTTTTTTGTTTAACATACATCGTGGGAAAATATGTTCAATTGAATATACACTATTTTTGAGATTATCTTGAATATGTAAATATTTGCTTGTATATACTGTAGGCATTTTGTCATCAAAAATTAGAGTCCTTCTAATTATATTATTTGTATGTAAAGTACGTGCGCCAAATATTCGAGAAATCATGATAATTGAATTTATGAAAAGTATGCAAACTTTGTGCATATGAAAATCAAATGATATAATTCTAATTATTTGATGTCATTTTTTATTTTTCAGTCACTGATAATGCCAAAAATATATCTGGCATTTTATTTACATTATTTACATATATCTAATATGATTTTTCCATCGTTCTTTTTCTTCTTCATTTAGAAACTTTTCATGCATTACGTATTGTAAGATTGTTATGTCTTCATTGTCTAAGCTCCAGATGAAATCTTCTATTTCTAGTCTTGATATACTGTTGTCCTGTATATTTTCAAAGTACATTGCAATGTATTCTTCTTCATTTTCATCAAGTTCTCTACAGATATTCTCAAGTTTATGAATATTGCCCCTACTATCTTGAAATATATCGAAACCATTATCATCAAATTCTATATATGAATCAATTATATTGATGACCTCAAGGCTTTTGCGAACTCTGTAATGTTCCCATTTAGTAGGCTCCATAGGTTCCATTTTCTTGGGTATATCAAGATTCTTCTCTTTTATCATCTTGATAATAGCTTTTTTATTCCAAGGAACAGTGATTTCGTGATTGCCTTTTCTTAGTAAATGCAGTAATTCAAAGAGCGTATAGTTATCATAAGAACCTTGATAGATATCAAATATGTTTCCAGCTATTTCAGCATCCATTTCAATCTGGAGAGATTTTGTTATTTCGTTGATCACGCAGGCAAATTCGATTGCTTCCATTTTTGCGAAGGATGGGTTTCAGTTCTTTACTTCTACCAATTATGTATTTCTATTTTGGTATTCATTTTTTTAGTATATAATAAATTTTTGTCACAAATATATTTGTTTGAAAAAATAACATAAATGAAAAAAAATGATTAGACATTTGAGAAAAATGTTTGGTGGATAAAAAGAGGACAAAAGCGACAAAAAGCGACAAATCTACAGCAACTTAATGATGACTGAAGCTATGATGCACAGCAAAACCCAAGCTGAGCAAATGTTTCAGAAATTTGAAAGCAACACGATCTCTCTCGTGTTTGCGAAGAACAAAAATGATGCTGAGAAACAGAGGGAATGTGAACGCACTGAGCGCAAGATAATTAACAATCTTCTTGACGGATCAGTCGAGCTCTACAATTTCTTCATGATACTCTTCATCGCCGAATACAAGGATCGCACCTATTGGTCTGTATGCGATATACACTTCGACCAGATTGAAAGCGATATCTTGGCTGAATTCAAGCGTATTTTCAGCAAGAACTGTATCTGGGACTCTATGGCAAAGTCCAACAAGCACGACCCCGGACACATAATGTTTGAGGGAAAACATTACCACTTCTATGATATGCTGGAGTGCAACGGATACAACATCCTCACAATGACTGAGGATGAGATCTGTGATGCACTCGGCTCGAAGTATGATGATTAAAAGTTACACTTGTAACTTTGTAAATAGTTTGTAAATAGTTTGTAAATAGTTGTAAATAAAAAGTGCCCTTTTTGGCATTGTAATTATTTTTTTTGATAAAACTGTTTAACATTTTGGTTACAAATGAAAGAATGTCTGTCAAAATTTATCAACTTGATACTATTTAAATTACGTGCACGCGATATAGCTGTATATAGCTGTCCTGTAGCAAATATATTTGAACTTGCATCAATTTCAACAGCATCTAATGTAGCACCTTGTGACTTGTGAATTGACAAAGCATAAGCAAGTCTGATAGGCATAAATTTTACATATGTCGCATTATTCTCATTATTATCTTTATGATAATATATAATATGATGTGTACCATCTGCTATTTTGATACATATTGAAGTAGTTGATAGACTAGTAATGATACCTGTTGTGCCATTAATAATACCCTTTTCGAAATTTACATTTCTTGTTACCATAACTTGCAAGCCTTTAAATAAATCTATTCTATAATCATCTAAAGTACATTTTTTATCATTTGTTAAAGCATGATATCTGAAAATATCCTTGTCTACATTACAATCAACTTTTGTTAAAAGGTCTATTTCATATTCTAGGTTAGGATTAATGGGCCAACATTCTACTATATTTGCATCCTTAATCTGTTTTCCTGTATTTTTTTTGTACAATTTCTCAAATTCATAATTATTAATCAAATTTACATCAGTATTTAATGGGTACAATTTTGTAGGTTTAACTCCTTTTTTTGCATCGAAAACTGTTTCCTGTAATTGCATTAATATCCTTGTAGTATCTTTAGAACATTTACCAAACCGTACTTCTTGTAAAATTTGCTGAAATATTTTATCGTCCTTCTGACGAATGATCTGCGTTAATTCTATTTGATCTAACTCAAGTTGTTTCCATACATCACTTGCGAATGCGTGTTCTCCTTCTACAGGAGACAATTGGCAAAAATCTCCAACTAAAATAACTTGAATTCCTCCGAATGGTCTTCTGTTGTTTTTAACACTTTTTAATATATCTGATATTTTAGTAAATGTTGTAGAATCTATCATACTTATTTCATCTAATATAAGCACTTGCAGTTCTTCAACATGTTTATATTTGAGCCTATTTTTTTTGAGCGATATTACAATTTTATCAACTGAATTGTTACCAATACCCAATGCAAGATAGGAATGTATAGTTTGACCACCAATAATTACAGCAGCGCAACCAGTAGCAGATGTTACCGCATATTGTTTACCAATTGTTTTCAAATGTTCTATGATTAGTTTCAAGGTATAAGATTTTCCTGTACCCGGGCTTCCTGTCAAAAATATACTTTTTCCGGATTTAACAGTATCTAATGCAATTATTTGCTCGTTGTTTAGAGACATTGTTATATTATGTATTCTATATCATATATCATTTTTTACAATTTATTGAGACAAATATTTTAAATATAGTATATTATATAGAGATGAATAAAGCAGTCATTGATGTAAAAGATGATGGTAATTGTTTCTATCGTGCAATATATGGATATGCGTATTTACACAATATGTTGGAAAGCCCTATAATGAGAAATTTTGATTGTTATAAAAATATGACACAAGAAGATATACAAAGATTGACAGATTCTTTCTTGGAAAGAAAAAAATATAAAACACAACCAGAAATTTACAAAGATGCTTTACAGAAATATGATAATTCGCGAGAGGATTTATGGGTTCAGTGTATGCGAAACTATATAGCATCTCAAGTAAGAATTATAGATGAAAGTAATTCACAAAATATATTGGTTAGTATTTATAATAATTTAATTGAATATGATGAAGAAACTTATATTGCAATATTGGATGCAATGCCTGGGTGGATGAAAGAGGTTTTTCCCACAAAACCTTCCAACTTTGATGAATTCAAAAATGAATACGCAAATCATATTCAAAAGGATCGTATTTGGGTAGCAGAAACAGAAGTAAAGATATTTCAACATATTTTCGATAAAATAGGGTTTAAAATTCATATATTATCTTATAATAAAAATGAATGTATTGATGATATGACTAAAGTTATAAATGATTTTCCTGCACAACCACAATCTGATACATTTTATTTAGTTTGTTGTAATGATTTACATTATAATTTTATTTTATATAACTTAGAATCAGTATCAAGAGGTATGATGGTGGGTGGCAAGATTTTCATAGATGGTAAATTATACAAAAAACATACAGACAAAAATAAACGCGTTTTCATAAAACAAAATAAGCAAAATTTATATATCACGAAAAAATCTAAAGTATAATTACACCAACCGAAAAGAAAAATGAGACAAAAATCTTATATTAAATCATATAACTTTTCTTTCAAATACTTATTTTCATTTTCCAATATATTTAGTTGTTCTTTAATATTTTTATTACTAACTTCTAATTTATCAAGTCTTGATATGACATTATCATAATCATTTGACATTTTCTTATTTGATGTAAAAAGATATTTCAAAATTTTATATACAAATTCAAAAATATGATGATAAATTGTATGACGTTTTTCTATTTGAAAAGAATAATTATTATATGTTTTAATTCGAATTCCTGATAATTCAAATTCTATTTGTTCTTTGTTAGAAATTTCACTAAGCAAATTTAAAGATACTATGTTTGATTCTAATTGTTTTCTAGCATTTTTGATAAATAATTCTTTTTCTTCTACATATTTATCTAATTGTTCCATATTCCAATCAATTGTATTTTTGTATGCTTCTTCTTCGCCCTTCTTTTGTTTTTCCAAGTCAGCAATCATTTGCTTATAGTCATCTATTTTAGCATCTATATTAGACATTTATATATATCTATCATCATAATATAATCATATATGTTTATATGATTTTGATATAAGAATATAACATCATAGTAGTATGAATAGCGAAGACACTCTACCAGTCTTATGACCTATATCCTTATATTGTAATGGTGTGTTTGGATTTTAGGTTTATTGAAAACCTTTAGTTCTATTACAATATTACTCAGTTTTATTACATTAGTCTTGGTATCAATTATTGTCAAGATGAAAAGCATTTATTAGTAGGATCTAAAATCTAAGAAGTCTAATAAAAGCGTAATAAAACAAAAAATACTACCAACCGCGTAAAAGCTGTCAAATGGTAGTTAGGTTCCTTAGAGGAACTCATTTACGTCAATTGAAATAATAATGAGTTTGTCTCATTTTTCTTTTCGGTTGGTGTAAGATTTCTTCTTTATATACGAGCAGATATAAAGAATATTACAAATACTGTTTATATGAAGGTGCTTTTTTTTGGTCACAAGGGTTGGATTGGTAAACAATTTCTTGAGTACATTCAAGATCATAATGTAGAGATTGTATTATCAGATTCTAGAGCAGATAATGAGAAAGATGTTGAAAAAGAAATACAAGAGCATAATCCTACACATATTGTATCATTTATTGGTAGAACACATGGCGAAGGTATTAACACTATTGATTATCTAGAACAGCCTGGTAAATTGACAGAAAATCTTCGAGATAATTTATATGCTCCTTTGGTATTATCAATATTATGTCAAAAATACAACATTCATTATACATATACTGGAACTGGGTGTATATTTACATCAGATGATCCATACCTAACAAAATATGATGAATATGATAGTCCTAACTTCTTTGGATCATCATATTCAATAGTTAAAGGATATACTGACAGACTTCAACATATGTTCAGTGACAATGTATTAAATCTTCGTATTAGAATGCCTATAACAGATTATATGCATCCAAGAAGTTTTATCACAAAAATAGTATCATACAGGAATATATGCTCAATGCCAAATAGTATGACAGTAATATCTGATATGTTACCTGTTATATTTGATATGATGAAAAATAATATTACTGGCACATATAACTTGGTTAACAAAGGTATCATATCACATAATGAAATATTAGATATGTATAAAGAATCTGTAGATCCTACATTAGAATGGAACAATATATCTATTGAAGAGCAAAATACAATGTTAAAATCTAAGCGTTCAAATTGTCAATTAGATTCAAATAAATTGTATGATTTATATCCAGAAATACCTGATATTCATACATCTGTAAAGAGATGCATTGAAAAAATCAAACAAAGCAAATAAATAGGAAATTATGTAATGAGATAAAATATTTGTAGCACCTCGAACAGTCTTTATTTTTAAGATTTCCATTTATTACCACAAGTAATACAGCAGAAGAATTGCGTCATATTTTCATCTCCAGACCTGATTTGTAATTCATAATATGAAATTTTATTATTTTTGCATTTACCACATTTGATACTATCTGTCATAGAAACTTGTTTCACTTCGTATGCAGCTTTGAGACGAAGCTTTTGTTTATCAATAATAGACTTCCATCTATCTGGAAATATTTCATCAGCTGATAGATATGCTAATTTATGTGGTACAAATTCTCTAGTTTGTAATCTATCAATAAGCGTAATATTGCCTATATAACTGTCTTTCTTTAAATTTGAATATACTGATCTTGCATTATTAATATATGTCTCCATAAATAATTGACATGTCCACGATAGTTGAATACTTAAGCTGTTTGCATAATCTAATGTGGAATTAAATATTCCAATTTCCAAATCTGTAGAATCTAATTCAGATAAGCCTATTTGTTTCATCAAAATATCTCTGAATTTGTCACGTATAGGGTGCTTATTAGACATCACAGAACACTGATGTTGAATAGATTAATCAAATATTGACTCATTTTTTTATATACTAACAAATGAAAAAATGATATAGGATGAATATTTATGAAGATAATTATGTTTCATTTAGAATCATATATTACAACACCTGATACAAATTTTATCGAAATATATTATATTAAACAACAAGATGATGGAGATACTGTAGATATATTAGTAGAACCAGCTTTTGTCGAAGAATTCAAAAGTAAATATAAAAACTGGAAAACAACAAAATATATTTCATATCATAAGAATCATTTGACATATTTATATGACTTAACTGATGATAATCAAATAGCATATACTAAAATATCACAATTACCTAAAAAATACAAATCAACTTACATCATACCATATAAATATTCCAAAGTGCCAGTGTATATGTTTCCTTGTATAAATGATATTGATTATGTATGTGAATACACATTAACGAGTACAAACCTTACAAATCGTATATCATTAGTAATAAGAAATGATGAATATGGAAATAGTGTATATATTGAATATAAACATTCACCAAATGTTGATATAGAAAAAATAGAGGATTTATTACGAAAACTGATATAAGATTTATGTGTATTATACTTATATGTTAAGATGATGCAGAACTTCCATAATTTTGCAAATACAGCAATTTATAATTCTAGTTCACCTGATTCTATTATGTTAAATGGCAATACTACTTTTGTTATGTCACAAATAGATAATTCATCAGATATTATGAAGAACAGAATGAAATGGATAGTCAATAATTTTGTAAATTATGATAATGTAGATAAGAGACCTTATTATGAGTATTATAAATCTCATATATATGATAACTATGTTCCTGTGAAATATGAGTCGAAACCTATTCACTATAAACGCGAAGATGAAGATCGAGACGATATTGATATTCATTATGCAGATCTTAATATTAAATATTCAAGATTGGCTGAATTGAATGCACAGCTGATTGCACCTCCTACAAATCCATATGATGATGATAGATATAGTAATAATGATATGGATTATGAAGAAGAAGATAACAATGAAATTTTAGAACTTGAATATGAATCAGACACTGATTATGATGATGACTATGATATTAATGATGAATGGGATGAATATTTAGAGAATGAATATTATGAAGATGATGACTATGATTGGTAATATGAGAATAAATACAAATTCATTTTTTTTGTTCAAGGGATAAAATAAAAAAATGATTATCACTATGGGATATGATTTTCATCAGTTAATCTGGTATCCAAGCGAAAACAAAACATATATAAGACTTAATTGCTATATATATATAAACTAAGAAATGGCTCAACTTCCTAAGAACATTGATGTTTCCAAGCTCAAGTATTCAGAGATGCGTTCATTGGCTTCTGGTGCCAAGACTGTGTCAGTATTCTATGGTTCTGACAAATTGACATTGCAGACACC